ACTATTTATATTATAATTTTGGAATAGAAAATTGATTTATTTTAATACAAAATTTATATACTAAAAATATTATGTCTGAAATACTTTCGGAAAAACAGAAATTAGCATTAAATAATTTTAATTCAGGCAATAACATATTTCTAACAGGTCCTGGTGGGTCAGGAAAAACATTTCTTATCAAAAAAATTGTTAAAATTTGTAACGAAAAAAAATTAAATAGTCAAGTTTGTGCTCTTACGGGTTGTGCTGCAGTTTTGCTTGAATGTAATGCCAAAACAATTCATTCTTGGAGCGGATTAAAAATACCGAGGGGTGATTCAGATGATATAATAAGGAGAATATGTAGGGATGAACAATCGTCACCTCGCAGAAACCGAGGTGTATTGCAAAAGCGATGGAGAGATATAGATGTTTTAATTATTGATGAAGTTAGTATGATGTCTAAAAAAATATTTGATATATTAAATAAAGTAGCACAGATTTTCAGACAAAACAATAGACCATTTGGAGGAATTCAAATGGTATTTTCAGGGGACTTCTTCCAATTATCTCCAGTTGGCGATAAATTAGACCCAGAATCAAACCAATATTGTTTTGAAAGTGATAATTGGAAAGAAACTTTCCCTATAGCTATTCAACTAGAACAAATATTTCGTCAAACAGATAAAAAATATATAAAGGCATTAAATCAAATAAGAAAAGGTATAATAAAAACGACTCCTTATAAATTATTGTGTAGTAGACGCATTAAACCGGATGATGAAATACAACCAACTATTCTTCTTCCACATAGAAAAACAGTGGATAAAATTAACTCTTCAGAATTAGAAAAAATCGTTGAAGAAGAAAAACAATTTGAAGTAATAGAATGGATAGATGAAGATAAAAAACCCAGTAATGCACGTGTTATTAGTCCTAAGATTATAAAAAAAGAATTAAACTATCTAAAAAAAAGTATAATTGCAGAAGAGGTAACCAAATTAAAAAAAGGTGCAAAGGTAATGTGTATAGCTAATATAGATATGGATAGTGAAAAACAAATTGTTAATGGAAGCCAAGGCATTATAGTTGATTTTATTGGCGAGATTCCAATAGTAAGGTTTAGAAATGGAAAAGAAAGGCTAATCCGACACCATACATGGACGAGTGAAAAATATCAATGGATAGGCATAAAACATATTCCTCTAATTCTTTCTTGGGCTATTACAATCCATAAAGCACAAGGCGTTACACTAGAATCAGCACAAATTGATATTGGAAGTAATATATTTGCTCCAGGACAAATATATGTCGCATTATCTAGGGTAAAAACTATTGACGGGCTATATCTTTTAGCATTTGATGCAAGTAAAATATCAGCACATCCAAAAGTAAAAATGTTTTATGAAAATTTATCCCTATAATATTGTATTAATGAAAAACACATTCACATTTTAATACGAATAAATAATACCATAATAATATCATATTTACTATCCAATGTATAAATATTGCTTTATTAAATCCATCGTTATCTAATTTTAAACCAAGTAATTTTTGAATTAAATAATAAAATTTTTGTAAATATCTTTCTGAAAAATTTAATTCATTTTCCTCTGTTTCTTGTCTTAGATTTGAACTTATAACCGAAAACACACATTTATGATCATAAAAATACCAAGATAATGGAACTAATGCTGATATTAAAAACATAATTTGAACAATACTATTTGGAAAATGAAAGAAATAGATTATTATTGGAAAAAATAAAAATATAAAATGTGCTAAATCAATTGGATAACTTAAGTACTGCAACATATATATAGAGCAAGTATTTTAATCTTGTAATAAGTTTATTATATTGGTACTAGAAAACATTTGGCTATATTCTCTCTCCCTAGTCGCTATTCTTCTACTTCTTCTTGGTATATTTTCATCTGGAACTATAACAGTATTTCGCGTAGTATTATTTCCTCTTCTTCTTCTTATTGGTGTTGTAGCTCTTCTTCTTCTTCTTCTTAATGGTGTAGTAGCTATTCTACGTCTTCTTTGGTTTAATGGTGTAACTTGTGGTGTCCTTATTCTTCTAGGCGATGGAGTTCTTAGAACAATATTTTCTGTTAAACAAATATTATCTTCTACTGTGCATCTACATATAGGACAACTATTACTATTTTCAAGCCATCTTAAAATACAGTTTTCATGAAAATGATGTGCGCATCCTAGTATATATCTATTATCAATTATATCATTTAAACATATTGAACAACATTTATTTGCTTGTTCTTCTTCTTGATATTTATTAATAACTCCACTATTTATTTTTTGTGAATTAATTAATAACGCTATAAAATCATTATTTTTAAATTCATAAGTTGAAATACTTTCATTTGTTTCTTTTAATTTTATTTCACCCGAAATAAAAAAATCATTTAGTTTATCAATATTAAAAATATATTCACCCATAGGTAATTGTAATCCATTAATATCAATAACTGTTTTATTTAATTTTAATACGCAGCTCATTTAATATGATAATATATTTTTTATTTTAGTTTGGAGCATCATAGATATCATAGGTGAAACAACACTTTTTAAGAAATGCCCTGCATTATTTATTACAAATTTTTCTGTTTTCTCTCTATTGGTTCTATAAGAATATTTTTTATCAAATAATTTATTTTTATATTTTTCCGAAAAATCCGCAAACATCATCTCTACAAAGAATCCTAAACGACCATTTTTAAGTAATTTAATACCACTTTCAATATATATATTTTCATCTTCATTCATGAAATATCTTGGTCTAGTTAAATATTTTCCAATATAATAATATATGATGTATGGAAAAGCAAAACACACACCATAACAGTCTCCTGATTGTAAATTTACACCTTTATAATTATAACGATAAGAATCTGAATAATTTATTTTAATTTTTGAAATAGTATTTATAGATTCAATAAAACCTATCATAAATATAATATCAAGTGCTTTTTTATAGTAATAAACTTTACATCTTTTATTTGTAACAATTTGTTTAAAATATTTTGTATCATCTCTGCCATGTGGATTAATATAATAACAATCATAATTTTTTTTATTTGGGGTAAACAGAGCACAGGTTGAATGTCCACAATATTCATTAATACCCTTTATATTATCTACATCATAATCATCGAAACTAAATATCACAAATATATATTTTTTCTCTCTAATTGCTATATCAATTTCTTCTAAAATAAATGTATCATTATAAACAAATTCATTATTTTGAAAATGGACAACTCCAGCTAGTTCATCCATAAAGTATTCCAATGTATTTTCATTTTTATATAATTTATTCATAATTGGACTAAGTGTTGTCGCATAATCTATTAGAATCATATTTTTACTCATCTCTCTAGAAAAGTCATATTCTTGTATTATTCTTAAAATATAAAGTGCACGTGACCCGCTTTCAATAGACATCAAATTATTACTAGATGAACGGTTAATAATATTCCACATTTTTGTTTTTGATGGCTTATATGCATGAGTATAATGGTCGATATTATTAATCATTTGAATTGATTTAATAACCTTAAAATTAAATCAATTCAATTTTTCATTTTGTTATCTTTTTCTAAAAAGATATTTATGCGAATGAAGGTAATTCCTCAGTTGGCTTTCTTCCACTAGAACGCTGCCCATGAACAACTACCCAACGACCATCTACACGCTCAAGAACACTAGTTAATACAGCAATATCGTCATTTTCTGTTCCCATATAATTAAACTTACCATGATTAGTATAGCAAACATATGCCATATCTCCAACAACCTTCAACTTATTGATAGAAACAAGTTCATTTGAATCAACACGTACATTTTCATTAGTCATCATTGCATCCCAACCATCCATATTAAGAGGATTTCCAGTAGGACGAATAAATAAACAATCGTCGTGTGTATGCTTCATACCAACACGATGGTCTTTATTGCACATATCTCTTATAACATCTTCAATCTGCTGTTCATCAGTTTTAAATAAAACAGGGCGTAATCCTGAAATTTCAGGTGGAGAAGCAATAAGTTCTCCAAGAAAATCAAATGAACCATCATCATGTCTAAACTTAACATAACTTTCTTGATTTTCCTTACTAGCCCACTTTTGCCAAATAGTAACTGATAATGGATTATCTAGCCCCTCATAACATTCAATAGACTCACAACCATCCCATGCTCTTGCTATACTTAAACCCCTATCTCCATTGCAAAACTCAATAAACTTTCCTTTTGACTCATTATCCTTAAAAGTAAAAACAGCTTTAACAGTATGTGAATTTTCAGACATTATGTGTTATTTAATAATTTTTCTTTTAAATAGTGTTTTTTATTATTTAATTACAAGGACAATTACAAGGAGGATAACACCATTTTTTTACTTTTGTGCAATACTTTTCATTATTTTCAGTGCATTTAGGTAAGTTTTTGACTGTTTTAGTTGGACCGGTTGGTTGATATAAACTGGCGGGATACGTGCCATTCATTATATTTTGTTTACTTATTCTATTTGTGGCTTGATTTTTTGTTATTGCTTGATATTTTAAACGATGTAAATGTGAACCAGAATTAACAGCATGTTGCTTACTAAAAAGTCGGTTTGAGTATTTATTAACTTGTATATCATTGCATATAAGAGATGATTTCTTACAAAATGAAGTTTTACAATTCTCTCTGTATTTTTTTTGTTTATATTCTTCTGGATGATCTATAAATTGTTTATTTCTATCAACATAATATTTTTCATAAGTATGATGATAACACGGATTGTGTATTCCATTTTTATTATCAATGCGTTTAATTACTGAATTTTTTATTTCAAAATTTGTCTTTTTTAAATCACATTTTGAAACTTTTATTTTGCTATTTTCATCATTACAAGCAGTTTCTTTTCTATAATATTTTTGTGGAGGTATTCCATAGCTAAAGAAAGGGGGACATGGTTTATTTTTTTGATTCATACAATTAATATTTTGTTTTGGAGATTTAAAATTATAAATAGGTCTTAATGTTTTTTTATTTTTTATATTTGATTCTGCCCATTTTCTCATTTCTCTTCTTTTTCTTGCTAGCATTTTATAATATAATTATAAAAAACTATCTAATAATTATTTATCACAACAACCGCCTTCTACACGTGATTTATGATTTTTATTACTACAATGAACAGTATTTTTATTTGTTCTATATTTTTGATGTTGTGGTTTACCTAAAGGTCTTTGTCTTTTATCATAATTTACTGTTTCAGGATTTTTACTATTATATATCCAACCTGTAAATCTTGGTTTTCCTGCAAAATATGGATCACAACCATGTATATCTTTACGTTTATCTGTTCCTCTATTTTTACATTTGGCATTTGCACCTGTTATAGTATCTAATTTAAGACGGTCCAATCTAGAACTGGAACTTACAGCACCCTGCACCTGAAATTTTTTATTACTAGGTTTATAAATAGTTTTTGTATTAATATTTTTTGAACAACGCCTTCCAGCCTGTGAACCATCTGAATTTTTATAATAACAATTACAATCATCCTTATCTTTTCTATTTTTTTCTAAACTCCTATCATAAGATATCATTGCACCATTTCTTAAATAATCTCTATAAGAACGAAATGATTTTCCATCATTTTTATCTAACATTCCTGATCTTATAACAGGATAATTTGTTCTTGAAGTTACAGTTCCAATAACATTGCCGCTACAATCATATTTACACCCTGAACCATTTGTAGCTTTTGCATAATTATCTTTATATATATTTTTTCCATATGAAAAGTTTTCATTCTCACAAGCTTTAATTTCTTTTCTATATCCTTTTATTGGTAAACGGAACTTTGCACTTCTAGGATCCTTTTTATTTATTTTAAAATTAGTTTCCGAATATGTTAAAGTTTGTCCATTTACATTAAATGTATCTCCAACTTGTGGAATAGGTTTATTATCATTACTAAAAATAACAAAATATAATTGAACCCATTTAGTGTATGTTAATGCAGTAACAATATCTAAATTACATATTGTTTCTTTCCTATTTCCTGCTTTATTTTTAAAATAAACATTTTTAATAAATAAATCACTTATATTTCCATAACTATCTATAGGTGTATTATTAGGTATATCATCCATAACTTCTGTTATTTCACAACAAGAAATATCTAATGAAAAATATAAATTAATTTTTGTAATTGAATTTGTTGTTTTAATATATTTATTTGATTCTAAAGACATATTGGAATTTGAAATATATGTCTGTTTCATCTTTTCTGATTGATTAAAAGTAGATGCGATCCTTTTACCTTTATCATTATATCTATATACTCTTGAACGTAACAAATTTCTTCTTCTCATTTATATTGTAAAAAGAAAAAATAAATAGAATATATAATGATAAAAAAACTTTTAATAATATTTTTTGGATTTATATTATTATGTAATTTATATCCAAAAGTAATTGAAGGGTATGACGATAAATCTAGTTGTTCAAATAAAGATAGTTGTTCAAAATGTGACAGAGAATGTGCAAAAACGGTTCTTTACAAAGTTGAACAAAGTGATAAACTTTTAAAAGAAAAAATAAAAAATACTAAATCATTTATAAATGGTAGAATAAATGATGTTAAAAATCTTTTAAAAGATTTAGTAAAAAAACAAAATGATAATAAAAAAAAAACAACAAAAAATAAAAGCTCAATACAAAGCATCAAAGAAGAATTATAATATAAAATAATTATATATGAATTCGATTTTAATTTTAATTATAATTTTGTTAGGCAGTCTATTACTAAATAATTTTTTAAATAAAGTAATTGAACCTTTGGCTACATCTTGTTCTGAAATAGGAAAGACTGATGTTAAAATTAATATTATGGAATCATCAGTTGATAATTTTAAATCTGATACAGATAATAAAATTAAATCGTTGGAAGCGAATATTAAATTATTAAATCCTTTAATAAGTGCGAATAGTTCATCCGCTTCAAATAATTCAAAAGAATTAAAAAAATTATCAAAAAAGATTGAAGATGGCATGAAAGGAAAAGGTGATGAAATGGATAAAATTGATTTGGGTTAATTACATACCTGGTGGTAACGTAGGCGGCGGCGGCGGCGGCGGTGGCGGCGGCGGTGGCGGCGGCGGCGGCGGTGGAGGAGGATATGTTGGTGGGTGTGGTCTATCTAATACTCTATTGCTAGGTGATCTTCTATTTGTAAGTCTTCTTCTAGGTGAATTGATAATTTCAACTGCTATATGATCCACTGGTTGAAAAAAAGTATTACGTATAACTATATTTTGTTCATTAACTTTATTTTCACTAATATCAATATTATTCGAATATATTGGATTATAATTACAATTTAATATATCTATTTCATTAAGTATCTCATTAATTTCTTTTATAGTGCAATCACTAATATATATATAAAGTAAATGCATTGGAAAATTTAAAAATAGAGTAAGCATAAATCCTAGATAAATTTGTAGAAATTTTAAATCATTATTAGCATTTACTCCCCAAAGAGGAAAAAATATCTGAAAATGTATATTAATAATAAATATTAGTAAATTTTTATACCACATTTTTTTAAAGTACATTTCTCTCCTTTTTACTACATAAAGTGGAACAATAATAGATAAAAAATGAAATAAAACGGAAAATACATATGAAGAAAAAGAAAAATAATAAAAAATAAAAGTACCTTCTGAAAGATTTTTAATTAAATTAATAAATCGTAAATCCAAATTTCTTCTAAAAGAAATGATATTATAAGATGCATAATTAGTAGAAATATCCATTAAAAATATCAAAAATGAAAATAAAAGACAAGATAAAATATAAATAATATAAAGTATTGCAATCTTTAATTTTTTAAAATTATAAATATTAAAAATAAATGTTTCATCCTCAAATGATTTTTTTATAATATATGGTTTTTTACATATTTCACATTTTAGTTTAGATTCATCATTAATTCCATTAAATCTCCAATTATTTAAACAACTTTTATGAACATATTTAATTGAACCATCACAAGCACAAGGCGATACTAATTCACCCTGTTCTTCATTACTTGATTCAAAACATATTTTACATCTAGGTGTCATACTATTTTTTCTAATAATTACATTATTAGTAGGAACTATCTCCATAATTACCTATTATAGTTAAATAAATTTTATATTGATATTATATATTAATGAGTAATATTTTTAAAAATGCGATTTCTGGTGCAAATAATATTCAACAAGAATTTTTAGGACCAGATTATTCATATACTAGCAAAATAAGAACACCAAAAAAAATGGGTATGGGAACTAAAGGAACTTTAGACCAAATGGAAAAAAATGTATCCGGAATAATTAATTATTCAAAAATTTTAGTGGAAGGTGGTGGGCCTGCATCTATGAAATGGTGTCCTTATAATGATATGAAATTTTGTAGATCTTGGAGAAAAAGAACAAAACAAAAAGCACCAACGCCTTTAGGTAATAAATTCTTTTTAAAAACAGGTGTAAAGTGTAAAGATAAAAAAACTGGTAAAGAGGTTGATAGATATACATATCACAATAATCAGGCTGATGGTAACTTAAAAATAGCAGGTGTTAGTTTAGGAGGGGCTTTTTCGGATTTTAAAGGTTTGGTTCCAAGTATGATGGAATCTACAGGTGAATTAAACCCTATGCCATTATTCGGTTCATTTATGCAGGGTAGTAAACCTACTTGTAGAAAAATAACAATGGAGGTTGTTGATAGTAAAGACCGTTCTAAAAAAGAATCTAGAAATGTTGCTGATTTAGATATAAGTTATATGGATGAATGTTGGTTTCCCAATAGAAAAAATCCTGTAACTGGAGATAGATGTCCTGAAGGTTTTATCTCATCTAATAGTATTATGAGAGAATTGAAAGCAAAGAAATTAGATGATAAACCTTTCGCAAATTTATATAATGCTGGATATGGTATGTTAGTTGTATATTTAATATATAAAGCATTATATTAAAACCAAATATGCTGTACATAAGTTTGTTGAGCAACTAATACAGCAGATATATAAAATAAAACACCAATTCCTAAATGTAGATATTTTGATGGACAAGTTTTTAAACCAGTAAATGCACCAATTTTGCAATCAGCGTGATGAGGATATAATCCCCAAAATAATGCATTTACAATTAATAAACTACTAATAACAACTCTTAACATTAATATGAGTTGTTATAATAAAAATCATTTTATAATTTAATTTCAAAATTATTTTTAATTATGATATATGTATATTCGTTATTTGTTAAATATTTATTAACATAATTATATAATGTTTTCGTTCCTTTGCCTGTAATTACAGTAATATTTGGTGAAAATTGATTTTTATAATAAATTATATCATCTAAATAATTATCAACAAAATATCTATTTGCACCGTGCAAATCAATTGTATCTCCTGGAATTTTATTTTGATAAAAAATTAATTGAGCTCGTAAGTCTTTGATTTTTAATCTAATTTCGGAAATTTTATTTGCATAGTAAAACTTTACATTTTTCTTAGAACAAGATAACTGCGAAATTCTATATTCTAAATTAGAAATATTTTTTTTTATTTTAATCAATACTCTTTTTATATCGGTCATATATATTATTCAGTAATAATTCTAGGAGCAATATTCATCGTAATTAATTCTTGGAATAGTAACTTACAAGCATATGGTATATTTACCTTACTAAAGTTAGTCCTATTATCACAAATTCTACAATGATGTATACCCTTTTCATCATTAAAGATTGAAAACATACCACAATCTTTACAAACATATGTGCTATATTTATCTGAAGCATCATAAATCCTACCTTTAGTAAATCTAGCAGCACCGTGACTAACCATACAATCTCTTTCCATTTCACCAAATCTAAGCCCACCTTCTCTTGCACGACCTTCAGCAGGCTGTCTTGTGAGAACAACCATAGGACCACACCCTCTACTATGCTGTTTATCTTTAACCATATGCTTAAGTCTTTGGTAAAATGCAGGTCCAATAAAGATGGATGTTTCCAGCATTTCGCCAGTCATTCCATTATATAATATCTGATTACCATTCTGGTCATATCCGTTTTTAATTAGTTCTTCTCTAATATTATCAATAGTAACATCACCGAAACTAGTTCCATCACCAAATAGTCCAAGCTCTTGTAACAAAATACCAAGTAGTGTTTCCTTAAGCTGTCCTATTGTCATACGACTAGGAATAGCGTGTGGATTAATAATAATATCTGGTCTAACACCATCCGCCGTAGAAGGCATATCTCTCTCAGGAATAACAAGACCAATAGTTCCTTTTTGTCCATGCCTCGAACTAAACTTATCACCGATACAAGGAATTCTATGAGCTCTAATTCTAGTCTTAGCAAATGTATAACCATCGCCATTTCTATGTAAGTAATTTTTATCAATATAACATTCTTCATTAGTTCTATACATTCTACTTTGGTCTGAATACTTAATAATCTTTGTATGGTCATTCCTTGCTTCTCTAATAGGAATCATTTTACCAATAATTATATCTTTGTCTTCAATCAATGTATTTTCAGGAACAACACCAGAACTATTAAGTTTGTTATAGTTAGCAAATCGCATACCTTTAGTTTTATTTTTATCAGGTTTACAACGTATTTCTTCATCACCATGTATTTTTTTATCTTCATCCTTTTCAGTATGGAAAATGGTTGCTGAGAAAAGCCCTCTATCAACAGAACCTTTATTAAATAAGATACTATCTTCCTGATTATATCCAGAATAAGACATAATAGCAACAATAACCATATTACCCGAAGGAATATTATTAAGTTTAACGAAATCCATTAATCTTGTTCCAACAAGAGGTTTCATAGGATATGAAAGAATATATGCAGTTTTATCCATTCTGTTATTATAATTGGTTGCATATGTTCCCATGGCTTGCTTACCCATAGCACATTGGTATGTATTTCTAGGAGATTGGTTATGGTCAGGGAAAGGAATACAACTGGCAAGTAATCCAAATATAGTGCTAGGGTGTATTTCACTATGTGTATTATATTTATTAATATCCTTTAATTTCATTGCAATCATTGAATAATTTTGTTCATCAGAATCAATATATTCAAGTGCTGTTCTATCAATATTATGGTCAATAAATAAATCATCCCATCCAATTTCATTTTTTTTTATTTTATTTATAACTTCCTTTGTAAGAAGCGATTTACCATTTTCAACACATACAACAGGTCTCGTAATTCTACCTGCTTCATTACAAATCTTAATTTCAAGTCTATAAACATCAAATATAATAGAGGCATAAACATTTATAATGCCCTGTTTCTTCTTCTTTTTCATAAACTTAAACAATTCTTCAGGTGATTCAGTAATTCCAATCCAATTACCATTAACAATAACTTTTACCTTATTGTATAGTTGTTTTGGTTTTAAATCATCAATAGGAATAATAAATTTTTCAACTATATCGAATATAGTAGATGGGTTTGAACGAATAGTAACGTGAGCTAGATAACTAAGATTTTTAACAACGCCTACTGGTGGTCCTTCTGGTGTTTCAGCTGGACAAATAAATCCCCATTGTGTATTATGAAGTTTTCTTGGAGGAACAAGCTTACCACTTTTATCTATTGGTGTGTTTACACGTCTTGAATGACTTAAACTAGATACATATGTAAGCCTATTTAAAACTTGAGCAACACCAACTTTATTTGAATTAGTATTTTTAATACCAAAATCACCAGTTGCTAGAGCACGTTTAATTCCATTTTCAATTGTAGTAGATTTTACAATTTTATAAATATTTGTATTATTAATTATATTCATATAATCTTCTTTTGACTTCCAAGAACCATTATTAATTTCTCTAACAATTTGCTTATTCATATCTTTTACTAATTTATTGAAATAATTTCTGAATAAATTATTAAGAAGAGAACCAGTAAGGTCAATTCTTTTATTAGAATATGAATCCCTATCATCCGCGGGTCTTAAACCTATACTAGTTTTAATTAGTTGACAAACCATATAACCTAGGAAATATATTTTTTGTTGTTTAGTTTTACAGTGTGGGAACAAATCATTTTCAATAACATTAGTTGTAAATTCCATTTTTTTTCTTGCACCCTTTTCTTTATCCATATTAATTGGAGTATACATAGCGAAATTATTAATATATTCCATACAAATATTTTTTTCGGTGTATTTATTTGCTTCTATAATTGAAGCTTTCAATCTATAAAGTAGATTTTTATTTTCATTATTATCAATATTCAATAATATTATCTCACAAATTTCCTTATCTGAAATTATGCCTAATGCACGAAATACAATAAAGATAGGAATATGTTGTTTAATTCTAGGAATTTGAATATACATAGGATGTCCAAAACCAGAGTTTCTAGAAGCTATTGTAAGATTAATTTGTTTTGGAGATATGCATTTATCACAAGGTATAGATTTAATCTCTGCTAACCAAGACCATTTATTATTATTTTTTTTAATATTAAAGCAATATACTTTATTTTCAGCGGCTCTTTCTTGTGCGATAACAGTTTTTTCACTACCATTTATAATAAAATATCCACCTGCATCATATTTACATTCTCCAGTCAAATCATTATGAAGATGATTAAATTGACTTAAAACACAAATTTTTGATTTCAACATAATCGGCAGCTTACCAATATGAATATTTTTAAGTGTTTTATAAAATGTTCTTTGTTGATTAAGACCCTCACCGAAATTTCTAATAATTTGTATGTTCATATCGATAGTCATTCTTGTCGAATAAGTAAAATTTCTATTTCTAGCTTCTTGGGGAAACATAAGTTTTGTTGCACCATTATTTTCGTGTATTTGCGGTCTATAAATATGAAAATTATTAAAAGATATAATTATTTCAAGTAAATATTTATCTTGTTCAGGGTCATAGTCCTGTTCTGAATGAATAGTTACTGGATTAAACATATTAATAGTTTCTCTAATTTGATGACTTGTAAAATAATCATAAGATTCCAATTGGTGTCTGACACATCTAGTCAAATGTTGTTCAGTAAAATAAGATTCAATTAAAGACCATATATCATCTTCGGATAAATCCATATTTATTTTACTTGAATTAAACATAGTTTAATTATAATTCAATTTATCTTTAAATAGTTTTTAAAAAATAAATTCGTTTCTTATATTAATGAAAGATCCATCCAATAATGAAAATAAAAATATAAAAAGAATTAAAATTTTAGAGGATATTTCTTTTAATTTAAGAGTAAATCACAATTTTAACACTCTACAAGATTGTAGTAGCAATAAAAATATAATTCTTATTGTAGATGATTTAACAGATATATCTTTAGAAAATAGTATTAAACATAAAAAAAATACTTTTTATATGAAGTTAAATCGTATTTTAAATGAAATAAAAAAGGAAAATAATAATTTAGATTATGATGCTTTATCCGTTTTAAGAAATAAATTAGATGATATTGAAAATAATAAAATTTCTTTAAATATAATTCCAATAGATAAAAATAATTCTAATCATAAAAGAAAAAGACTACTAGATACATTACTAGAAAATATAAATATTGATTATAATAATTTGAAAGATGATCCATTTAACATAAATAAAAAACCTATTGGTCCACCACCACCACCTCTAATTGACAAAAATAAAATTTGGCATTTTAAAAGACCTCGTTTACCTCCGCCTCCACCACCAAAAAGATTTTTTAATAGTAAAAATTCTGTTTATATTCCACCAAGACGTAAAAACTCATTTTTAAATCCATTATTTAATGTTCCGGAGGAAAAAAAAGAAGAAGAAAAAATAGAAAAAAAGAAAGTTACTATTGAATGCACTATTGATTCACTTGATGATCTATTAAAATTAATAGATGATTATCCTTTAAAACCAGACATAGAATATAGTATTGATATGGAATCAATACATAATATTAAAGAACCGTTGGATGAACTTAATAATATGATTGGAATGAATAATTTAAAAGATAATATTGTAGATCAAATACTGTATTTTATACAAAAATTACATTTAACAGAACATACAAAAAATGGTGATTTTATGCATACAGTTATATATGGTCCTCCTGGAACTGGTAAAACTGAAATAGCAAAAATTATTGGTAAAATTTTTTCTAAACTGGACGTCTTAACAAATAATATATTTAGAAAAGCGACAAGAGCAGATTTTATTGCAGGATATTTAGGACAAACTGCACTAAAAACAAAAGATTTAGTAAAAGAATGTTTGGGTGGAGTTTTATTTATTGATGAAGCATATGCTTTAGGGCATCCAGAAAAAAGAGATTCATTTGCAAAAGAATGTATTGATACATTGTGCGAAGCTTTAAGTGACAATAAAGAAAATTTAATGGTAATTATTGCAGGTTATGAAGAAGATTTAGATAAATGTTTTTTTGCCTATAATCAAGGTTTAAATTCACGTTTTCCTTGGCGATTTAAAACAGATGATTATAAAGGAAAGGAGTTAAAATTAATTTTTGAGAAGAAAGTTCACGATATTAGTTGGTCTTTTGCTGAAGAAATTAAAACCTCGTGGTTTGAAGAAAATATAGATTATTTTAAATTTTATGGTAGAGATATGGAAACCCTGTTTTCTAAGACTAAAATAGCACATAGCAAACGTGTATTCTGTAAACCGAAATGTGAAAAAACAAAGTTAACTAAAAGTGATGTAGATAAGGGCTTTAAAATGTTTATTGATAATAATGAGGTAAAAAATAGAAAAGATGCTGCAAAAATGAATTATAAAGAATTTATGTATATTTAAGTATAAATTAAAATAATAACTTATACTTAATAATTAATGAGTGCTAGAAAAACCATACAAATTAATCCTGATTTTTTTAGTTTAAATAAAAAGAAAAAAAGCCGAAAAGCAAAAACACCAAAAATTAAACCAGCGTTTAAACCTAATAATATAAAAAAAAAATTATTAGCTAAAATCAAAGAACATCAAAAATCTAAAGAAAATCAGGTTGAAAAAGAAAAACAACCTGAAGTATTAAAAGAAGATTTTGATGATTCACTCAAATACGTTCAAAAAATGATTGAAGATAAAAAAAATAAAAAAACAATAAAACGAAGACGAAAAAATAAAAAAAAAACTCATCAAATATCTACACAACAACATATAGAACAACCTATTATATCTAATAATATACAAATCCAGCAATCACACGACCCACCATATGGGTGTTTAAAAAATGGAAATAAACCAACATATAGTCAATATAAAAAAACTCTAAAAAGAAATAGAGCAACATTTGATGAACCAAAAATTAAAATTTTTACTGAACCTGAAAATTTTGATAAATCTAATAATAATATCGATAAACCAGTAACTAATGAATCAAATGAAAATCTCGAAATTACTAATCCAGTATTAGATAGGAAAATGAAACTAGAAAAATTAAAAGATAAGTTTAATTTTAACCAAAAAAAACCTAAAAAAAAATTAATCAATAGAAATAAAACCATTAAAAAATATTACTTAGGTAAAAATAAGAAAACAAGAACCGTTGGCGTTTTAATTAAATCAGGAAAAACTAGAAAAAAAATTAAAAGAGAACACGATATTTTAAAAAAACGCTGCTTATCAGACATTAAATATTATCTAAGAAAACATAATTTAATAAAAATAGGTACTAGTGCACCAGAAAATGTTCTTAGAAAAATATATGAAAATTCCAATTTGTCTGGAGAAATTTATAATAAAAATGTAAATACACTTCTTCATAATTTTATGAAAGAAACCTAAATTTATGTTATACAATTTTCATCATTTAAATATATTAAATTATGCTCGTGTCTTGAACTTTTTTCTCCTGTCAACAATATATCAAATTCTGAATTAACAATATATGCATATGGTATTAAATATTCTTCCTTTACATAATTTTCAACCTTCATCAAACTATATTTTCTTACATTATAATTAGGCACTGGTTTATCTAACATTTCATTACCACTAGAATCTTTTTGAAATCCTTTATGCGTTTCAACAGGATAAATACAATTTTTTGATAAATCATAATTAGATAATAATAATAAATCCTCTTGTATGAAATTTATTATTTTAAATTTTACAATAATTTTTGGTGTTTTTCCATATTTATAAATAAAACAATTATTTGTTGTTAGTGAATTTTTATAATATATAAATGGAAATGAAATTGGTAATTTTATATATTTATCACTCATATAAACATCATTGTCACTAGTTAAATAAAATGCTGGGTCATCCCTTTCTGATCTAACATTATACATAGTTTTTAATTTGTTAAATAAATGCTCTGAAATTACTGATGTTATAGTAAATTCTTTTGCAAATAAAGAACTTATATTTATTCTTTTAATTGAATTTACTGAAAAAGGTAAAATGTGCGTAACAACAGCAAGTAATGCATCCTTATTATTATTTACACTAATAATTTGATTACTTTTTGCCATATCTTTATAAAATTCACCATTAAGAGTATTTAATGCTAATTCTCTTTCTGCAGTAAAACAAGAATCATGCGGACATCTACATATTGGACAAGAATTTGAACAATCATTTGAAAACCATTCTAAAACACATTCTTTATGAAAATAATGATTACAAGATAATTTTATTACATCATTATTTCTTAAGTCCCATTTTTTTAAACAAATTCCACAAATCTCTTCATCATTAAAATGCTTTTTTATATTTAATGTTATACCTGAAAAATGATAACAAAAACATTTATATGGTTCATATTTAATCTCATCTGTATATATTTCAATATTTGTAAATGGAATTTTACCTTTATATATTGAATTATAATGTATATTATCGCCTACCCACCTCTTTATTCTATCTAATTTTTCTTTAAAAAAATTTCTTGATAATAAGTTATGATCATTCATATATATAATCATTATTTAAAAGTATTTTACATAAAAACATATTATAACTAATATAAAACTTTTTGTATATAGTATTATATTAATAAGATGACTATGCTTGATATATATTTTGAAAATGATAAAAAATATACCAAAAAATATGGACCCAAAACTATTTTTATTATGCAGTGTGGTTCATTTTTCGAAGTATATTCATATAAAAATAAAGATGGAAATTTTATAAACTCAAAAATTACTGATTTTTCTAATATATGCGAAATGACAATAGCAAAAAAACAAGGAAAATATAAAGGTAGACAAATTTATATGGCTGGTTTTAGTCCAATTGAAAGACTAGAAAAATATGTTACAAAATTAAATAATGAAGGTTATACTGTACCTGTTTTTGTTCAAGATGAATTTATTAAAAATCAGCGTTCCGAATTAGCTGTTTATTCACCTGGAACTAATTTTGAAATCAGCACCAAAGATATAACAAATAATATAATGGTTATTTGGGTTGAAAAATTTGATAAAACTATAATTAATAAAAATCAAATGATTCAATGTGGAATGGCCTGTATTGATATATTTACTGGAATTAGTTATATGTTTGAATTTCGTGAACTTTATTTTCGTAATCCTACTACATATGATGAAATAGAAAGGTTTTTTTCAAGCTATAATCCTAAAGAAGTAATACTTGTTTCAAACCAATCTATGAATGATATTGATGAAATAATTAATTACTCACAAATTGATTGTAGAACAATACATAAAATTTCAACAATAGATGATAGTTCGCCATACTATAAAGAATCTAATAATTGTGAAAAACAAACATATCAACAAGAAATATTAGAAAAATTTTATAATATTCCTGATTATAATTCTTTTATTACACAATTAAAATTTCACGAATATCCAATAGCTTCCCAAGCATTTTGCTTCTTATTAGATTTTATTAATGATCATAACCCTAATTTAATCAAAAATATTAATGAACCTATTTTTAATAATGTTAGTGATAGGTTAATATTAGGTAATCATTCTCTTAAACAATTAAATATAATATCAAATGGAGAAATAAGAGGTAGAATTTCCAGTGTTATAAATTTTTTAAATAGAGCAAAAACACCAATGGGTAAAAGGAATTTTTCCCAAAAATTATTAAATCCTACAACCAATGTATTGTACTTAAATAATGAATATGATATGATTGAACATATTTTAAAACTTGATAATTATAAAAATGTTCGTGATAAATTAAGAGAAATTATCGATTTAGAAAGAATATATAGAAAAATAATTTTAAATAGAATATCACCTGCCGAGATTGGTAATATATATGATAATATTAAGCTTGTTAAAAGATTATACAATGCTGATAAAAAAGATAGTAAATTAAAACATTATATAGATGATAAAACATTATATGAAAATTGCAAAAAAGTAAATACATTTATTGAAAAAAAAATAGATATATCAAAAGTTTATACTGTTAATTCAACAAGATTTGATACAAATATTTTTAAACGTGGAATTTATGATGAATTAGATAAAGCAGAAATGGATTTGATTGATAGTCTAGATAAATTTGAATGTATAAGAAAAAACTTAGAGAAATTAATACCTGATAAAAAAACAAAAAATAAAAATATAAATATTATTAAGATTCACGAAACCGAAAAAAGTGGTATATATTTAATGCTGACTGATAGACGATCTAAAATATTAAAAATGGAAATTTCTAAAATTAAACCTGGAGAAAAGGGAACAGATTTAACACTTAAGGCTAAATGGAATTATAAATCATCATATGATAATAGTGATAAAATTGTTGAATTTGATTTAATAGGAATAAAATATACTTCGGCGACAGGAAGTAATAAAAGATTAGATAGTCAAGAGCTAAATAAAATATATCTTGATATTATTAACAATAAGATAAGATTAAAGGAAAGACTATCTATAATTTATAAAAGTTTTATAAATGAGTTAGAATTATTTAATAATGAATTTGAGTCTATCATAAAATATATTATCAAAATTGATATGATAACTACAAAGGCATTTTTAGCAAATGAATTTAATTATTGTAAACCAGAAATTAATACTGATAAGTCTGTGGCATTTGTAGATGCTAAAAGTTTAAGACACGTTTTAATAGAACATATTAATCAGGATATTACTTATATACCAAATGATGTTTCATTGAGTAAAGATCATAATGGTATGTTACTATATGGAACGAATGCAGTAGGAAAATCTAGTTTGATAAAATCTATTGGAATTAGTATAATAATGGCACAAGCTGGCATGTTTGTTCCTTGTTCTGAATTTATTTATAAACCATACAAAAGTATTTTTACACGTATTTTAGGTAACGATAATATATTTAAGGGACAAAGTACATTTGTAGTTGAAATGAGTGAATTTACTACTATTTTAAAACAAAGTGATGAAAATAGTTTAATTATAGGAGATGAAGTATGTAGTGGCACAGAAACATCATCTGCTGTTAGCATTTTTGCAAGTGGTGTAATTATTTTATCAAAGAAAAAATCCAGTTTTATATTTGCAACACATTTACATCAATTAAATAAGTTTGATGAAATAACAGAATTAGATAATGTTGTTATGAATCATATGACAGTTCATTATGATAGTATATTAGATGCATTAGTATATGATAGAAAATTAAAAGATGGAGCAGGTAATAGTATGTATGGTTTAGAGGTATGCAAATCATTAAATATGCCAGATGATTTTTTGAAGTTAGCACAGCAATTTAGGAAAAAAATGAATCCATTAGAAGAAAATATATTGACTAAGAAAACAAGTAGATATAATAGTAAAAAAATTAAAGGAATGTGTGAAATATGTAAGAAAAAACCTGGTGAAGATATACACCATTTATTAGGTCAGGAATTGGCTGATAGTAATGGATATATAGATAATTTAGGACATAAAAATCGTAAATCAAATAATTGTAATATTTGTAAGTCTTGTCATCTAAAATTAACAAAAGATAAGACTAAACACATAAGAAAAAAAACCACTAATGGTGTTATTCTACAAGAATATTTATAATAAGATAATATATAATGACTAAAAATAATGATGGATTAATAATGATATTAGATTTTATTGAAAAATATTGGGCATCTATTTTAGGTATTTTCTTTCTTTTTTTATCATTTATGATTTTTAATACAGTTTATGAGGTAAAATATTTAAAACCCAATTATAAGGTACAAAAAATAGCAGTTATAGAAAAATTAACAAATATATTTTGAAAAAATTGATTTAATAAATGTATACTTATATAATATAAAAAAGATGATTATTCCTGTAAAATGTTTTAGCTGCGGTAAAGTAATAGGTAACAAATACCTTTATTATCTAAAAGAAGTGCGTAAAAAAAAGATTGAATCTGGTGAAGATTTAGAAAAAATTTCATATTTAACTTCATCAAATATGAATAAAACTGCTGAAGGACAAGTATTAGATTCTTTAGGATTAAATAAAATGTGTTGTAGAAGGCATTTTCTAACACATGTTGATATCGTATAAAAAATTATATATAATAAATTTTCTAATTAATTTATATAATGTCGGGCAAAGGTTATTTAAAAAATCATCCAGCTTATAAACGTTTAATGGAACAAGTCAAAAAAGGAGGCAAAAAACGCAGAAAAAGTAAAAGACGTAGAAGAAGTAGAAAACGAAGTAAGAGTAGAAAAAATAGAAGAACTAGAAGACGCATAAAGGTTAGAAAAAGCAGAAAACGTAGAAAAACAAGAAGAAGAAAGAAAAGAATGCGTGGAGGCGGCGTTGGTTATGTATCAAAAAATAAATTAAATTTAAGCGAGTTAAAACCTCATAATACCAAAGTTATGGATCCTCCTGTTCCTGGTAATAATGTAAAGGTTCTCCAAAAAGGTGGAGGAGCTTTAGATATAATACCTGGATATACTGATTTAAAGGATATGTATGATTCAACTGTTGTTGGAGGAAAAAACTTTTTTAATAAGTTAAATGGAGATAGACTTATAAAAAGTCCTTTAGCATCTGAAGATCAGTTTGTATCTAGAAAAGGTATTAAGCCAAAATTTCCTGATATTGGAGGAATACATGAAGGCGCAGAAGCAGCTGCAGCAGAATATAGATTAAATAAATAATTATATTTTTTTCTATTAATAATATAATGAATTTTACAAAAGTATTTGATAGTCTATGCACACCAGCCCAAATTTATCTTGGTATTTCATTAGTTACTTTGTTAGGGATATTTGCACAAAATTTTACATCAAATAATACATATACTATAGGAACATATAGTGTTCATTTACAACATTCAAATTTAATGTACTTTGCATTTAAGTTAATTTATGTATTAACTTGGACATTTATATTACAAAAGTTATGTAAAAGGGGTTATGGTAATATCTCTTGGTTTTTAGTATTGTTACCATATCTATTATTATTTGTTTTAATGGGAATGTTTTTATTAATGAATTTAAAATTAGTATAATTTAGAACATAAAAAGTTAAAAATTATATACAATAAATATATTAGAATATGGATGAAAACATTTCTTGGATATTAATAGATAGTTTTTTTAAAAGCGACCCAAACGTTTTAGTAAACCATCAGCTAAAATCATATAATGATTTTTTTAATAATAAACTACAGCAATTACTAAATGAAAAAAACCCTATTGTTTTAATAAAAGAACAAGATGAAATTACAACATTTGATAAAATGAAATATTTTGAAGAAATTAAAAATGAAGATGGATTAAAAATACCTGTAACGCTAGAAGAACTTAAAAATAAACTTAGCAACCGTTCAAATGAAGTTATAGAAAAATTATGGGACTCAGCTGGTTCTAAAGATGGCGATGATATGATAAAAAAAAATTCAAGAATTGATTATAAATATCGTGCAGAATTATTTATGGGAGGATTTAATGGTAATAAAATATATTTTGGTAAACCAATCATTTCTGATGATAATAGAGGTGATCACGTTATGTATCCCAATGAAGCTAGATTAAGAAATATGACATATGCATTTACATTACATATGGATGTAGATGTAAAATTCAAAATTTTCTTACCAGATGAAAAAATTGTTGGAACGCATAAGGTTTATGAAGAAGTAATAACTCTACCAAAAATTTATTTTGGTAGGTTTCCTATAATGTTACAATCTGATTTATGTGTTTTAAATAACTTATCCAATGAGGTTAGATATAATATGGGAGAATGCAGAAACGATTATGGTGGATATTTTATTATAGATGGAAAAGAAAAAGTTATTCATGCACAAGAAAAATTTGCTGATAATGTTTTATATATTCAAGAAAATGAAAATGAAAAATATAGTTATTCAGCAAAGATAAGGTCTGCGAGCGAAGATGCATCAAAACCCATAAGAACTTTTGCTTTAAGAATGGTAGCTGAACAACCATCTAAATATAATGGTAATATAGTTGTTGCTATACCAAATGTTAGAGCACCAATACCATTATTTATATTAATGAGAGCATTAGGTGTTGTTTCAGATAAAGAAATTATTTCTTACTGTCTTTTAGATTTAAAAAAGAATAAACATTTATTAGAATATTTTAGACCTTCTGTTCATGATGCTGGATTAATTTTTACTCAAAATGCGGCGCTTAAATATATTGCTACTTTTGTAAAAGGTAAATCTATATCACACGTTATGCAAATTTTAATGGTATATCTATTACCTCATATTGGTGAACTAAATTTTAAACAAAAAGCATTATATATTGGGTATGTAGTAAAAAGGTTATTATTAGTTGCAAACGGAAATGAAAAACCAACAAATAGAGATAGTTATAAATATAAAAGATTAGAAGTATCTGGAATTTTATTATACCAATTATTTCGTGAATATTATGAATTACAGCAAAGAAACATTCATCTTATGATGGATAAAGAATATTTTTATCAAACTAAAAAAAATCCTGATACATATAAATTTTTAAAATTTACAACTTTGATTAGTGATAATGTGGCTGATATATTTAAAAATCGTATTGTAGAAGAAGGATTTAAAAAAGCCTTTAAAGGAAATTGGGGTTCTCAAAGTCATACAAAAAGAGTAGGAGTTGTTCAGGATTTATCTAGATTATCTTATTGGTCATTTTTGGCTCAATTGCGTAAATCAAATGTACCATTAGGTGATGCTGGAGCAAAACTTGTTGGACCTAGATTATTAAATAGCACACAATGGGGTAATTTTTGTCCCATACATACACCTGATGGTGGTAATATTGGAATGCATAAACATATGGCATTAATGGCTAGTGTTACAAGCGGAACATCTGGTTATCCATTTATTAAATATTTACGTAGAGCTATTGGTATTAAATTATTAGAAGAATGCACATTAGATTATCTTTCTAATACAACTAAAATATTTGTTAATGGTTCTTGGATTGGATGTACTGATAATACTGATAGATGTGTTGAATATTTGAAATTAAGTAGAAGAAATGGACTAATAAATATATTTACTAGCATAGCTTGGGATATTTACAGAAATGAAGTTCAAATTTTTACTGATAGTGGTAGAATATGTCATCCTTTATTATATCTTAATGGAAATAACATTAGTTATGAAAGAAAAGATATTATGCAAAAAATACAAAAAAAAGAGTTAAAATGGAAAGATTGTATATATGGATTTGCTGATAAAAAAATTAATATTTTTGATTCCAATGAATCTGTTTTTGAATTTAAAGAATTATACCCCAATGATATTAATAATCCAGATGATATTGAAACATTTTTAAATAATAATGCATCTATAATTGATTATATTGATACTAATGAAATGGATGGTTTGATGTTACCAAAATCTAATGAGATGAAAGAAAACTATGCAAAAAATAGAATAACACATACTGAGATTCACCCTTCAGTTATATTAAGTATTATGGCAAATCAAGTTATATTTACTGAGAATAACCAATATCCTAGAGGTTTATTCTCCTGTGGACAAAGTAAACAGGCAGTATCATTATATAGCACTAATTTTCAGAATAGAATGGATAAAACTGCGTTGGTTTTAAATTATGGACAAACGCCACTTATAAAATCAAGATATCTTGATTATATTACACATGAAGAACACCCATATGGTGTAAATGCTATTGTTGCAATTGCCTGTTATTCTGGTTATAATGTTGAGGATGCTGTTATTTTTAATCGCGCTTCTTTAGATAGAGGTATTTTTAGAACAACATACTTAACAGTATATGAATCAGAAGAAGATGTTAAAACGAATGGAAATAAAGAAGTAAGGAGTCAATTTATGGATGTTAATAGTTCTGATGTTGTAGGTTTAAAAGAAGGATATGATTATAGTAATTTAGATCCTAATTCTGGTTTAATTAGAGAGAATGTTCCTGTAACAGAAAAAACAATTATAATTGGCAAAGCCTCTAATAGTTTGACGGAACCTGGTAAATATATTGATGAATCTACTAATCCTAAAAAAGGACAATTAGGTTTTGTTGATAAATCATTTATGGTTGAAAATGAAAATGGTAAAAGAATTTGTAAAGTAAGAATTAGACATGATAGAATACCTATGATTGGCGATAAATTTTGTTCTAGAGCGGGACAAAAGGGAACAATTGGCATTGTTTTACCTGAAATTGATATGCCATTTAATGCTGAAGGTGTAAGACCTGATATTATTGTAAATCCACATGCATTTCCTAGTAGAATGACAATTGGTCATTTAGTAGAAGCATTATTTGGAAAAGTATGCTGTTTGTATGGTTCATATGGAGATTGCACACCATTTACGAATAAAGGAACAAAAGATAAAATATTTGGCGAAATGTTAACTAAAGCTGGTTATTCTTCAACAGGTAATGAAATTTTATATAATGGTATGACTGGTGAACAATTAGAGACAGAAATATATTTTGGTCCTACATATTATTTAAGACTAAAGCATATGGTTAAGGATAAAGTTAATGCTAGGGCCAGAGGTCCTAGAACTGCATTAACAAGACAAACTGTAGGTGGTAGAGCTAATGGTGGTGGACTTCGAATTGGTGAAATGGATAGAGATGCTGTTATTGCACATGGTATAACCAATTTTATTAAAGATTCAATGATGGAAAGGGGTGATAAATTTAAAGTTGCTATTTGTAATAAAACAGGAACTATTGCTGTATGTAATGAATCACAAAATTTGTTTGTAAGTTTATTTGCAGATGGTCCTGTTAAATTTTCTAGAAATATGGATAACGAAATGAATATAGTTCCTATAACAAAATTTGGTAGAGATTTCAGTATAATTGAAGTCCCTTATAGTTTTAAATTACTTTATCACGAATTACAAGCAATGAATATACAAATGAGAATAATTACTGAAGATAATATTGATCAAATGGCAAGTCTTAAATCTAGTAATAATATTGAACTATTGACTGGATTAAAGAATTTTAAAGAAGTTATTGGCGCCACTATGGATAAATTAAGAAATCAAAATAAAAATGAAGAATTACCTAATGCTAATATTATTACTCCTACTCAACAAGAAAGAGAAGATGATATATTCCCTGAAATGGCACCATCCGCATTCACACAAACTGAAGGGATTGATACTTACATACCAAAACAAACCTATGCGCCAATGATTTTTGCTTCAGAATTGCCTGATATAATTTTACAAAATGGAAAAGAGGTATATATTAATAGACAAGATACATTCCCAACAAGTAATCCAGAACAGGCTAAAATTATTGATATTGAAAAGAATGGTGAAGTTAAAGATTGGGAAATAACTGTAACAATTAATTTAACAGGAGAATTGGTTATTATAAAAGCTGAAAAAATATTTTTATATGTTTATGAAGAAAACACAGACCCGCCGACATTTAATGAAGAAACAAAACAACCTGACTTGTTATTAATAAAACAATTTCTAGAAAATAAACCACCTTCTCCTAATTATTCCCTTAATACACCAACTGAGACAGAAAAATCAATTAATTTAGAAGTTCAAGAATTACCAGAAAATCCACAAGGATTTAGAAGTTATAATGTGGAGCAAAAAACAACTAAGGAACCTGAAATATCAGCGGAATCATTTGATAAAGATATGACATATAAACCAGTATCATTTAAAAAGAATATTGAGGATGATGATGAAGATATAGATTATGAAAGAGGTGGGAGAGGAAAAGTTGAAAGAAAAATTATTGATAATGAAATTACATCAGGATTAGATGCTCTTTTGGTTAAAGATGATAAAAAAAATAATGAAAATAATAATGAAAATGATGGAATAAAAAAGAAGATTAGTGTAAAAACTGATTAAATAATAAATTGAAATATAATAAAAATATATTAATAATAATTATAAAATGAGTGCTGCATATAATCCATTAATTCCCAAATTATATAAATCTAGAAAAATTATTTTAGATGTGTTAGCTTATAGAGGATTTAATGTTGATGACCATACTGGTTTCAATATTAATAACATACAAAGTATGTATAATAATAAACAAATGGATATTTTGTTAACACACCCAGAATCAAAGCACAAAGTTTATGTTAAATATAATCTTGGAAGAAAACTTGGAGAAAAAGTATTATATGAAATAATTGATGATTTATATGAGATGGATGAAATTTTAAAAGATGAAGATGATTTAGTTATAGTAAGTAAAGATAGAGTAAATGATACACATAAAAAACTACTAACCGAGTTTTATAATAGAGATAAAAAATTTATTAATATATTTAATATTGATAATTACTGCTATAATGTTTTAGAAAATAAATTACAACCTGAATTTAATATTCTAAAGGATACTGAAAAACAAGAAGTTATGAAAAAATATAATATGAAATCCGATTATGAATTCCCTACAATTTCTAGATTTGATCCAGTAGCATTAGCGATTGGCTTAAGACCATCCGAAGTATGTGAAATAACTAGACCATCGCCAACATCTATTACATCGAAAGCTTGGAGAATTTGTGTATAGTATATATAAAGAGAATGAAAAATTGTATTTCAATAGGCAAAACAGGAGATAGTTTAGGATGTTGTAGCGAAAACTTTAAAACAATTTTAAATGATCATAAAAAAGCTTATATTAATTGGAAATTAAGTCCCACATCAAATGATACTGAATTCAAAAAAACATCAAATAAATTAAATATAAATGTAAATAATTATATGCAAAAAATAAAAGTTAATTTAGAAGAAATTTTTAATAAAAATCAAAAAACATTAGATGATAGAAAAAAAGTATTAAAAACTATAAAAAATAAACTAAAAATAATTGAAACATTATATAAAGGTGAAAATGATGTAGAAAAAGCCTCAGGACCATTACAAAATGATTTATCAAAAGAAATTTTACACGATTATATTTATAGTACTTTTTTGTTTTGTGGAATTATTTTTAGTTCATCATTTCTAATAAAAAATTTTTATAATTAGAGTTTTTAATAAATACATTTTCTTATAATATTGTATATAAATGTTTGAAATAATAAAAGATGCACTTAAAAATGATGGACAATATATAGATAGTTTAAAACAGGGAAAACAGTTTAATTTTATGCAAAATTTTGTTATAAATAAAGATAAAAGTATTTTTGAAGGTATGGAAACGAGACAACAAAATGAAATTTTGCAAGAACTAAATGATAATGAAATGAATAATATTACTACTCAAATAGATGGTGAAAGCAATTATAATAAAGTTTTATCCGATTGCGCAGCAGCTGTAAAATTATATAATGAGGAATTAGCTAAGGGTAGACCAGATTATAATACAGCAGAGGATTTAAGAAATAGTATGATTCAGACTTGTGCATTAAATAATCCTAGTATACAACAATTTAGAGATCATATTGCTAATTTGGAAACAAACAATAATCAATTAGATTCTACTAAAATGAATAATACATCACCAACTTTAGAAGAAAAATTAATGAGATTAGATATGATGAATATTCAATTAAATGATATGCAAGGCAAATCTGCATCATTGGATGGCGAAATAGAAGATAATGAATTAGATTTAAATTCAGTTTATATAAGATATTTTACTTGGATGTTTGCATCTGTAACAATGACAAGCATTGTTGTTCATCAATTGTTGAAAAATTAATTCTTTTTTATATGTATATTATAAATAAGAATGAGTAAAGAAAACTTTATAAATTTTCAAGGAAAAAAATATAATACCCAAAAAAAAAAAGAACTAAATAGAGTTAATAAAAATATTATAGAGCCTTTTAATGATGGTCCTGTTCATAATTTAAATGAAGTTGAACAAGATGAGATGACATTAGATGAGAATTTATTATCAAAAAAAAAATATGATTTAGCAACTAAACATAATACATTTATGGAACGAAACCAGGATTTATTATTAGAAACAAGGGAATGTGTAAAGAGATGCCAAAATTCTACTGAGAAGCAAAAACTTTCAAAAAAAGAATGGCGTGTTCAAAAACGTTCTTGTTTAGCAGGGTGTGGTGTTTATACTGGCGAAATAGATATGATGGAACAATATAATGGAACATATAAAAATGATAATGGAGAACACGAAATACCAAAATGTGATACATTGAGAGAACATGCTGAAGCACCACCGCCTACAAAGGTAATCGGTGAACAATGTGCTTCTAGTAAAGAATGTTTTAGCTTTAAATGTGGTAATTTAAAAACTGGCGGAGACTGTAAAGGTAAATGTTCTGTTGAAGGAGAAACAGCAAATTCATTTAAAGAGATTTTAGATGGTAAAGGTGTAAAAAAAACATTTTGTGGAGATAAAATTAATAGATTAATGCCTGATAAAAATTATATATTTTTTTTCAGAACAGGAAATATTTGGAATTCAATTGATGGATTCCATACTACACTAGCACCAATTAAATTTTGCAAATCTTTAAAAATTGATAAAGTATTGCAAATATTAAATATTTATGGTATAAGATGTTATGGAGTTTTACATAAAAAGGGAACTTCTAGATATGCATTATTAGAAGATCCTAATAATGGTATTCCTAAACCAAGTTGGAAGGAAATTAAAGATAGATTAGTAAATGCTGGAGGATTGGAAAAAGGTGCTGGATTAACACCAGTTAAAAATTTACCTGGTGGATGGAATCCTACAAAAATGAGACAAGGAAAAGGAGAAGTAGGAGAGGGTGATGCTGATAGAAATAGAGATTGTAAATCTGGAAAATATATTGAAGACCCACTAAGAAAAGGTGGTCTTGAAAAGTATGGACTTACTGGTCGTGTATCTAGTAGATACACGGATTATTGCATTGATGGTGGTGATAAAGTTTTTTTCGATAGAGAACATCCACTTTGGGGTCAAATTGGTAATCTATTAGATATGTGTGACAAAGATAATTGTGATGTTTGTTTTTCTGAGCAAAGAGTAGAACCACCTTTAAATTGGAAATATGTTAGAACAGGTGAGTGCGCACCAAACGGAAGAAATGAATGGATTAAATACAGGAGTAAATATGATAATAGAGGTAGTTGGTCTCAAAAAGTAAAAAATTGTGCCGAAGCTTGTAAAAATGATTCAAGAGATTCTAAAGGTTTCGTTGTTTATCCTTATGGAAGATCTAGAGGTAGATGCTGGTGTGAAAAAAATGATAGTGGTAATTGTAGAGTAGTAAAAAATGCTTATAGAAGATATGACTTTGATGAATCAGAACCTGCAAAAACTTTAGTATCATTAGATAAATGTGCATATGAAAAACCAGAATTTCCATACACGCTATTATTAAATTTAATAAATCCAAAATATAATAAGGCTGATTTTGCATTAGGTAAATGGCATTGGTGGCCTAGATGGAGAGGAATTAGTCAATGGCCTGATTGGTGGGGAAATGATTGGCTTGCTGGACTTGGTGTTGTCTGGGGTAATTGGGGATATGGAACAAGATATTCTCCTTATCAAGGTAGAGGAAGGGCTGGTGCAGAAAGTGCTTGTAATAGGTCAAGTGATTGCATTGGTTATTTTGAATCAAGGCCTAATCAATTTCATTTCTTATTTGAAGGAAATAATGAATATCATTCAAGCGGAAGTTCAAAGAATGTTAAAAATATTTGGGTAAAAGATGGAACTTCTATACCAAAACCTGAATCTAGTAATAAATCCGAACTTAAAAGTAGATTACCTAGATGGTGGTGGGGATGGTGGTTTAGTACACCTGATGGTAAAAGAGAATATAATAGTAAAAAGAATATTCCAAGTAGTGGATATTGTGGAACCAATGGGTCATTAGACAACTATGTTGGTAAAACAGATAGTGTTGGTGAATGTGCTAAAAAATGTAGAAAAATGAAAACGAGATATGCTGGGGTTGGAAAAGGTAATTTATGTTATTGTGGTAATAATTATTGGAAAAATGGAATGAGTGGAGATTGCACAAAAAAATGTAAATATGGTTCACAGCCTTGTGGTGGTCAAAAAGGAGTTAACATGTATTATTCTGGATATGGAGGTGGCGATGATAATAATTTAGAAAATTTAGATGGACCACCTGAAGATAGTCCTGGTCCTAAATTTAGTAAATCTGGATTTAAAAAACCTAAATCTGATGGTGTATGCCCTCCAGACCAAAGTTATATTGAATTTTTTAGTAATATTCAACCTGAAAAAGATTATTCACATCTTAAAATATTAGGAGGTTTAGGTGCATTTGCAAGTGCTTATTATTTGTATAAAAACAATTAAATATATAATTTATTTTATTAACAAATTATATATAATGGTTACTTTTAAAAGACTCAACGATAGAAAAATAGTATTAAAAAATGGAGCAGGACCATTTCCATATAAAAAAAATTCAGCAGGTAAAAATGTTCCTAAATGGCAAGATTATATTTTAGATGTTTTTAGTAGAGATGATGCAAAAAATAAAGCATCTGATCAAACCTGGGGATACGTATATTATCCAGCTGTAATTTCAACTGCATTTTATTATACAGTAAATAAAGATGGATATGTTCCTGATGGAGCTACTATTGTTTATGAAAAAGGTGCTGATTTATATATTGATGAATCTATATTAAAAAAATGCACTTCTGGTCCATTATATGGTAGTTCTATGGTAATTACTTGCAAAAATACAAATAAATTTTTTAGTGATGATAAAATTAATGATGCCAGAAAAGAATATGCTGAACTCGAAAAAGCAAGAGATGATATTAAGCAATTATCACTTAATATAGATGAAAAAATTAATTCAGGATATGAAGGTAGAAAAGATATTGCAGAAAAAATGAAAAAGCTTAATAAAGATCTTAATGATGATTTGAATGAATATAATAAAAATTATTATAAATTAAGCAAAGAGAAGGGTAATAATGTTACTTTTAATGCTGCAATTGAAGATGAAGAGTTAAAAAATAATAGCACACACGCATATTACTATTTATGGTTATCTTTAGCTATTTCTGGAATGGTTGCTGTTTCTGTAATGGCTAGAAATTAATTTTTTTATGACTAGATATTATATATAATGCCTAGTGATAAATGTTCCGCTGCTTGGACTAGTCAATTTGATGATATTATACAACAGTTACACGATTTACAGGAATCAGAATATGATGTTTTCCAAAAACTTAGAAATTTAGCTAACGCTGCTCCTGAAACACAAGAATCTATGGATGAAATTAAAGCTGCTCAAAATTCTTTAAAAGAAGTTATAAAACAATTAACAACTAAAAGACAAGCTCTTTTTCAGCAACTTAAAACACGTTATGCCTCTGCTGAATGTGGGTTAAGTTCTAATAGACAAGCTTTATCTGATCAGATTACTCTTGTTCAAGTTGTCGAAGATAGATTAAACGAAATTAAATCTCAAATCAATGATATTGAAGAAGGACACGATAATAAAATGAGAATGGTTGAGATTGGTAATTATGAAAGATCAAGATATGCTGCTCATAGAGATATATTTAGAAATGTTAGTTTTTGTTCTTTAGGAATATTAGTTGGCGTTGTCTTAAAAAGAAAAGATTGGCAAACTGCTGGAAATATAGTTATTATTTTAAGTATATTAGTTTGTATCTATCTTACTCTACGTGGGTTACTTGATAATTATTCTAGAGATATTAGATGGTGGAATCGTTATGATTTCGGTGGAAACCAAGTTGATGAAAATGGTATTCCTGGAGGAGAAACTAAATGGGAACACAACAAAAAAGCTATAAATAAATTATTAAGGTCTAATGTTTTTTCATCCTGTAAAGGGGATGGGGAAGGTAAAAATGTTTTAGATATACTTGGTGTTGATTATAATGAAGACGACGAGGCTGACCCATACGCTGCATTTAAAGATGATGCCTTTTTTAAGTTTTGGGACTCTAACGGAAGACCTGTATTAGATTGTAAACGAGATAATGACCCTGCGCGTTGGGGTATTAACCCACCAAGAGATATGTGCCCCCCATTTTTATCCACTTGTAGTGGATATGATGCTGGACCTCCTGTTGTTAAGGGAACTTGTCAGTAATTTATTTCTGTTTAATATATAACTATGGGCGATTCTTTTACATCACAAGATTATAAAAATCTTTTAAGAAAATATAAACACTATCAAAAAAATAGTTGTGGACAAAATTCTGACTGTTATATTAATAAAAAACTTTTAGAACTTGATATTAAGTTTAGAAAAGCTGAACTTGGTTTACAAACTGGAGAAATGGAAATGTGGAATGCTGAAAGAGAAAAAATACAAATTAAAGATGGAACTGGTACTTTAAAGAAAAAAGTTGAAGATATGGCAAATAAGTTTATTGATAATTTAGAAAAAACATTTGATGAAATAATGAATAATCTAATGTTAAAATCAAATGCTGTGAATAATCAAAAATCATATTTATTACAAATGAACGAAATGATTGATTTTTATGAAAATGAACACAATAATTTACAAAGTAAATATGATAAAATAATTAATACAAATAGTGTTAATAAAAGACTTGCTACTTTTTACGAAGCTGATGAAGAATATATTAAACCATTCATCAATATACTTGAAAAAGTTTATTGGCCTATATTAATATTATCTGCTTTGTCACTCTCATTCAAATTATTTACGGGTAAATATCCTACCATGAGAGATAAGATTTTCCCTATTTCTTCATTATTATTTTTGTTTTTCGCTCCTTTTTTATTTAGACAATTTGCAAATTCATTCCAACCATATGAATATACTGGATATCAGGAGAGTGATGTTGATGATCCTAAACGATATAAGAACCTTGTTGAATAATTTTATATTTATTTATTGATAAATATAAAAATGAATAATAAAAAACATATTGGAATTAATTTACAATTTCTCTCTGATTGTAAAGAATATTATAAAAATGCTCCAGATAAAATTTGGGATAATAAAAAAGTTTTAACAATTGTTAATAGTGGAAATGGATTAAAAACTATTGAATATGGAGGCTTGATGTTTGGAATATTTGATGATTATACATTTAAATTTTATGGAATTCCTGTTAAATGTATTAATTATGATTGGTATTAATTTATTATATCTTTATAATTTATATATAATGGCTAGTAAAGATGCAGGGAAAATGTCAGCACCACCACCTGTCAAATCACTCTGGAGTAAAATTGTAGAAATTATTGGAACAGCTGCTGATGGTGATACTATTAGAGGAAAAAGGCTATTTTCATATTCTAATTTATTAAAATTTTCTAAAGCTTTTAATCCTGAAGGTGTTATAGTTGGAAATGATGGCGATGTCATCAGTGATGGACCATATAATGATGATCAAAAAGAAGAATTAAAAAATTTTATTGTTTGGTCACAAGTTATGCTGAAAAGGATTGAAACTTTATTAGATGGTGGTGCTAATGATGAATTTATAGCAATTGCAAATAAAACTGGATATGTGCATCCAGATACTAATATATCTAGAATGGACCGTTTAAAACGACTTATGAACAACAGTTCTATAAAAAGAGCTGGAAAAATTATTCAAGAGAGTGTTGATATTGCTATGCAAATTCAAGATCTTATGGTATGCTTAGAATTTTTCCAGCTGTTAGGAAGAGAGGAAATTTCTGATATTGATGCATTTATGGCTGCGCTTCCAGATATTAATGGATATGAACCAAGACATATTTATATTCATGATACAATTTCCGGTAGAGAAGTGTTAAGGGATACAAGGACAATGCTAACTAATTTACATAGCGTACCAAAAGGAAAAGAATTTATTATACTTCTTAGGAAAAAAGAATATTTAGAACTCTCTATTGCTGTTTTAAAAAAGAAAATGTATGAAGTTGGGTTTGAAACTTATAATTTTGATAATCAATTAAAAGATAAAAATTTTAAGAAAAAGGGTGATACTACCAAATATAAAGAAAAAAAAGAATTAGAACAAATGAAAAAGAGAATTAGAAAACAAAAACGTGATTTATTATTTTTATTAGGCGACTTCTCAATGCTTCCTTCTGATGTAAAAATACCTAAGTTTTGGAGAGAAACTAGGGAACAAGGTGATGCTGCTGGTGCTGCCGGAGGGGCAGGAGGTGGTGAAAGTAAAAGTGGAAATATTGTAAGATTTGATTTTAATGACGAAGACCATCCAAGACAACCATATCAAATTGTCCCTACTTGTAGAAAATGTGGTGTTTCTAGCGATGCTATGGAATTTTCCGAAATGAAAGGGTTTTGGCATTGTAAAACCTGTAAAAGTGATAACCGTAGAGATACTTGGATGAGACAAATTGCTGTTGCTGAAACACCTTGGATTGTTGCTACTGAAGCAGATAGACGAAAAGTAAAACATTTTTTAGATAATGATGTTGAAAAAATTTTAGCTATGGAACCTTCTGATTTGACACCTGAAGAAGTCATATCATTTCATGTTAAAAAATATAAAGGTGGAAACTCCAAAGATGGAATTAGAGCTGCAGGACGCATTATGTCTGGTCGCTTAGAATCCTATAGGCAGGGTTTTTATAGAAAAGCAATGTCTGAACCAGGACCATTTAAATTTGTTACAATTCCGGAATTTTATGCTTTTCATCAAAATAGAAAAAATGTATTAGCAGTACTTCAATCAAGATATCGTGGAAAGGCGGCGAAAATAAAAGGATTTATTGGATTATATAAGAGATATCAAGAGGAAAAATTAATGGCTATAAAACCAAAAGATCCTCCAAGTAGTCATGCTGAATTAATGAGGAGATTTGTAGCTAGCGAACCAAAATATTCTCCAGATAGGCAAGAAGCTCCTGCTGTTGCTGCTCCTGCTGTTGCTGCTCCTGCTGTTGCTGCTCCTGCTGTTGCTGCTCCCGCGGCTGATGGTGGCGGAGGAGGAGGGGGTGGTGAATCAAAAGCCGCTTTACCTCCAGTTCCAACTGCTGTTGTTGTTCCTGCCATAGAAGAACCTGAATTTATTGAAGGTTTCAAAGGACCTAAACTTGATCCAAAAACTACTTCCTTTTCAAATAAGGCAAGATATCCACCCCCTCCTAGTAAAGATGATGATGCTTTCCAAACCACTAATCCAAAAAAAATTAAACCTGGTAAATCAGCGCCATTTCTTAGGGTTGCATCAAAAACAGGAAATTATAAAGATCAAAGTAATAGGGAAAGTGTAGATGTATACCCAGCTAGTCCGGAAAATTGGAATAAAACACAAAGAAAACATTTTTATGAATTTTATAAAAATCTTAGACCAGAAACAAATCCAGAACATCGTAGATTTGGTGAAAAACCAGAATATTTTGCACCTACTGCTTCTCAAGTAACTTTGGGTGGTCCAGCTGTTCCGACTGCTGATGGTGGAGGTGGGGGTGGTGGAGGCGGAGGTGGTGGTGTACAAAATCCTGGACTCTCAGAAGAAATGATAACACACGGTTGGAAATCTAGATATTCTAATAGTCAACCTGGAAAAATAATATATTCTAATCCACGTAAAGGAATAAGAGGAAGATGGGAACCTCCTAGATTATTGGTAACAGCAAATGCTGAAAATCCAGAGGAAGAAATAAGAAAATTTGTGGGAGGTAGAAAACGAACCAGAAAGCAAAGAAGAAAAAAGAGAAAAACTAGAAGAAAAAAAAATAAGACTAAAAAGACACGTAAACGCAGAAGAAAACGCCGTAATACAAGACGTAAAAGTTATTAAAGATAATTATAATACTTATTTTATAATAATTATTATAATGAAAAAAAAAAGATATCATTGTGAATTTCGTAATTGTTTATGTAATAAATATATTTCAAATTGCAATAATTTATGTTCAAGTTGTAATCATTCTAAAGTATGGCATTCTCTAAAAAGTCGTCCCCCTTCTGATAGTTATTTAAGTTTTTTATCACTAAGATTACCTGCAAGAACACCTATATATGAAAGAAAACCTATAATTATTCATATTTTTGAACCGGAAGTTCCACCTCTGCCTGATTCATCTGATGATGAAATACCTTACTGCAGAGATGTAGTAGCATTACCAGTATAATTAATCGTCATCTGGCTCTCCTCTTGTAATAACAAAATTATGGAATTTACCATTTGGCATGGTGCAAAAACTGTTCGGACACAAAGAAACTTTCTCCTCCACGCCCCAAAGTAAAGAATACAAAAAATATATCATTATTTGTACTACAGAGAGAAAAAATAAATATGCTATTATATTTTTATTAATAAATCAATAATTATATAATTTGATTAGGATTGAAGTTAGAATCATATTGATCGAGATAACTAGACAATGCAAACCCGTGCCATTTTTTGTCGCTCTTTCTTTTACCAAGTTTAGAATCCAAATAGTTATATAATTCAGTTCCAGATGGTGGTTTACTTGAATATAAGTCAATAAACCAATCATCAAATTCTTTTTTGACAGCAGAACGATGAAATGAATGTCCTTCCATTTTACTAATCTTTTCTGAAATAAATAATCCAAAGTAATCAGTTTCTTGTTGATATTCTTTACTAGCTTGCACTACCATAGGGCAATCAACAACATTCCCATCTGTTTCAAAATATTTTTTCACAAGCAATGATGCCATCATAGGAGCCCATCTAGGCACCTTTTTTGAAGTATTTTTATCTACCTTAAATTCAAAATCACGTTGATCTGTGGAAGGATTTTCTACAAAAGTTGAAACAAAATCTACCTTTCTAATTCTTCTCCAAGTTCCGTGGTCTGTGCTGTTAATTTTAAATAAATTATTAGTGCAAACAATTAAACTGAATTGTGGTTTAAATGTAATTGAATCTTGGTATAATGCTCTTGCTTGTAAATCATCACCACCAGTAAGTTGTTTCATAACACCTTCATTTAATTCCATACCTTTTGATGGTTCTTGCATAATAGCATATCTCACTCCTTTCAATGCTGCTACTTCTGGTGAAAGAGAACCAATTGTTGGTCTACCACCTGTTACAAGTGTAATTGGAACATGACCACAATAATTTCCTAATACAGCCTCCATCAATTCTGCAAGAACTGACTTACCATTACGGCCTCCGCCATTATAAATATTGAATGTTTGATTTTTAATTCGCCCACTCAAAGATGCAGCTAGATGTTGCCACATATATTCACGCAGTTCATCATGTGGAAATAGTTGTTCCATAAATTCTTCTATTTCTTTTTTAATTTTAATATGTTCATTATTTGTTTCATCAAATTCAATAAATGGTATTTTTGTGCATTTTGAAACATAATCTGAAGGTCTTCCTTCTCTGAATTCTTTTTTATCTAAATCAACAATGCCATTTTCAAAACAAATTAAGTCGGGGTTTTTATCAATTTTGTTTATAAAATCTTTATCATAAAATATATCTGATGCTTCCTTCATAATGTTCGTTTTCCAAGCAGTTGATTTTAACTTTAAAGCTATTTTTGCAATCTTTTTACAAAACTTTCTACTTTCTTTCAATTGTTCTTCGTCTTCCTCATCATCATCTTGTTCATCTATAATTGCTAATAAATTATTATAAGCTGTATTTTGTAGTGTTTTACACATATCATGAATGTTTTTTGATAATTTACGTCTTAATGTATTACCACATTCTGTTGATACCCAAATTCCATTAATATATTGATACCAAATTTTCGACCTAATGGAAACACATTTGTATATATCACCATATAATTTTTCAAGAACAATGGCCATATCATATTCTGTTTCTCCGCTAATAGCATCTCTCAACAAATATTCAACACAGTTTTTTTTAATTTGTTCATATTTAACTGGGTCACAATCTTTTGCCCAATACATAATTGAATATTTTGTTAATTCTTTTGTTTCACTTGTTGAATTTGTATTGTCAAACCATATTTTATAAAATGTATCTAATTCATTAAATGAGAATGATGTACCTTTACTTGAAAATTTTATCCAAGTCCACCATAATCTATGGTCTGTATTTTTTAAAGCCCATCCTACTTTAATCCAAGAATCATATGGTTCATAATATTTTTCGTCTAATAACATAGTGAATTCGTGCATTTCTCTGAAAACCTTATCATCTTCATACTTTGTATTTTCTAATTGTTCTTTAATAATAGCATCTAACTCTTCTATATTTGAAACATTCATAAAACTTTCTGCAGTATTAACTAATGCATTCTTATTCAACTTTAATTTTATTTTCTTTTTACTTTTTTTTTTCTTTTTAGTCAAATTTTGGATTTCTTTTTTGATATCCTCTCTGCACTCAAATTTTAACAGGTCTTTCCTTCTAACTGATGTAAATTTTATTAAATCCAAAGAATTATGATTTTCTATTTCTTCCATGTTTTCATCTCCATTTTCATCATAATAAACTTTATATGTATTTGTAATTTTATAGCTTTCATTACCCGGTTTTCTAGAACCAAATACTTGCCAATTTACTGTTCCACTAGTTACACCTGAATCTAAGACATCATCATATCTATTTTTTAATGGTAAATCTTCTAGAACATTACAGCATTCGCCCAAAATTTTTTTTCTTAAAATAATTTGTGCTCCCTTACTCATCTCTAGTTCAATTAAAATATGGATACCATCTTTTGTTTTATCTTCTAGTTGATTTACATTATCCTTATGAAATACCCAAATATGAAATCGTTTATTAGGTTTTATAACTAAAATATTTTTTATCTGCTCCAAATACATTTCTATTAAATCATCTATATGATCCACTGTATGTTGCCTTTCTTCTATTTCTTTATCATATCTAAAATCAAAATCTAGTGTAATTATACCACTATCCAATTGCTTTTCAGTGAGATATTCTAACTCATCATTTATAAATACTTTTTTATGATATAATTTATGGAATTCATCTAGTTTTTCTTCTGGAATACAGTATTTACCCCCATAAATACCTAGGTTTTTATCAGGAATTCTAGTATTTGTTATAGAGCTTCTATCATCACATTTATTATTTCTTAAAAATTGATCTAAGGATGAAGCTTGCGCCATTTTACTATTATATAAATAGTATATTTTTTTATGTCAATTTTTTTTATCAATTTTTATTTTTAAACTTATTAATAATTGATAACTAAAAAAATAAATAACATTTAGTAATACTATTTAAAAATTACTAAATATTTTAAACATATAATGTCCGGTCTTGCTACTGAAAAATCAAATTTTATGACAAAAAAATCACAAATGAGACTGTTAAAAGATGTGGTAGATATAATTAAAAATCCATTATCTGACCAAGGCATATATTATATACACGATGAAGATAATATGAAAAAAGGGTACGCGTTAGTATTTGGTCCTAGCGATACATTATATCAATTTGGTTCTTATTTATTTGAATTTAAGTTTCCAAATGATTATCCTTTCTCTCCTCCAAAATTAACATATTCAACTAATAATGGAAGAACTAGATTTAATCCTAATTTATATAGAAATGGTAAAGTATGTATTTCTATACTTAATACTTGGAAAGGGGAACAATGGACATCTTGTCAAACAATTAGAAGTATTTTGCTTACATTAGTTACATTATTACATAATAAACCATTGCTTAATGAACCTGGAATTACCGAAAAACATCCAGCTAATGAAAAATATAATAAAATTATTAAATATCAAAATTATAAAACAGCTGTATATAATGCTTTGAATAAATCTATTTTAAATAATAAATTTGAGTCTTTTTTCCCTATTATAAAAAAACATATTTTTAAAAATCAATCAAAAATTAAAGAAGATTTAAAACTTTTAGCAGATAGTGAACAAAATGATGAAGAGGTATATTGCAGTGTTTATAATATGAAGTGTTCATTAAGATATAAAGACTTATTAGAAGATTTTAATATTCTACTTAATAAATTATCTAATTAATGTTTTTTAAAATTGAAATAAAAAATAATTTATATTATAACATATAAAGACAACTATGCATTTCTGCACGAAGTGTAATAATATGTATTATTTGAAAATTATAGAAGATGACGCATCGCAAATGATATATTACTGTAGAAATTGCGGCAATGAAGATACTAATTTAATAGATACTTTAGACAATATGTGTATTTCTAAAACATATGTTACAAAACAAACAGCAGATTTATCAACTCTAATTAATAAATATACCAAACTTGATCCTACACTACCTAGAATAAATAATATTAATTGTCCAAATGCGACTTGTTCGTCTAATTTAAATCCTGATAATCCAGATAAAACAGAAAATGAAATTATATATATTAGATATGATGACTCTAATATTAAATTTACATATCTATGCGTTAATTGCGAACACGTGTGGCGTAATAATAAGTCAAAATAAATTGATATAATTTAAAAACAAAATATATCAACTATATAGATATGAGTTTACAAGCACAAAAAGAAGACAGTAATAAAGAACTAGATGATTTGGCTTCTGAAATAGCAGCCGAATTAGATGATAATGCATCTTTGGGATTATCAGATGACGAAGAACCTAATGATAATATATTTAATAAACAAAATGAGGATTCTGATGTCGGTTCTGAAATTGGAAGCGATATTGATGAACCTAATGATCCGGAAGAACAAGATGATTCTTTAAAATTAAAAGTTGATTTTGATGATGAAAAGGCCGTAGCTGATTTAGTAGAAGAAAAAAGCGATGATGAATATGATGATGACTATGAAGAGCAAATGAAAAAATTAGAATCAGATTTTGACAATTCTATTCTTTTGGATTATCATCCGGAACTTAAACAATCTAATTATACAGAAATATCCGCTATGTGTAAAATAACAAGAGATTCCGAAAATAATATTGTTGACCCATTGCATCGCACATTACCTTGGTTAACTAAATTTGAAATTGCTAGAATTCTTGGGTTAAGAAGTAAACAAATTAATAATGGAGCAGAAGCTTTTGTTGATGTACCACCTAGTATTATAAGCGGATATACTATTGCTGAAATGGAACTTGAACAAAAAAAAATACCTTTTATTTTAAGACGTCCTATGCCTAACGGAGGTTCTGAATATTGGCGTGTCTGTGATTTAGATGTTATTGATATTTAATTACCTTAATCTACCTCCTATCCTTAATAAAAAAGATATTTGTTCTTTCTTTGACATATTATAATTTGTATTATTATATAATGGTGTAAATTTTTTGGGTTCCATCTCTGGAAATTCTGTTCCGGGTCCTGATAATACATTTTTTACTGGATTTAATCTTGGAAATAATTTGAAATTATTTCTTCCAAAATTAAACATTCCGAAAGGATACGCTTTACTAAAATCTTTTGGACAACTCATTTTATATTATTCAAACATTTTATAATATAAAATTTTTTTATTGTTTCCAATTATTACCACAATTTAAACAAGTAATAAATGTTGTCATTGGCTCATCTGCGGATCTTGTTTGCATCTGATAATAAGTACATTTATTCTTTTTACATCTGCCGCAAGTAAATTGGTCTGTAGCCGCAGATAAATCTATAGTTGTAGCACTCTTATCTCTTTTAATTTTCATTTCTATAATTTCTTTCCATTTTGGCGGCTCCATTTCCTGATGTGTCATATTAGCTAATTCATGAGCTAAAAATTCACCCTTTTTTAACCTCTTCAATACTAATGATTTCTTTTTAGTTATATTTATGTAAATACTTTTGAATCTGTCCAGATAAATTTGAATAAACATTTTATTATCCCACTTTCTTATTATTTTTTTCATTTTTGCCTCCTTAATTGTAAAGTTATATATTCCTTTCTCTAAATTTTCGCTCATATTTTTGTTTTTAACATATTTATTAAGTTTTTTTCTAAGATTTTCCCTAAAACTTTTAGGCTGTACGATACTCATATATCTATTTAATTATTAATTTAATCTTTTATATTAATTCAATTTATTTATATATATAAGATTCTTCCTCTAATTCTGAATCACTCTCATCTTCATCTTCATATTCTTCATCATCTTCATATTCTTCATCATCTTCATCTTTTTTTTCTTTTTCTTCATCCTCGCTATCACAGCCATATGCTGCTTCTAATTCCTCTTGCGTCATACTTACTTCTGAACTTTCGCTGGTTATATCATCACAATCTGGTATAAAATCTTCTTCTTCCTCGCTTTCTATTTCTAAATCATCATCTACCACAAAACCATCTTTTAAATAACCATTTTTTGTTAAATCTTCTTTTGGGTGTTCCTCTTCTTCACTAAAACTATCTTCATCGCCTAATGATTCAAAACCACCCATCGCCTTTTTATAAAAATCTTCCCACATCTCTTTTGTCATATCAATTATTTCATCTTCAGCATAATAATCCTTATTTTTATTTGCAATTACTACCATATTACCAAAATATAATTGACTATCTATTGGTGGTGGTAATTCATATTTATTTTCTGTTGATGCTCTGCCTTTATCTTTAGCAAATAATGATATAAAAATACCATTATAACCCCAAATATTTCTGTTATCGAAATAATTTGTATTTCTAAATTTACACTTTTTATATAATTCATCTATCTTTATTTTATTTTTAGTATATACTTCTTTTAGATCGCCATTTTTTTCAATTATCAATACCTTCATTTTCTTTTATATTCCAAAATGGGTTTAAATAGTTTATTATAATATTTAATATTATGAGGTTTTATGTAGATAACTTTAATTTAAATACTATTCATCCAATAAGAGAATATCAAAAAAAAACAAAAGAAGAAACTATCTTATTATCATATGATGGTTTATATAAGTATGATTCGAATAATGACTTATATAAATATAAAGCTAGAGGAAATAAAAGTACCAGTTTTAATGCTGATAAATATAAAATTATAGAAACAAATACATTTTGGAAAAAATATGATATATCACTAAAAATTCCATTTGTATTTAAAAAAATGAATATCAAAATTTTTGATTTTTATATTGATAAAGATATTATATTTCGTGTTGAAAAAATAAATAAACAAATTTCTGATTATTATTTTATATCCGATTATTCAATTGATGATTATTTTTTAAAAGATGGAATTATTTCGTTTCTATCATTATTTAACAATATTAATAATATATAATGTTGTTTGAACTTTTTAAAAATACATTATCATCTATTATATTTATAGTTGTCATTCATTCTATTTATAAATATTTTAAAAATAATTTAACAGTACCTAAAACTAAAGATTTAATAAATAAACCTTCATTGCAGTATGAAAAAATGCAAAATGAAATAACTAAATCAAATAATGATAAAAAAAGTAAAATTAGGGAGGAGCAAGATATGAAAAATGAATTACAATCTTATCTGAAAGAATTATCTAAAAATAAAACCGATAATGAACAACTATCTTCTGATCCTATTGCTGGGTCTTTTACTGATAATTTCAGCAATACATTCAAATCTATTTAAAGATCCACCAACTTAATATAATAAATGAAACTATCGTTTTCTGAAAAAAAATATATACTTAAAACATTCCCTAGGATTGAACTTTCTTATGAAAAAAAAATATATAAGAAATTTCAATCTGCTGATATTTATTTAACTATACCTAAAGGAAAAAAATTTTTTTTATGGTTTAGATTTTATAAAGGTAAACCTTGTTGTATTTTTTTAGAGCTTAGTAATACTAAAAAATCTATATCTAATATTTATATATTTAACGTATCTTTTAAATCCATACTTTGTTCTGGTAAATATGGAACTATTTGTTTCGGAACAATATTTTATTATAAAAATTCAAGATTTTTTAATACCGAGAATATTTTTTATTATAAAAATAAAAGTATTGAAAATAAAAATCAAAATTTCAAATTAAATAAACTTTTACAACTTTTTAAAAATAATATAAAACAAATTGGATTTACCAATAATGATATTATTTTAGGTATGCCAATTATTGAAACAAATAAAGAAAAAATTATATCAATCGCTGAAACATTACCTTATCAATTATATAGCATACAACATCGAAATCTAGTTAAAAATACACCATTTTTTAATGAACAAATTAAACAACGTTATGAAATGACATTTACTGTTAAACCTGATGTAAAAACTGAAATTTATTATTGCTATTATAATGAAAATAATAATCTAAAACAACATAATGTTTTATATATCAATGATTACAAAACATCTATATTTATGAATAGATTATTTAGAAGAATTATTGAAAATGAAAACATTGACAATATTGAAGAAAGTGAAGATGAAGATGATTTTGAAAATATTTCTGATGATAAATTTGTTTACTTAGATAAACAATATAACATTGAATGCGTTTATTGTGAAAAATATAAGCTTTGGAAACCTTTAAAATTAGCTGATCAAAATAAAGAAATTTGCACCAGAAATCAACTTATGTCTATTGAAAAAAATTATATTTAATTATTATATATGAATAAATCCTTAGATAAGATGGATAAAACACATTCTAAAATGTTATTAGGTTTAACACCTGAAGATATTGCAAAAAGTGAAAGGTCTGTTCAACAAACTATGAGCGATGCTGTTGCAAACACAAAAGATGACCCTTGGTCTTGGTTAGATGAAAAACCTGCTGCAACAAGGATTCCCACTGCAACACCACGCTTAAATCTTAATTTAAATAAAAAACCTATTTCAAAATCTGAGCAAATGTTACGAGCAGCTGTAGCTACACCAACAACTCGCTCACAAACAACTAATGAAAATATTAGGTCTGAAAATTATTTACCTAGAGCGGAAGTAGTTAAAGTAATTAAACCTGATGAAAGACGAAAGAAAGAAACTCGTCGTAAACAAGCGCGTGTATTATCTTTTAAAAATGTCGGCGGTGGTAAAAAACGCCGAAGACGCACCAGACGTAAAACAAGACGCAAGAGACGTAAGACAAGTAAAATAAGACGTAAGAGACGTAAAAGAAGAAGAACAAGACGTAAAACTAAAAGAAGACGAAGAAAACATATTCAGCACGGTGGTGCAGGTGGAATTGAAATAGATAATCATAGGAAACCATCTAGTTATGGATATAATAATGAAACTAATTTTTCTATTCCAACAGATTCATACCCTAATTATACCAGTAACGCGCCAAGTAATTAATTACTTATTAAACATTGCCCTTTAAAAAATATATCATCGGGATTAATTACTGGTTTTTTCTTATTTCTTTTCATTATTTGTTCCCATTTATTATTTTTATAACCATCTATATCTGTTATTAAAATATTATACTTTTGCTTCGTATAAAATATCCTTCTTTTATTCCAATGTCTTTCAAATATTGGATGCTGATCAACTATATCAATTACATTTGCCTGTGTGTGTTTGCGTCTTAAAATTCTACCAACGGCTTGTGTTACATCTACTCTAGGTGTTGCCATTAATAATGTAGTTAACGTCTTTATATCTAGCCCTTCCTCTGCCATTGCATATGTAGCAATTATTATCTTCTTTGATTCACTCAATTTCAAATCCTTTTCTTTCATTCCACCAATATAATACCCAACAGATGCAATATCTCTATGTTTAATAGCATCAAATAAATACTTTAGTAAATTTTTATTATGTCCTAAAATCATAATCTGTTCATTTATTTTATCTTTTAATAAATCCTTTAAAACTTTTAATATAAATTCACTTCGTCTATTAAATTCACATAATTTTTTAATCATTTTAGTATAATGCACTTGTCCTTTAAAATTATATTCTATTTTTGAATAATCTTCATCATCATTTGTATATTGTATAGCACGAACTAGTACATTATTTTCACCTTTTCTTTCCTTTTTATATACTACCTCCCCCAAAAACATTTTTATTACTTTAGTTAATCCATCTTTTCTATTCATAGTTGCTGAAAGACCTAACATATATTTTGTTACTGTTTTGAATAAGGAACGACTAAATACCTCTGCAGAAATATGGTGACATTCATCTACAATCGTTAAACCAAAGTCAGCAAATACTTCCGGAGGATATTCTTTCATCGCTATTGATTGTAACATTCCGATTACTATGTCTTTGTCTTCAATATCAAGAATTTTACCTTGAATTCTTCCTACTTTAGCATCTGGTAAAAATTGTTCTATTCTTTCTATCCACTGTCTTAATAAAAAATCTTTATGAACTATAATTATTGTTTTTTTCTTTAATTTAGATATAATATTTAATCCCATTACTGTCTTTCCAGCACCTGTGTGAATCTCTAATAAACCACATTCATTCTTTTGTGCTGATTTTACATAAGTATCGACAATCGGTTTTTGAAAATCTCTTAGTTCCCCTTTAAATTTTAAATCAATATCTTTACCACTACTAATGCGCTCTTCATCAGGTATACCATATGTATTCATTCCATAAAATCTAGGAACATAAAACTTTTTTTTTGATTCGCGATATACTGGAAATGCCTGGGGTTTAGCAATAGAACTTTTAGGAGCAAATGGACGCACTGTTAATTCTCTTCGTATTAATTCTTGTTCTTGGACTGTTAAACTTTCTTTATAAATTGTATATCCTTTAGCACCTAAATAGGTAGCACAATCATCATTCATAATTATATATTTTTATAATTTTATTTTTAGATCCATTTAATTAAACTTTAAAAATAATATAATCCTTAACATATATATATATGTCAATTATAAAGTTATTGAAAAAAGATTTACATACTTATGTTTTAGCTGGACTGCTTGCTCTTTTTATCGTTTTTGATATTCAGGTTCCTTATGTAGTAGCAAGCTTAGTTGATAACCTACTAGGTAAGGTTGTTGTAATAATATCAGCATTATATCTTTTGAATTATAATCCTATTATTGGTTCATTAGGTGTTATCGCTGCTTACTTACTTATTAAAAGATCTGAAAATAATAATAACATATTAGTTGAAAAATTTGTTCCTTCTGAGTATAAAAAAGAAGAAGAAATGCAAAGATATAATAGTGTTCCCGTTAGTCTTGAAGAAACTGTTGTGAAAAATCAAATACCTTTTTCAAAAAATAGAAAAAAAATTGTTAAAACTAGTGTAAAACCAATAGATACCGAAACACGTGATGCCGCTTCTGTTTAAATATAAATTATTTTTATAATAATAAATTATATTTTATTCTTGTCTTACAAATAATATTACTATGCATACTATTATACCTACTAATAATGTACTTAATACTGCTATTCCTTTATTTTCACCTACTGCTGTACCACCGCTTCTTGCTGCAGAACCTACCCTTTGTGCTAGCCAAGCACTATTCCAACTGTTATAGAAAAAAAAACATACTGCTATAAAAGCAAATACACCCAATAAAATTAATGGCGTTATCCATATCCAGTTTTGCGCTGCTTCTTTTGTTTTTTTTACTACAGGTTTAGGAATATTTACCTGTGTACAATTACTCAATATTTCTACACTTGATGCAGTTGGATCATCACCTGGTTTCATTGCACCATGTTTATTATATAATAAACCTCTTATACTTTCAGAATAATCAAACTTTTGTTGATTAATTAAACTATATAATTTATTTTTATAACTACTTGAAATTGTTGTTATATTACTATCTGTTGAATCCCATACTAATACTTCGCCATTATTACTACATTTATTCTTTAATTTTATAGGATTTTTACCTGTATATCTAAAAAATCGACAATTTGTTACAATATTATTTAATGTAAAACCGTTTGTTTTTATATCTGACTTAGATGAATCTGATTTATCTTTTACTGTATTTAAAAAACTCCAAAAATTGTTTAATCGTGATGCATCATCTTCTTTAATTGGTATACATACAAATAAATCACCACCATCACTTTTTACATAATGTATTACTACTTCTCCTATTACCCCTCTGCTTCCTACAACATTGTGAATCGCTGGAGTATATATTCTTACATTTCCTGAACCTAGTGTTAAAGAACCGCCTGCATATTGTATCATTGAACTTTTACCACTTATATTTGATAATTCTAAATAATTCGCCTTGTTTGATACCATACACTTATCAATTGAATAACTATAAAGAAAATCACACTTTCCACCCTTATCTCCACATACATCCGAATTTTCTTTATTTAAATTTACTCCTTTTGAACAAACCATTATTATATTATAATAATAAAAAAATATTTCAATATGTATATATAAATGTCTATTTTGACTCCTAAAAGATTAAATAATATAAATAAAAATAATCCATACCGAAAAAAATTTTTAGATATTAGGAATGAATTTAGAAGAAAAAAAAACAAAAATAAAAAAAAATTTAATAAAACTGTTAACTATTTTAAGGAAGCAAAAAAAATACTATTAGCTTCTTTTCAAAATCATAAACTATTTTATGGTGGAGGTCAGGGTCAATCTGGGGATAGAGAACAACAAGATGAACTTACAAAAATTATGGCTTATGCCTCTCTCAACCCGGAAAGTCAAATAAAACTTTTTGAAAAAACTGGTAGATATTGGGAACCTAGTTATTTATCGACTATTGAAAAAAAAACCAATGAACTTTATATTCCAGCTATTACATTTTTTTTTGGATTTAATTTAGATTTAGCTACATATTTATCTTCTAAAATTGATGAACCGGAAATTCAAACTGCACAAAAAAATATTATACCCAATATTGATTCTCTCTTATCTAATTTGCAAAGTTCATTTTTATTATCAATATCAAATGATGCTGAAACTACAAAATATACATTTTTAACTATACTTTTTAGAATATTTAATGTTTTAAAAGGAAAAAAATTTTTAAATGTTAAAAAAATTAATAAAAAATTAATTGATGTATTAATAACTTCAGGAGATATAACACCAACAGGCCCTGGAGGTGGTGAATCAAAGAGTTCGACAATAAATAAAACAGTTGACTTGAAAATGCAAAAAATACCACAATATAAATATATTTTGTTCCTTATTCCTATTTTAGTATATTCATATCAATACTTAGTTGACTTATATGGTAATGACTTTATTTCAGGTAAAAATCTTAAACAAGTATTAAAACACCACGAAGAACAAATTGCTAGATTTTCTGATAGTTTAATTGATGGTGAATTTATTTCTAATGCTGATATTGATATTTTAACATCAACACAATATTCTGAAGATAAACAACAAGAACATTATATTGAAAATCCATTTAAGCCTTCTAGTAGATTTAAGATTAATTCATCCCTAAGAAATAATCAAGTAAAAAAATCGCGATTTGCTTATCAAAAGATAATTCAAGCTAAGCAACAAGCTCAAAGACAACAACAAGCCAGCCAAGTTATCCAAAGAATGGAAAGAGGTAGAAGAGCTAGAGAGCAAGCACAAGGACTAAGAGAACAAAAAGCTCAAAGACAACAACAAGCCAGCCAAGTTATCCAAAGAATGGAAAGAGGTAGAAGAGCTAGAGAGCAAGCACAAGGACTAAGAGAACAAAAAACTCAAAGAGAACAACAAGCTAGTGAAAATATACAAAGAATAGTTAGAGGTAGAAGAGCTAGAGAGCAAGCACAAGGACTAAGAGAAGAAAAAAGAGAACAACAAGCTAGTGAAAATATACAAAGAATAGTTAGAGGTAGAAGAGCTAGAGAGCAAGCACAAGGACTAAGAGAACAAAAAAGACAGCAAGAGCTAGCTTCTCAAGTTATCCAAAGAATGGAAAGAGGTAGAAGAGCTAGACAGCAAGTGCAAAGAGAACAACAAGCTAGCGAAAATATACAAAGAATAATTAGAGCTAGACAAGCCCGACAACAAACACAAGGCTTAAGAGAAAGAAAAAGATTGGAAAAAACACTTCAAGATTTAAGATCAAGTGAGAAATCACAAGTTATTGAGAGAATTTTTAGATCTATACGCGATGAAAGAGGGCAAGCTGATAATTTTGTTGTATTCTTACTAAATTCTGATATTTCTTTACCAGGCGGATATGAACAATTTAAACAAGCTCTTCTAGAAAGACCTGTCAGACCTGGTGAAAGAGAAACTATTTATAATGCATTAAAAAATGATTCCACAAAAGATATGGCGAGAATCTCTGCAATTGACTTTTTATCTACGTTTTATGATAATTTAACACTTGAATCTATATCTATTCTTCGTGTCATTTTAGTTTTATATAAGTTTTATAGAGTTTATAAAAGATCTAGACAATGGGGAGTATTAGGCTTTTCATTTAAAAACTTTGGAAATTTTCTTAAAGGATATGGTAAGCAAACTTTCTTACATCCATTAAATTCATTAAAATATTTAGGACTCTCTAATATCAAAAAAAATGAGGATAGAGATAATTTTTTACGAAAAAGTGATGATTATAGAGTACCATTAAAACTACCTAGCAATTTAAAAACTAAATGGGAAATTAATTCTAATGGTAACGCTATGTTACATTTTGCTTCTATAGGAGATGGAATTGATTTGCCATTTGTGCATCATCTTTCATTCGATAAAGAATTATCAAATTATTCTGTTTTTGGTATGCTTACAGCAGAACATTTAATGAAACATGGTGAACTTAGTTCTTTAATTCAAGGTTATAACTTACGTTTAAGTACTTCTAGCAATGGGTCTTTTCCTTGTACAAGAAGTTTATTTGGATGTTTAGATATCAAAGCTGCAGAAATACCACCTGAAATTAGAGATGCATTAATTGCAGATGAAAAATCTAGAACTAGAAATAATAAAAGCGTAATTGAAGACCAAAATATTGATTGTTTAATTGGACCATTCAATATATTAGATAGTGATGGTATATATAGATTTACTAAAAAAGTAGGAACACGTGGCTATTTTTTTAATAGAGCTAAAAAAGAACTAGAAAAAAGCAGAAAGATTCGAAATAAAGATACAACAAAATATTCTAAACTAGTTTCTAAAAAGAAAAAAAAACAATTAAGTGGTGCAGATAAAAAATCTTTAAAAGAAATTAATGCTAGAATATTAGCTGAAAAAAGATCTAGACATAACGAGAGACAACTAAAAATTCAAAAAAGAATTGCTAACTTGAGAAAACAAATTGATAATGTTACTACTCCTGGCGGAGGGGGTGGTGAATCTAAAGCCGGGTCTTCAAAAACTGCAGGTGGTGAAATTAAAACTTCTCAGAAAATGCAAGACGAAATTGCGGAACTAGAACAAGAATCTAAAAGAAATGAATTAAATTTTAATAGTACTCCTGAAATGAGTTTATGTAATGAAATAAGTGATGGAACAAGTTGTGGTGGTGGTGGTGACTCAAAATCTGCTATAACAGCTGAAGGTAGTGGTGGTGGTGGCGGTGACTCAAAATCTGCTATAACAGCTGAAGGTAGTGGTGGTGGCGGTGGTGAATCAAAAGCAACCGTTGGTGACACAGCTTCTCGCGGTGATTATTCCAGAATTATTAAATCACAAAAAGACTTAGGTTTTATTATTGAAGAAATGGCTATATTAATTACTTTATGTCAGACTTTATTATTGTCTAAAAAAATGAATTCTAGATTGTGTATTAGTGAAAATTTAGATTTAATTAAAACTGATATATATAGAGCCCATATAATAGGTAATTATGATTCGTTGAATGCTTTATTACAAGGTAACATTATTGGCGAAATAAAATCTGATAAAAATAAGTTTTTTTGTGCTGCTCAACATCTATTAGGATTAGATATATGTAAAGCTGATAGAGATGAGCGTGAATTTAGTACATCTTATAAGCCTCTTTATGTAGCTATTCCATCTAGAGAACATGATTTTAGTGAAAAGGTCAATAATATAAACGATGATTTTAAAAGAACAATGACTGGAGAAAATGTTTTTAAAAAAACAGCCCTTGCTATTTTTAGTAGATATTTTTCAAACGGAAATGAGTTGGAATCTAGAATTGAAAATTATTCTAGGGGAGATAATAACGATAAAAGAACTTTATTCTTTTTGGTTATTCATTTATTATACAATATAATAAAAATTAATTTTTTAAATTCGTGTCCGAGATTGTCAGACAATTATTTTGATGAGTTAGCAAAAACACAAGATAATATTGCGGTTTCTATAGATATTATTATTAAGTATTTTAAAACTCCTGATTTATCTGTTCCTAGTTCATTTTTATCTAGAATAAAAAAAATAAATGCAGAACAAATAATAAAATTATTTAGATTATACGCTCTAAAAGAACTAAATGAGAGTGGGGGGTTGGGTGAAATTGGAAGAAAATTAGCAAGATTTGATGAATTTATTGAACAAATTGGACTGAAGGAAAGTGATAAACAAAAATATAAAAAAGAACTTGCAAGAGTAACTGATTATAAAATTCCTGTTTTGGAACAAGAACTAGAATTTAGAATGAGGGTTTCTTGTTTCTTTGTTCCAAGATTAAAAACAAGAGAACCTGATGCCGCTGCCGTAGCTAGTGGTGATTCAAAAAGAGATGGTAGCTCTAAACGACATGATGATGAGGATATTGATGAGGATATTGATGAGGATATTGATGAAGGTAAAGATGTTGATGAAGATTCCGACGATACTGAAGATTATTCATCTGTAGTAGGTGATGACCCTGGTTATAATAGTGATACTTGTATTCAAGAAGTGCCTGCACCACAAGTTCCATCATCGCCAAAAAAAACTAATGATAAACTTTGGGTTTTAACAGATGATAAAATTGTTAATTTTGTAAAATCTCTTCAAGTATTACCTAATTGGTTAGGTGGTAAAGATGAAAACCCATATTTACAAGGCTACTTTAATAATAAAAGACCTAATAAAAGATTAGATGTTGAAACCTTACCTCGTTCTTCTAGAAAAAGAGATGCTAGATTTGATGATGATGGTAACCTAAAAAAGAAAGGTGTTGTCGAAAGAGCTATTCTCACAAAAGCAATAAAACCAGAACCACTACCACCCGCTACTGATGAAGCAGGAAACTATGTAAATGAAATAAAACAACCTACAAGAATTGCTGGTAAAATAAATAATAATTATTTTGCTGAAACGGTTAGATGGTGTAATATTCCAAGATCAGACGAAGAAGGAGAAATTAAAGAAGGGGCGGGGGCTGGTGCTTCAAAATCCTTACTAAAAGTAAGACGAAAAAAAGCAAAGGCATTGATGTCTGCCTCGGCGAGCCCCGGCGACATTAGTGTTACGAGCCAAAATCCAGGAGGAACTGGTGCTGGTGGAGAAGGAGGAGGTGGTGAATCAAAAACTGGTTATACTTCTTTTGCAAGTTTGGGTGGAGGTAGAAAAAGTAAATCTTTAAAAAAAAGAAAAAAGAAAAACAATAAAAAAAGAAAAAATAAAAGTCAAAAAAATAATTGCTGGAGTCTTACTGATATAAAGCTTAAAAAACTAATTGGTTAAATAATAATTAATATATAAATTAACTATTATTTATAAATCAAAACTATTACGTCTTTGTGAAATCTCACTATTGCTATTTTTTATTCTTTTTGTTTCTACATAATTTTCTTTAAAATCTATTAATGTTAATATAATACTATCTATTTTACATCTAATTTCTTTATAATCTGGATATGTAGTTTTCAAATTATATAATCCTATCATTAAATCATTTATAAATAAAATAATTTCTTTACATAATGCTATATACTTTTTATTTACTGGTTTAAAATTCATTAATAACTTATCTAAAAAATCAGCAAATTTTGTAAAATCACTGTTTAAATCATCAAATGTTTTTTTCCTATTTTGATTCCACCACCACCTTTTAATTTTTTGGACCATTCCTATTTCATCAATATAATAGATATCTGTTTTACTTAATTTATCTCCTTCCTTTATTCTAGTAATTATTTCTAAAGTATTTTTAAAAATTACAAATTTTTCTCTTTGTTCTGTTGCCACATCTTTTTCTTTTATATTCAAAGTTAGCGATTTATTCCCAGCAATAAGTGAAGAAATCATTATTTATATAAATATATATAATTTTTTTATAAATATGGGATATATCTTGGTGATTCCGATTCATATATTGTCACTTTAAAAGCATCTTTATATCCTTCAACATAAACAGTATCGCCATTAAACAATTCATCACAACCATATTCACTTGTGCAACTTCTACCATTTTTACTCACTGGTAATTTTATATTATTATATTCTCTCATTGTGTAGTACTGCCATTTTTGACGATTTGTATGTAAAGGTCTTCCCAATAATGAAAGCACAGTTTCTTTACCATTTATACGATTTAATATTCCTAGTTGTTTATATTCTGGAAAAAATCCTCTAGTTGGAATATTTATTGGAACACCTCTTGGGTCTCCTGTTGTAGGCGGAACAAAAAAATTATGTTTCAAGGGAGGCATGTAGGGATTTGTAAATATATCTTTTGATTGAACAAACTCTACATTATAATTCGGTTGTTGGGCTGGGGGGAAAATATTATAATCAACATTATTTTCTACTTTTGAAGATAATAGTAAAGTTTTATTATAATAATAATATAATGCTATTACTAATAATACACAAATAATAAAAAGTATTGTTGCGTTTTCTATACATAATACACCTGGAGGACATCTTCTTGGCATTTACTTTATATTATTCTATTATTCTTTTTTTTCAAGCTCTTGTTTACCATCTGCTAGTTTTTCTAATAATCCATCAACATTTCCTAAACTTCCACTTATGTTAGAAAATTGACCCATCATTTTTTCCGCCTTAGATAAAAGGGGTGCGAAAGATTCTAAATTTTTCATCATTTTTTCTTGCTGATTCATTAATTTACCTGCATCTTTGGTTAATCCTGATACGCCACGTGGACCAAGCATCTTTTCTAAATTTGCATATGCTGCCTTTCTTGTAGCATCAAAATCTACACGACCTTTTTTACCACCACCGAATGGTTCATCATCGTCATCGTCATCACTATCGCTATCATCATCTTTGTGATCCATTCCCTCTCTAATTCTCTTTTTTTTCTTTCTATTTTTTAAACCTTCAACGACATTGTTTGCTAATAGAACATTTGCTCCACACATTGCCACGCCAAAAATAATTATTAAATTCTTAGTAAAGTATGATGTAATTAATACTAAAGCTAAAAACATACCCAACGCTCTATTGTCACCAATAGTTAAATATCCTATAATATTAGTTAATGCTAAAAATGAAACTAAGTATAATACATATTTATTATGTAACAAACTTTTAACCATTTTTCCTGCCTTTTTCCCTAAAGTCTTTACTTTCATTATATATATACAATTCATAAAATAATTATAAATTACAAATTATATTTTTAGTATGAGTTTACAGCTCTACGAAGGGTTGCTACAGCACCTCTAACGGCCATTCTTCTTCCGCGTCGTCTGTTTCTGAATGCCTCTTTTTCCGGTTTGTCAGATGCTTCCTCTGTTTCCTTTGTCTCCTCTTCCTCTGTTGCTTCTTCATCGCACGCATCCAATTCTGCTTGTAAACTTGAGATTTGGTTTTGTAATGCAGATTTGTTCTCCTCTGAACATTTATCCTCTTTATGATCCATGCCCTCTCTAAATCCTTCCTTTACCTTACTGCATCCAAATAAAATATTTGATACAAATAAACCTCCAATTATGCATAAGCACATATTCTTTGTAAGGCAGCTCTTGCAAGCAAATGTTGCAAGAGCAAAAATAACAACGCATTCCATTGCGCCTACACTAACATAACCTAAAAGATTAATAACCATGAGCGCATAAGTTAAGTAACAGAAATACTTATTCTTTACTAAATTAGCTAATTTCATTATATATAATTCAAACAAAAAAAAAATATTTTAATTTTACTTTTATGACTAAATAATTAGAGAGAATAATCCCTAAAAAATAAAATATAATTTAATTTATTTTTATATTGGATTTTTCTCCCTAAATTTGTGATGCATAATCTATTTAATTTATTCTTTTTTTAGAAAAGAAACTTTACATTTAGGTTTTGTATTAAATAAATTATAAGGTTTGAAATCTCCATCTAAATGGTGTTCTTCAATTTCTGTATTTTCTGTATTAAATATTAAAATAATATTTTTGTCAGACTCATAATCTTCATAATATTTGAAATCACCTGTGAAATCCCCTAACCCGTAAATTATTAATTTATCTTTATATTTTTCATAACCTACTTGATGATGATAACCATGACCAAATATAATATCTACACCTAAATCACATATTTTTTTAAAAAATAATTCATATTTGTCACTTAAATATGTTTTCTTTTTATAATTCGTATAGTTATCGCTGCTCATGAAATTAGTATTATAATGAATTGAAAATATGAATGTTCTATTACCCTTAATTTTATTTAAGTATTTTATTAGTTTATATGTATATATTTCCATTTCATAGGTATTAATAAATAAAAAATTTTCTTCATATAATTTTGTAATATGTGGGTACTTTATTAAATTTTTATACATTTCTGTCCAATGGTCTGTTGCATTTAAATATATAAAATTATCATCAATATAATAACTTTTTTTGTATGTACATTTCATATTATTTCTATTTAATATTTCTATTGTATTATTATATCCCTCAATACCATAATCTAATGTGTGATTGTTTAACAAAGAAACAAAAATATCGTTTTTTGGAATCATATTATTTAAATATTTCATATTTGAATCTACTATATTGTTAAAATAATCCATATTATGTTTTCCCTGTTTTGTATAAATATGTATTGGCTTGCCTTTTAATTTTATGGATTTTAAATCACTTTTATCATCTAGAAAAACGGTTTCTAAATTAAAGAAATAAGCATCAGCATATTTTATTTTATTTTTAATTTCATCCCTAATATATTTGATTTTACAAGACTTTATATTATCACGTCCAAATTGTAAATCACCTAAAAAAACCAATTTCATAATATAATATATATTTATATTTTCTAATTTTATTATGTTTAGAGAGAATACGCGTTTATAATTTAATTAAATCTATATAAAAATTCAATTAAATATTTTATATATTTTTATGTGTAAATGTTGTAACATAAAATGTTTTCCAACAAATAAGACTATATTTAGATGTGGTTGTTTTTATTTAACATATTTCAAAGTAAGATTTTTAGTAATGTTAATTTCTTTTGGAATATTTTTTTTTGATATTGCTAGCGATATATTGGTATTAATTGATTTAGATAAAACAAATTCTGAATATTTTAATATTTGTTTAATTATAGTTTTATTACCTACTTTTTATAATATTGTTAATAGTATAAGAAATTGGCCACGTTGGCTAAATGTAGCTAAAATAGGTTGGATTAAATTTTTCCTCGGTGTTCTTTGGTTATTTATTAAAACAGTATTACAAATAAATATTATGCAATCTGCATTTGGAGTGTTAATGGAACCGTATGGTAGAGATAATCAAGTATATATGACTTATAGAATGAATGAGTGTTTATTAGAAAGTGCACCACAAGCTTTATTTCAACTATTTATAATTTTAAAAAATGCACATATATATAGTATCAATCAAATATCAATATATTATATCTCTATTGCTATATCTGTTTTCAGTTTAGTATCAAGCTTAATTTCGTATGAAGTAAATATGTTTAATTCATCTGCACGCACTATTTTTTTGATTAAAAATTTATCAGCTTCAAATAACTTTGATGGTAAATTTAATATTAGACAAAAAATTCTAAATAAAAATACATTTTATGTTGCGTTACTAACTTTATATAGATTAACAGAAGTTGTATCAAGAATTGGAATTTTAACATCAATTGGGATTATTTATGATGGTTATGCGATTATTTGGTTTTTGATAGCTGATTTTTCTATAATATTATTATCTAATTTAGTTATTATTTTCAATAATTTTAACATTTTATGCTCTAATTGGCCTCCTTGGAGATGGCAAGGACTAACTTGGAGAGAATTAGAGTGGTGGTTTAGACAAACTGTTATTTTACAAATTTATTTATCATTATCAGTTGAATTTATATTGTCACAAGTTAAAAATCTAGCAATATTTAATGATATTTTTATAAATCATTCTACATTTATTAATGATGAAGAGGTGCAACCTCAAAATATGGCAAGTTATACTAAAAAAAGAATATCAGCATATCATAAATCAAATAAAAACAAATTAATAACTCACTTTATATCACGTTACTTAAATAATTTAATTTTATCTATTCTAATAATTTATAATTTGATATTTAATTCATATTCAAAATCACTAACTATAATATCAATATCAAGCATTTGTTGTTTTGTTTTGAATATAATTTGTTTACCATTTATAATAAAATATGTTTATAAGTACAAAAAATATTATAAAGTTTTCAAACCAATTAATCCTTTTGAATATTGCAAATGCTGTGAATGTTGTAAAACTTCAAATAATAATACTATTTCCAAAAGTAAAGAATCAAAACTTTCTGGTGAATCAAAAAAAAATATTAAAGATTTGATTGAGACTGAGAATAAAATTATTATTACTAATGTGAAACATCCTGACGATATTTTAATTTAGAATTTAATAAAAGTATTTAAAAAACTTTAATTCATATTGTAATTTAATTTTCTCTCTGTTTTGGGTTCCTGGTTTGTATTTTCTATTTCCTTTTTTTCTTTTACAACTTTTAAATTATTTATTTTTGAACTATGAGTTCTTGTTAAACCTCCTCCGATATTTTCTATTGAATCATATTGGTACTCAACCATATGTGTTTCTAACCATTCTTTTCCTTCGTCTGAAAAAGGATTAAAATCCGGCATTTATATATATATATTAATTTTAATTTAATTTAATATATATTCTCTCTAACTATCGCTTACGTGTTCTTCCTCTACGTTTTCTTCTTTTTCTTCTTTTTCTTCTTTTTCTTCTTGTTCTCTTTGGACTTCTTGATTTACGCTTACGTGTCATAAATCTACTCTTTCTTGATTTGATTGCATCTGTTGTAAACTTAAATCCTCCGCGCTTTCTTTTCTTCTTTCGGCGTTTTCTTGTTCTTTTACGACGACCCCCCTTCTTTGGTTTTTCCCACTGTGTTTTATTAGTAGTTTCATTATAATAGTAAGTTCTTCCGTTACTGTCTTGACCTCTTTTCCAACCTTCTGGTAAATCATCAAATGCTCTTGTTAATTCCGAAACAGACTTGATTGCTCCAGTAGACTTTGATTCACCACCAGCAACAGCACCACCACTTGATTTTTCTGGGTGAACTTTTGAATCGTCTTCTTTATGTTCACCATCTCCTTTGTGAGCCAACTTCGCACTAGTAGGCAAATCACCTTTATATACACTTTGATTTGTAACATCATTCCAGTAATATTCCCCATATTCATCGTCTACAGCATGATGCCAAGTACCTTCAGAACCATCACCAGTACCAACTATTTTCTCCAATTTTTTTTTCACTTCTACAAGAGCACTTATAACATCATCTAATTCAGTAGCTGTTAACTCTCCTTCCATATCAGGTAAATCTTTTGTAATTAGGTTTATTAATTCCTGCAATTGTGTTGCCGCAGAAGAATTTTCACCCACTCTAGATACTATTCTGTCAATTAAATCACTAATTTCTTTAATTAAAGCTAATACCTTTCCCTTTTTTTCAGTATAAGTTTTAAAATTTTTATTATGATTTTTTATTTTTTCTGTTAATTGAGTTAATTTTGCTTTTGCCGCCTCAAAGGTCATATATATATTTATATATATTATTTTATTCAACAGAAGAAACAATTTCATCTAAACTATTTTTTACGCGGTTTAATTCTCTAAGTATGTTTTTCTGTTGAAATTCTGCCCTTTTTAACATTGTATCACTTAAATCTCCCTCAACCATCAAATTGTCTAAATATATCAATAATTTTTCAATATTTGCTTTTTCCTTTTTCTTTTCATCTATAATAAATTTATAGTATCTATTATAATCTTTTGCTATTTCTCTTAAGAATTCATTTTTATGTTGCATCTCATTTAAATATTTCAATCTATGTAACATTGCTTTTTGATTCTTCTTAATCTCCATTTCAATCTTTAATTTAATTAAATCTCTATTTGCCTGATCTTCCATTATTTTAATATAATATTTTTTTATTATATTAAAAATAAATAAATTATATTTTAATTATTATTTCATAATGTAGTGAATAACTTATTTGAACTATTTAAAAATGGTATAAAATGTAGAGAGAAATATATTAATATAAAAATATTTAAATATTACTGAATATTATTTAGGATGTCTAAAATTATGAAAGAACCCTTGCTTACTGAAAATCCCAACCGCTTCGTAATGTTCCCCATTGAACATGATGATATTTGGAAAAGTTACAAACAAATGATGGACTGTTTTTGGCGCGCAGAAGAAATAGATTTTTCAAAAGATATGTCACATTGGGTAACATTGAATAGCGAAGAACAATATTTTATTAAGATGATATTAGCGTTTTTCGCCGCTTCTGATGGAATTGTTTTAGAAAATCTTGGAGCTAGATTTTTGAGTGAAGTTCAAGCACCTGAAGCAAGAGCTACATATGGATTTCAACTAATGATGGAGAATATACATAGTGAAACATATTCTCTTTTAATTGATACTTATATTAAAGATAGAGAAGAGAAAGATAAATTATTCAACGCATTGGATAATTTCCCTTGTATTAGAAAAAAGGCAGATTGGGCATTAAAATGGATTCAAGATAAACGTAGTTCATTCGCTACTAGATTAGTTGCGTTTGCTGCAGTAGAAGGTATATTTTTCAGTGGTAGTTTTTGTGCTATTTACTGGCTAAAGAAACGTGGTCTTATGCCTGGACTTACATTTTCCAATGAATTAATAGCTAGAGATGAAGGCATGCATACAGATTTTGCTGTTCTTCTTTTTAATAAATTGGAAAGAAAACCAAAAAAGAAGAAGATTGAAAATTTAATTAAAGAAGCCGTATTTATTGAAAAAGAGTTTATTTGTGAGGCATTACCTTGTAAATTAATTGGTATGAATGCAAAGCTTATGTCACAATATATTGAATTTGTTGCTGATAGATTATTAGTTCAGCTTGGATTTAATAAGATTTGGAATTCTAGTAACCCGTTTGATTTTATGGAGATGATATCATTACAAGGAAAAACTAACTTTTTTGAAAAAAGAGTAGGAGAGTATAGTTTATCATCAGATACTAAGACCTCGGAAGCTTTTAGTATGGAAGGTGTAGAATTTTAGTTTATAATTTAAATGATTTAAAATTAATGATACAATTAACTAATATAAAATGGATAATAAATTATTTACAAGAGGTAAATATAAAGGAAAAACCTTTAAAGATGTTAGAATAAATCATACAGAATATCTAATATTTCTTGTGACACAACCAGCAGGAAATGTAGTAGGTCATTTTGATTTTATTAAATATTGTATGAATTATCTACAAAGTGAAGATGAACTTATATGTTATTCAGAATAATATTAATTATATATTTGGTTGAGGATTTAATTGCATACTATATATTGTTAATGGTTTATCATGATTATAATTAAATTTTAATAATACTTGTTCTATATTCTCTCCGTAAAAACTTGATTTTACCCGTTTATTTGTCTTATCACAATACCATTCGATTGTATAACAAACATAAGGACTATCCCCTTTTGCTAATGCTACCTTTAATGTATAAACATGTATATACATTTCTTTAATTAATTCTAACTTTTTATCTGGTTCCCCCATTAATGAAAATAAAAGAAAATGTGTTTTATGCTTAGGATTATAAGTGACTAAATTTAATTTTAAGCGTTTAAAACTTAATTCTTCATATTCAAAATGTGCTGAACAATTACTATCATTTTTAATTAATTCTTGTATAGAATATTCTACTTCATAAATATTTCCAAATTGTTTATTCATTATTGATTTATACTTTTTTATCTTTATTACTTATTAAATATATTTTTATCAAATATTAAATATGTATAAAAACATCACAAGGTATATTAATAACATGTCTTGTAATATCTGCTTTTCTGATACTCCATTAAATCCTATATCTACACCTTGTAATCATACATTTTGTTATGAGTGTATTAAAAAATGGATATATAAAAAACCAAATTGCCCTTGTTGTAGAAGGGATTTCTCAGTGGAGGAAGTTTTGGAATATTATTGTAAATATTCTGATGAAATTATAACAAGAAGCAAAACACTATTTTTAAGAAAAGAAATTGTAATGTCTAAATCATATCAGAATTTACAATCTATGATGCAGGAACAAAATGCAGAAAAAAGAATAGAAAAAGCTTGCGAGACATTTAGGTATGTTTATGAACATAAAGAGGCATTTAATAAACTAGCAGATAAGGCTATATTCTTAAAAACAGTATATAAAAAAGCTTTAGAATTTTATAAAGATGACGGATTTGCATTATTTTATGAATGGATTTTTAAATTCAGAAATTATATAGCACTAATAGATAAAAATTTTTTATATTATAGTCATAACATTATAATAGTTTAATTTGTATATTTTTTTAATATAACACCTGGTATAAGTTGTTCTTTCATTTTATCAAGTTTTTTAAAGCATTTATTAATTGTTACTTCGCTAATTTTACTAACATTAAATACAGCCTTTTTACTGACATTTAAATTACAACTTTGAGATATAAAATATACAGTTCCTGCTGCAGTAGATTGTGGTGCATTTTCATCCATTAAATTATTTTTTTGGATTCTTATTGCAACAAACTGACATACCTTTGTTAGTTCACTATTAATATTAAGACGAGTACAGTATCTCTCAATAAAAGCAATTGGCGTTGTTTGGTGAAAATGTGTTTTATCCGCACTACACAATCCTTTTTCATTTTGATTAATTAAATGCGAAGCATTTTTACATCCTTTTGTAGCAGCATCATTTTCTAAATGAAATATAGTTGCTATTTCCTTTGCTGTTCTTGGATAATTATTTACTCTACAAGCTACATAAACAGAAGCAGCTATAATACCATCTCTATTATCTCCCCTAAATGTTTTCATTTCTGATAAAATTTTATGATATCTTAAAGAATCATCTACAATTATTTTCGGCACACCAGCGATATTTGACATTTCTTTAATTCTCTGGAATTCATCATACTGTGATTTTTCTTTATATGGCATAGACTGCCATTCTGTATATCTTCTTACCTTTCTCATCTGATAATTAGATCTACTATTACATAATACTTTACAACCATATGATGATTCTTTTAGTAAAGGATTAATAGGCATACCACATCTAGTTGGGTCACGCATTTGATTATCCGCTGCACCATAGTATCTCCATTCGGCACCTTGGTCCATTTTATCTTTATATATTATACCACACTTACCATTTGTGCATGTTAAATATTTATCATCTCCAATATAAAGTTGAGAATTACAAATTTCACATTTTTCTCGTTCACCAATATTTTGTTCTGAATATAAACATTCTAGATTTTCTTTTTTATTAATTTCACAATCAAATTGATTCCATAAATCGTTTCTATTTTGTTTAGTTTTTTTCTTTTTTGTATTATTTACTAATTTTTTTTTCTTTAGTTTTTTCGTTGACATTTCTATTAATCCATATATAATTATTTTGTTTTTAACTCAATTTTTTATTAATTAAACGTAATAATTCTTTCCGCTGTTATACTTTGTGAAAATCTATCTGTTGCTTTATAAGTTATTTTATAAGTTCCGGCTGCATATGGTATTACTGTTAAGTCTAATGTTGGACTTATTGTCCTTAAAACTGATAAACTATTATATAAATGATCAAAAGCTTTCACACCAGGGTCATTAAATAAAACATTTGATGGGTCTGTTATTGTTGTATTACCTATAATTGTTATAGTTGGTCCTGATACTAAAACGTTTCCAAACTTATCTATAAATTTACAATTTATATCACGCCTGGTTTGTTTTTGGGTTTCTACCCATTTGTTATCATCATCACATCTACAAGGTTTTGTATATCTACCTCTTCTTATTGAACTAGCCAATCTCATTTTTGTTGATGCATTCCCCCCATTTTGACTTAGCACGTTGTTTCCTTTTATTTTTGAAGGTTTAGGACATTTTCCATATTTCAAACATTTATTCCATTTTGATTGTTTTTTATTTGTCGTGCAACAAACACAAGGTTTATTAAATAATTTAAATTTCATTAATATATATTTATATTTAAATTATTTACATTGACATTTTTCCTTATTACAACAAGATTTATTGTCATTTGATTTCGTATTATTTGGTGTTGCTCTTCTCATTATTGCACGTCTAGCTGCCGCACTTCTTCCAACACTTACTATTGGATTTGCACGTTTTGTGCTTGATGATGAATAATGATTTACTCTTGAATTATGCATACTTCTTGTTATCTTACAAGAAGAAGCAGTTTTTAACTGGATTTTTTCACAACCATCACACTTTTTAACTGTACAATTTCCCACAGCTCTTCTTGGCAATAAGTTAAATCCATTTTTTACACGTCCATGTGTTAATGCTGGCATCTTATATATTTAATATATATTTTTTTCCGATTATATATTATATATGAAAATCAAAAAATTACATTTATTTTTGATTATTATTGGAGTTTTATTATTAGGAAGTTTAGGATTTACTATCAGAGAAGGGTTTGATGCCATGCGTGATGAAATTGATGATGGAATGGCTGATCAAATAGGAGAAGGTGATAATAGCGATTATGTATTAAAATCATCTATAGTTCCACCTGTATGTCCTAAATGTCCACAAAGAACTAGTTGTCCTAGAAAAGAAGCTTGCCCGCCGTGCCCCAGACCTAAAAGATGTCCTGAAGCTCCTTTTGAATGTAAAAAGGTTCCTAATTATGCTTCTGCATCTACTTCGTCCAATTTACCACTGCCTATGCTAAATTCTTTTTCACAATTTTAATATAAAATAAAAAAAATATTATATATTATATTTTTATATGAATAAGTCATTAAAAATTGTTGATAACAAAAAAATAAAAAATATATGTTATACACTTTATCTTCCTATTAAGGCTAGAGTTGCTGTCGATATTGATATTTCTGGTAATGGAATTTTAGATAAATTAAAATCTGAAAATTTAATTGTTTATAATAAACTTTTAGAAAAATGCCATGAAAAAACACCGGATACATTTATGTTCATAGGAAGAGTTGATACCATATTTGTTTATGCCGATTGCAAAAATATTATGAAGAAAGCGATGCAAGTTGTTGAAAAAAAAACAGATAAAAAATGTATAATTAGGAAAATTGTTATTTGTGATATTGAAAGAACTGTTATTTCTGAAGAATTAAACCTTCATGACCCTGCTTATTACCAAAAATGGACTAATAAGGATGATGACGAAATTGAACTAAAAAACTTCCCTTCAGTTATTTTATTATAAATTATAAATTTTATTAACTTATAATTTATTAATCCCGATTTTTTATACATTTTTTATCCATTTGGAATGTTTTTACACGCTTTTCTTTTGGTACTATCTTGACTATACACTTTGACTTTGAACCATATAAAGGCTCTGTACAACCATCTTCTCTCTCTTTGCTATGCCTTCTTTTTCTTGTTTTATTTAAAAATATTTTTATTTTTTTTACTGGATATTTCCTTTCCTTTTTTGTAGTACATCTTGATCTAAAATGCTCATAACGCTCCCTAACATCACAATATTTTAACCCAGATTTCTTACCTAGCATTGCATTTATTATCTCATGTAATTTAAATATCCACTTTGAAAAACAAGTTCTATTTTTTAAATCTTCATCCCTTAATGGTAAAGTTTTCAAATTCTTTTTTAAATTTGTTCTACAATATTTACAAGGTAATATATTTTTCAAATTCATTATAAACCTCTTGTAATTTTTTTTATCACTTTTTGTTGGCTTATTTGGATAATTAAATGATATACAATGTAATACATGCCATAATGGTGGACCCCAAACACTTGTTAACATCCCATCATTACTTATATAGTCTCGCCTTTTATATGTATGCTTTTTGTTTCTTTTTTTTCTTTTCTTACGCGTTTTACCCATAGATATATTATAATTAGAAATTAATTTTTCAAATATTTTAATATATTTTCATTCTCATTTCCCTCTGTATATGGTAACGTAACATTATACGTTATTTTCCATAAATCTATATACATATCTTTTTCATTTGAATATTTATCTATATTAAAATAAACTAGCTTTCCTTTATAATCTCTAACTATCATTTCAATATATTTAACACTTTATCTTTAGATATAATTCGTTAAATCTATTCGTTGTTTATATTTTATATTTGTATAGAAATGAGTAATATTCCTCATCCAACTTCATCTAATACTATTTCATCCATCAATAACTTTAGAACTAAATTAATATCCAAAGTAACAACTCCTAAATTCTTAATTATTATTGCACTAATAGCCGGATTTATTGCTTTAGCACTTTTTGTTTATAATAAATATGTCGCCCCTAAACTTAATCCTGATTTTGTTCCAAATAAAGAATTTATAAGTAAAGATTCAAAATATTCCGGTGCTGACGATGCAACACTTTATTATTTTTATGTTGATTGGTGCCCTATCTGTAAAAAATGTAGTCCAATGTTTAATAAACTTGAAGATTTTTATAAAAAAAATCAAATTGAAAACGTTGATTTCAAAATTTTACAAATTAATGGCGAAACAAATGAATCTGATATGACTAGTTTTGAAAAACAATATAATATTAATATCGATGGTTACCCCTCTATTTATTTAGTTAAAAATGATAAGGTTATTGAATATGATGCAACACCTTCTCTCAAAACTTTAAAAGAATTTATCAACACTACTCTTTAAAAATTTTTCTGCCATTTCCGAACCGTTATTAATAAATTTTTTACGCTTGTTTTTATCTTTTACTAAAGTTAATAATGTTTTTATATTTAACATTTCACAGGATAAAGGTATATAATTTTCTATAACTTTCTGTTTATTATTTACTGCTCTTATTAATTTAAGAAATAGAAATATTCCATAATCCATTAAATTTGATTCATCATTTATTGGTTTTTCATTATCACTGTGTCTTATCTCTATACCTATTACTTCTTCTTCATTTTCACATTGCTCTGATTCTAAACATTTATTCAAAGGAAAAGCACATATTAATCCTCCGTCTGCCATTAATACACCATTTATTTTACCTGGTTTAAATAAAAATGGTAAACTACAAGAACTATAAATCGCATCTAATATTTTCATATCTCCGTGGGTTTTATAACTACAATCTACTAACTCAAATTTATTTACCTCTACGTGAAATGTATGTAGTTCTATATTATTATACTCATATAAATCCTTAAATGTTAAATCTATCTCCAAACCACAAGATAATATTAGTTTTTTTAATAAATTAGCTATTATTTTCTCATCTAATAAACCCTTTTTACTTACCATATCTATTAATAAATCTAATTTTATATTAATATCTTTATTCCAAGGTCTCTCAATAAAATATTCTATTATATCTTTCCATTTCATCTTTAAACATAACATAAATCCACATAATGCTCCAAATGACGTTCCATATATTGTTTTCACATTACTAATATCAATAAATTCCTCTTCTAATAATTTATCTATACATCCTAACATATATAATCCATTATATCCACCTCCCGATAAAACAATATGTTTGATTGTCATATATATTTTTTAAGGTTTTTTTTAATTGTTTTTTTCTCTAATTAATTTAATTATGTTGAAGAATGATTCTTTAAGAACTAAAATTAATATTGATGAATTATACGAACGAAAAAACCAAATCGAAGATATTAAATTAAAACATTATAATAAAATTTTAGCTAGAGCACATACTAAAATAAAACAAACTTCACGTCTAAGATCTCAAGACCAATTTGTTTTTTTTGTAGTTCCAGAATTTTTAATTGGTGTTCCTAGTTATGATACTGCTGCTTGTATTGCATATGTAATGAACCAATTGCAAGATAATGGCTTTTATGTTAAATATACACATCCTAATTTATTATTTATCTCTTGGCAACATTATCTTGACAAACGACAAAGAATGAATTTTAAAAAAAATCACGGATATTCTATTGATGCTTTCGGTAATCCTTTAGGAGAAAATAATGAACAAACAACTTCCAATGATGTAGCTGACCCTAATAATTTTATTTTTAAAAAAAAATCTGAAACAACTGTTGTCAAAAAAGATGATTCTAGATTTAAAAAAATCTCATCTTATAATCCTACTGGAAATCTTATTTATAATTCTAATTTACTCAAGAAAATGGAAGAAAAACTTAATTAATTTGTTAATTTTATTATATTTTTTTTTATTAATGGGAAATGTACAATGTTGCTCTAGAAGAAACAAGGATACAAAATATAATAATTTTAAAAATAATGTAGATTTACAAACTAAAATTATTAAACATATGACTAATAAAAAGTTAGAATATAACATTTCTAAACTAAAAAATGAAAAAAATGAAAATATATGTTTTACAATTGTTTATAGTGTTGGAGTTACTGGGGCTATTATAATATTATGTTTTTCTTTTGAACCTACAGTAGCTATTACTACATTTTTAATGAGTTCTACATTATCTTATTACATCAAAAAAATTATTGATAATAATAATTCTATTAAATTATATACATCTGAATTAGAAAGAAGAAAATTCGCATTTATTAATTTAATAGATAAAGGTAAAATATATGTTCATAATCAATAAATAATTATTTTGCGTAATGTCTACCGTATTTCATCCATAGTAAAACGCTCACTGTAAAACCCAATAAAAATCCCGCAGGGCATTGATCTGGATGATCATTTAAAAATGTTCTAGTTATAATTGGACCTAAAAAAAAAGTTAAAAACGAATAAAAACACATCGTTAACAAAGTTTTTTTGTTTGTTAAATGAACCATATAATTTATTCAAATATTTTTTTTTGGTTTAATTTTATTAAATTTAATTTTTTATACACCTTACCAACTTGGTTTGTTTTTTAACTATTTTAAAAAATAAATATTTTTTTTTGTTTTTACCTTCAAGCACCACTACTAAAATATAAAAATTTTAGTAAATCAATAGGTCCCTACAAAAACACCGTTTTCAATTTCAACGGCACTTTTGTTATTGTTATGTATACAAAAAAAGTGAGTTACTAATAATGTCTGTTATGAATGTTCATCTTAAAGACTAGTGGTTTTGTTGATTTTGTGTGTCACAACTTTTTTAAAAAAAGTCCAAAAAAGGCAATAGGTAATTCATCTAAAACCCGTTTTTTTAATTGTTTGTTTTTTATTAAATACAATGTATGTAGAGGAGCTACTTTTTTGAAAAAAAACAATAGGTCCCTACTAAAACCGATTTTTACCCCCAAAAACCCTTACCATAACTTTTTCAACTTATTTTTCATTTAACACTTTATTAATGTCTTAAAGTAAAAATAAGGAATGAAAAAATGCAGCGAAAAACATCGCTGAGAGCACCCTTACTGAGACCACATTGGCGCCCCCCTAAAAAATGGTTTGTGAGAGGTTGTTGTTTCAGACCGCACTGAAAAAAAGGCACGACCCATTTTTGGCGAAATTCCAAAGTCAAAATCGATCGTTTTTTTTCAAAAAATAAAGTCAAAAAATGAAAATTTTATAAAATCAATTTTGAGAAAAAAATGGGAATTTTGACTTCGCTAGATATTTGTAACAAATAAAAACAAACAATGTAATTTTAATGGTAACCTACATAACTGAAAAAAAGGCACTATAACTAAAATGACCCAAAATGATGTCCAAAAACGTGGAAATATATTGCCAAAAAGGACCAAAAAACTAAAAAAAAATTTAAAAAAAATAAAAAAATAAAACCTATATTCATTTAAAAAATATAATTACAATTTATTTTTTAGGCAATGAAATACATTGCCAAAAAGGACCGTTTTTGACAATATGTAAAAAAAAAAATAATAAATATCTTTTTACAACATTGGTTTAAAAATAATTATATTTAGCAATATATATGATAAATAAAAAAGGACAAAATTATTGTTGTGAGAATTGTAATTTTTATACTGACAATAAAACAAAATATAATCGACATTTAAAAACTAAAAAACATTTATTGAAAGTGGATAAAAAACAGAATATTTGTATTTGTGGGAAATCATATGTTACTTATAGTGGATTATTTAGACATAAAAAAAAATGTCAAGTTATTAAAGATTTAAAATTAGAGGAAGATATGACAAAAGATGAAATAATAAAAATGCAGGAGAAGGAAATAGAAATGAAGGATAAGAAATATAATAAACTACAAGATTCTTATATAAATACTTTGGAAAAACATAAGGATACTTTGGAAAAACAACAAGGAAAATTATTAGAAATAGCTAATAAACCAAATATAATTAATAATCAGATGACTATAAATGTATATTTAAATGAGAAATGTAAAGGTGCTATGAACTTGACAGATTTTGTAGATCAAATAAAGGTATCTTTACAAGACTTATCATTTACAAATAAAAATGGTTTAATAGAAGGAGTGAGTAATATATTTGTGAAAGAATTAGAAGATATGAAACCAACCGAAAGACCGATACATTGTAGTAATAAAAAGGATATGCAGGTTTATATAAAAGATAGTGATGAGTGGACAAATGATAAACAACATTTTAAATTAGATAAGTCAATTGAAAATGTTATGAATAAACAGTTGAAACAAATAAAAATTTGGGAGAAAGAACATCCTGATTTTATGAAAGATGAAAAATTAGTCTTAGAGTGGAATAATATGATAAAAAATACAATAATTGATAAGGAAAAAGATATTGCAGCAATCAAAAAGAAAATTTTACCAAATGTTGAGTTAGAGGAACTGGATTAAACTTATCGTTTCTTAGTTTTATTTTTTCTTCTTCTTTTTCTAGTATTTTTTCTTCTTCTAGACTTTTTGCTTACTTTCTTTTTAGCAGCTCCGTCCTGAACATTTGTTTGTGAAGTTGCTGCTGAAGTGGGTATTCCATATATTTCATTCCAATAATCTTCAGTATTTCTTTTAATCATTGGTATTTTTGGGCATCCATCTGCTATTTTTTTCCTTAATTCTTCTATTTGTTTCTTTAGTTGATCTACATTTTCTTGTTGAACGGTGGGTTCAGGAGTTACAACAGCAGGTTCAGGAGTTACAACAGCTGGTTCAGATTCATTGAACATTTGACTTACTCCTTCAAGGTTAGATTCTTCCTGAGGTTCTTTTGGTTGTTTTCTAGCTTTCATATTAGACACGTATTCATCTTTGGGGACACACTTTCCTTCACCTCCATCAATAGGTGTTAAGCAAAAATCAGTTCCACAATCTTTTTTAGTTTCACAACTTTTCGGTTCAACAGCAGGTTCAGTAGTAACAACAGCAGGTTCAGGTTCATTGAACATTTGACCTACTCCTGCAAGGTTAGATTCTTCTTGTGGTTCTTTTGGTTGTTTTCTAGCTTTCATATTGGAGACGTATTCGTCTTTAGGGACACACTTCCCTTCACCTCCATCAATAGGTGTTAAGCAAAAATCAGTTCCACAATCTTTTTTAGTTTCACAACTTTTCGGTTCAACAGCAGGTTCAGTAGTAACAACAGCAGGTTCAGGTTCATTGAACATTTGACTTACTCCTGCAAGGTTAGATTCTTCTTGTGGTTCTTTTGGTTGTTTTCTAGCTTTCATATTAGACACGTATTCATCTTTGGGGACACACTTTCCTTCACCTCCCTCTATAGGTGTTAAGCAAAAATCAGTTCCACAATTTTTTTTAGTTTCACAACTTTTCGGTTCAACAACAGGTTCGGGAGTAACAACAGCTGGCTCAGGTTTAGATTCATCTTCTAGTTGTAAAATTTCTTGTTTGGCTTCTTGTTCTTGTTGTTTGACATCTTCAAGTTTTAATTCAGTTTGTTTTTTTTCTTCAAATGCATCATTAAGTGTTTCATTAGCAACTTTAACATCATCTTCAGCCTTTTTAACTTCTTTAGTAGCGTTGCTTAATTTATCGTGACAAGCCTTAAGTCTTTTGAATGTTTCAGCATCGCCACCTCTATCAGGATGATGTTTTCTGACCGAACCAGTATAACATTTTCTAGTCCAACTTCCCTCGTGTCCAGATGGGCAAAAATCAGTTTTACATTTATCTTCATATGATACATTTTCTGTTTGACATATAGGATCATCTGGGTCATAAGTAGTTTTTCTTGTTTTTGGATTATAATAATAAACTAGTTCTACATCGCCACCCTTAACAGCATCATTAACTGTTTGTCCAGGCGGTGGTTCGTTTGTAGCTGAATCAAGTATAGTGGTTTTTCCACTTGCATTTTTTGATATATAATAGCTTTTATTGGCGTGCAAATCTACTTCAATGCACGCATTCTTGGTTTTCTTTTCATCATATAATTTTGCAACAATAGCAGTTTCAGGTTGTTTTACAACAGGTTCAGGTTGGGCAACAATAGCAGTTTCAGGTTGTTTTACAACGGGTTCAGGTTGGGCAACAATAGCAGTTTCAGGTTGTTTTACAACAGGTTCAGGTTGAGCAACAATAGCAGTTTCAGGTTGTTTTACAACAGGTTCAGGTTGGGCAACAATCGCAGTTTCAGGTTGTTTTACAACAGGTTCAGGAACTACTGGAGTTGCAATGTCTTTAATCTTTTTATTTTTAGATTCAGATATTTTAGTTTCTAATTTTTTATTTTTAGATTCAGATATTTTAGTTTCTAATTTTGTATTTTTAGGAACACTGGGTGGTAATGTGGATGGTCTATTTCCCATTTTTTCTTTGTATTCTGGCAATTGTTTCATTTGTTTAACACAGGCATCAGATTTACACATAGGATCTTTTAAGGTACCTTTCAAACAAGACTTAGCAAGCATCGTAGGACACCGTTTTGTTTTAGGCGTTCCAGCTTCTTTTGATTTCTTATTTCCACCTTTCATTCTTTTTTTTTTAAATGTTCTATTTCTTTTTTTCCTAAATTTATTATTTTGACTCTTAGGCATTATATATTATTTAAATAAAATATAATACTTTTTATTTACTTACGTCTGCGGCGTCTGCGCTTCTTGTTTGTCTTTCTTCTCTTTCTTCCGCCAGTGGTGGTTCTGCTGCGCTTTCCACCCCTGACTTTGCGTGTGCGTCCTCCTCTGCGAGTGCGAGATCCTCCTTTTCTACTTTTAGCCATTATAAATTAACATAATATTTTTTTTTTGCTAAATGAATAGTTATACGCACAATTAAAAAACTCCAAGAAATTTTCCCTTTTTTTCTTTTGATTCAGAAGATTCCATAGATTCAACCGCTGGTTGTGTAATATTTTCTTTTACAGTCTGTGTAATTTCTTTATCAATGAGTTCTTTAATTTTAGGGTCATCTTGGTCACTTCCTAAACTTCTTTCTCTTTTAGATTCAAGTTCTTTTTTTCTTTTTGCATCTCTTTCTAAAGTTCTAGAGGTAACAATCGCTTCAAATAGCTGTAATCCAGTTTTATATTCCCTTTCACATCCTAAATAAATTTCAACTAAAATATCTCTAACCTCATTAACAATTTTATCAAGTTTTTGTTCAGTAAGGTCTTTATGTAATCCCAAATATTTATTTTTAATATTTGCATTATCACCAATGCCTCCACCAGTTTGTGGTTCATCTTTATCAAACCAATCAAAAACTATATCTAATTTTTTAAGTAGTTTATTCTGTCTATCATTAGCATTTTTTAACATAGTTTTTAAATTTTCAGCATATTTTGCAAATAAAGGTTCTGTTGAATCTCCGATATATTTACGTCTCCATCCTTCCCCTTCTTTTTGACATTCAGGTTGATTATGATAGTCAACTAATGGAATTGTTGTAAAATTTTTCATTTGTCTTGGATCAGATTTTGTAGGATTCCATTGTTTGTAATCTCTATCAGTTTTTCCTGTGAATGCTTTATAAAATGTTTTGGTATCTTTTTGCAGTTTTTTAGCTCCTTTAATTCCAATAACCCACTCTCCAGTTAGATATTTATATTCATCTTTATAAAGGTCTAGTAAACTTTGTACACCAGGTTCTTCACCTAAAGTTCTAGCAAGTACTGTGCTAGAACCCCATTCGGTAGGATCGCTAAAACTATCAGAAGAAAATTTGTTTTTCCTAGTTTTTTTATTAATGCTACAATTAGTTCCTACAGTAATTTTACCTTCTCCAGACTGTGGTGTTGTTAAAGCATTAATTCTTCTATTACATAAGTTAACTTCACTTAAAGTAACATCTACACCCTTAGGTATTTTATTTCTGTTAAGAAGCGATACTTCGTGTTCTTTTCCTGCAGAGTCAGTATATTTATATAATGGATTAACACTTTTCATCATAGCAGCATAAAGGTGTGCAATTTTAACATAAAACTTGGCAATTCCTTTGCACATTCTGTCTTTATTTTCTTTATTTTTAACATCCATGGACATCATTTTATGTTTACCTTTGCTTTTTACAGAAATATTTTTACTTTCAGATTGATAAGTTCCCATACCCCCATCTTCATCTTTATATGTATAAGAAGTAATGGTTCTTTTTGGTGATTCTCTTTTTGTAACAGGTCTAATAAATGTGAGTTCTTCCTTTTTAAGTGCATTTTTAGGAATGCCATTTTCAACTCTTTGGGCTAAATAAGTAATTTCACTAGTGGTTAAGAATTTTTTGAGAACTTTTTTTGTTAAAATAACAAGTTTATCACATCCAGCTTTGGTAGTGAGGGCTTTTAGATCTTTAAAATTTTGTGTAAGTATATAATGAACAGCTATTGCATCATAATAATTAGCAGCTGACTTAAGTTCAAGGGTTTGTTTAGATTGTCCTGCTCCCATATATGTTAAATATATATAATAAATTGAATTAAAATGACAAATTAATTATATAATAAAAATGAGTTTATTACCTTACTTTAATAAAGATGTATTAGAAGTTGGTATCGATGAAGCAGGAAGAGGGCCTTTATTTGGAAGAGTTTATGTAGGTGCTGTTATATTACCACAAGATGATAGTATAGAGCATTCGTTAATAAAAGATAGTAAGAAACTATCAGCTAGGAAAAGGTTAATGATTTATGATTATATTAAAGATTATGCGATTGATTGGTGTTGTGAACATGCTACAGCAAGTGAAATAGATTTACATAATATATTATCAGCTACTCATCTGACAATGCATAAAGCAGTAAAAAAATTACAAGTAAGACCAGAACATATACTAGTAGATGGAAATTCATTTCCAATATTTTATGATGGAGATGCAATATCACATACTTGTATTGAGGGAGGTGATAATAAATATACTCCTATTGCTGCGGCATCAATAATTGCTAAGGTAGAGCATGATAAATATATTGAAGAAATTTGTGATAAATATGATTATTTGGATGAGTTTTATTGTTTACGAAAAAATAAAGGTTATGGAACGAAACAACATATAGATGGTATAAAAGAGCATGGTATTAGCAAATGGCATAGAAAAACATTTGGAATTTGTGGGCGAGTTAAAGAGATTGCCTTAGAATAACAATGACCTTTTATTGCGTCGTCTTCTTATTAATATGTTAGAAACAGGTTTTACAGATTCTTTTTTATCCTCAGATTCTTTTTTAGCCTCATGTTCTTTTTTAGCCTCATGTTCTTTTTTAGCCTCAGGTTCTTTTTTATCTATTGTTTCTTCGTTACAAAGCAATAGTTCTTTATAAAAAATAAGTTCTCTATTTTTTATTTTATATTTTTGTAAAATATTATCCATATTATTACAAAATTTTCCAATAAATTTTAAAAGTAAATTAGTTGGACCATAATAGAGGTCACTAATGCCTTGTGATTTATTAGAATATATTAAAATTTTGGAATTTTTTTTAAGAAATATTCTATTTACATAGCTATATAAATTTCTAACATTAATGCCCTTAGACCAAGAATTTTTTGAACCAAATAAATCAAATCGCATATTAAATGTAATAGGATATTTATTATCAAATAGATATTTAATAATTTTATATTTACCTTTCCACATATATTTCCAAAATAATATTGGAAAATTGTTAATTGTTCCATTAATAGAACCAATTAACTTTTCCTTTGTTTCATCACAAATAAATATTTTTTTAATACGTTCATTAATATCTTTACCAAAATATTTGTTAATAGCATCTATTGTAATGTTAGCATTTAAATTTTTTTTATAAGTAGGATATTTTTTTTTCCAAGTGTGTATAAAAATATATATTCTTTTATCAATTTTAAGTACGTTTTTAATAAATTTTTTGAGTAAATTATTATCAAAAGAATTTTGAACGTGACCTCTTATAACAATTGCAAGTGGTTTATCCCAAACAGCAAACTTATAAAAATATTCTGCCTGTTTTAAATTATTACAGTTATATTTTGCGTTTGTTTTAAATGTTAAATGGGGTATAGTTTTTATTGTTTTTTTTTTGAAAAATAAAACAGAAGCATTATCTTCTATAAAATTAAAATTTTTGTTATTTATATTATTAATGTCAAGAATATTTTTTGTTTCATCATATGATGCTATATTGTAAGAAGAATCAATATATTTTTTATAATACTCGGTTATATCATCAATAGAATTGTTTGAAAACAAATAACTAAAAATATATTTATAATATTTTTTAAATTTATCGTTTTTATTTATAATTGAAATACAATTTTCAAAAAAAGATAATTTATAATTATAAAAAACTGTCGTGTCAACAAATAAAGAATTGCCAAAATAATAATTAATAAACGTATATTTAGCCTTTTTTAAATTGAATTTTTCACATAATAAATCCATGTCTAAATTATCTGGATTGTTGTAAAAATCCAAGTTTAAATTGCAATTATGTCCGGCAAATTTTAAATTTTTTTTGTTTATCAAATAATTATTAAAATTTAATCCTGATATATCAAAAATAGTCATTTTTTCTGCATTAAAGGAAGATAGATTAAATGATTTTTTATATTTATAATTATTAAACATATTTATATCAAAAATTTTATTAAAATTTTTATTAAGTTCAGGTAAGTTTTCATTAATAAACCATATATATTTTGGCAGAGAATGGTAATTTTCAATTAAATATAATGTATATGATAGTTCAACAGTAATATTTTTATCAATCTTATTTTTAATTTTAATTTTTTTATGTGAAAAATTAGTTAGTAATTTACCATAATTAAAAATAATGATATAATCTATTAAGTCGGAATCAGCTAGTTTTTTTACCCAATCAATATTTTTATTAAATCTACATAGAAAAATAACTTTCAATATATTATTTTTTTTTAACTCAGTTTTTGGTTGCTTTTTATGAAAAGGTTTAATTTTTTTATTAAATAAGTTTAATGCATTTTTTATAATATCAGAAACAGAAAAATTTTTATACTGAGCCAATGTTCCAATAAAATGAACATTTTTTTCTTCTTCTCCTAATTTTTTATATTTATCATATAAATTTAAATTATAAATTGAAGGAATAGGAATTAAATCGCCACTATTATCAATAGTTTGATAAGAAATTAGCGTTTTAAAATTTCTTGTTTTAGAATAATATTTGTATTCAACTGATGAAAAATATTCAATATTGCTATCTAGATTATTAATCACAGAACATTCTTGTTTATATTTAGGTGTAATGAAAGTTTTATTATTAGTAGTAACATTTAAGTATTCTAATTTATTTAAATTAGAATTATAAAAATAATCATCAATTTTACCAGTGTAAATAATAGTTATATCTTGTAAATTATAATTTTTTTTAAACTCGAAAAAATCAGTTTCTAGCACTAATGTTATATTTTTACCACTTATCAATCTTTGTATAAAGCTCGTATATCCATTTTGAAAAAATCCGACCTTTTTGTTTTTATAAATAAAATTATCTTGATTTTTTCTAATTTCAAATTCATCTAATACACAAAAACTTAAATCATTAACATCTCTTCTCCATTTTTTTTTTAAATACGGTTCTAAATAATTATTATATATATCTTCACCAAATTTTGATATGGCTTTTTTTTTTGTATTATCAAAAAATGTTTCTGAATAATTAATATTTTTATCTAACCATTCATTCAGTAAGTCAATATCTTGAATATTTGTATTACAAACTTTATTAATAGTATTAACATTTATTGGAAAATGAAAATTTGTTTTATTATATAAATTTAAAATTTGATATTCAAAACGTTTAATAGATGTATACTTATTAACAAAATCTAAAACATTTTTATCATCACTATTGAAAATTTTTTGTTGATATTTATTGATTAATAATTTACTATTTTTGTCTATATAATCATAATATCTACCACCTATATGTTTACACTTTTCAATTAAAATAATATTAGCATCAAGGTCTTTTGAAATTTTATTAGCTAAAATAGCACCTGTAAGACCTGCACCAACAATAATATATTGTGGTTTATTAATTAATTCTTTCATTTTTTAAGTTATATATGAGAAAGAAAAAAAAACTACTTTTTATACATATATAAAGCTTGTTCTAAATTGCCGCGATAATTAAGCCAAAAATTTTTAGGACTATTATGGATAAATCCATTTTTTAAATATGTAATATATGCAGCCTTAGAGTATTTTGGAATTATATATAAATTTAAAAGTTTATCACCGTCTTTATATTTATTGTTATAAAAACGAAATAATAATGAAATAAATAAATTAGCTACACCTTTTAGATTTTCAGATTCTAAAGTTTTAAATAAATTCCATATTGTATGTTCATTTCCTCTAATATTATTACCTAATTCACAACAACAAATGATATATTTTTTATTAGGAGTAGAACAAGTCATTATATAAATAATTCTTTTGTCGTTTTTTTTCCAAGGAAATATTCCGGCTGGAAATCTAATTTTAAAACTTTCATTTATTTGTTTATCAAAAAAAATATGATTACCATAAAAATATGTTTCTAATTTAATATTTTCTAATTGTCTAGAATATTTTTCAACTTCTTGCATTAATAAATATTGTTTGAATATATTTATTAATTAATATTTGTTAAATAATTATGAACCACACATTAAACAATCTTCTTCCTCTTGAACATTGTTTTTTTTACTAGGATCAATTGTAAACTGTTGTGCAGTGGCTTTAGCTTGTGTTCTTAAATAATAAATTCCAGTTTTAAGTCCTAAATTCCAAGAATAAAAATGCATTGCAGTTAATTTTTTATAATCTGGATTCTTCATCCATAAATTATTACTTTGGCTTTGGCAAATAAATTGTCCTCTATCTGCAGATAAATTAAGTATATGTTTCATTGGAATTTCCCATACAGTTTTATATTTATCTCTCATAAATTTTGGAATAGATGTTAATTGTTGAATTGAACCATCGTGTGCAATAATATTATTTTTAATATCTATATTCCATAAATCAATATCAATTAATTCTTTAATAAGATGTTTATTAATAATAATGAATTCGCCTGCGAGTGTTCTTCTAATATAAATATTACTAGTAAATGGTTCAAAGCATTCATTGTTTCCTAAAATTTGAGAAGTTGATGCAGTAGGCATTGGTGCGACTAGAAGAGAATTTCTAATGCCGTACTTAATTATATTTTGTTTAAGAGATGTCCAATCATATCTATTATTAGATACTTTTTTATCCCATAAGTCAAATTGTAAAATTCCTCTACCTGTAGGCGAATTCTCAAATGAACTATACGCACCAACGAAATGTTTTTCTCTTCCCATTTTTATATTTTCTATTTCTTTTCTGATAGGTTTAATTTCATTTAATAGTTCTATGCAAGAATTGTTTTCAATAATATATTCTCTATAATGTGGAATATTATTATCTTCCTTAAATCTCCAAGAAAGATTAACATATGCATCATATAATTTTTTAATTTTATTTTCTCTATTTTTTGAAATTTCTAAACTTTTTTCAAGTGATCCGTGATATATAGTTTCAAAAATATTCTTATTAATCTCTCTGGCTTGTTCAGAATGAAATGGTATGTTAAGCAACGCAAATGTATCAGCCAATCCTTGTATACCAAGTCCAACAGGTCTATGTAAATAATTAGATCTTCTAGTTTTTTCTGTAGGATAAAAGTTAACATCAATAATTTTATCTAAATTTTCGATTACTGTTTTTGTAACATTATGTAATTCTTCATAATCAAAGCATGGGCATAATATTAATGATAAATCTTGAAATGTTCCAATATATTCTTTATCTACTATGATTTGTGGAAAGGTAGAAATATCACGATTAAATTTTTCTTTTATTTCTTTTTTAAGTTGTTCCATAGGAATTTTACATTCAATAAATTCAATAGAATGATTAGTTAGTAAATTCTTAGCTAGTTTGCAATAAATACAATTTTCTTTTGAATAAATAATGGGTTTTTGTTGAAATTTATATTTGCTTTGTTTTACGAATTTGGAAAGCGATATACTAGCTAAATTACATACTGCAGTTTCTTTATCATCAGAGTATTCTATTATTTCACAGCATAGATTGGATGACTTTATAGTACCTAAATTCTGTTGGTTTGATTTTTGATTACAAGCATCAGAGAAAAGAATATATGGTGTTCCAGTTTCAATTTGGCTATCACAAATTTTAAACCATAATTCTCTTGCAGAAACTTGTTTTATAAATTTACCTTGATTTTCATATTTTGTATATAATAAATCAAAATCATTACCATTAACATCGGATAATCCTTTACATATATGAGGACACATTAAGCTCCATTTTTTATCTTCTTTAACTCTTCTCATAAATATATCAGGAATCCATAACGCATAAAACAAATCTCTGGCTCTTGCTTCTTCATCACCATGATTTTTCTTCATTTCTAGAAATTCAAAAATATCGCCGTGCCACGGTGTGAGGTAAATAGCAAAGGAACCGTTACGTCTCCCGCCACCTTGGTCAACATAGCGCGCAGTGTTATTGAAAACACGTAACATAGGAACTAACCCATTAGATGTTCCATTAGTTCCATTAATGCGTGTTCCGCTAGCTCTAATATTATGAACGTGTAACCCAATACCGCCCGCCCATTTAGATATTTTAGCACAATCTTTTAATGTATTATAAATACCATCGATTGAATCATCTTCCATAGCCAATAAATAACATGAACTAAGCTGTGGTCTATTTGTTCCAGCATTGAATAATGTGGGCGTAGCATGAGTAAAATATTTATTACTTAAAAGATTATATGTATTCTTAATTTTATCTAGATTATCATTATGAATACCAATAGCAACTCGCATCCACATATGTTGTGGTCTTTCAATAATTTTATTATCTTTTTTCATTAAGTATGCTCTTTCTAGAGTTTTCAAGCCAAAATAATCAATCAAAAAATCTCTCTGGTAATCAATAATTTCTTCTAATTCTTCAGAATATTTACTGGCAATATTAAAAAGTGTTGGTGAAATAATAGGTTTATGCACCCCATCTAAATCTGTGTTATTATATAAAATAGTCATCGCATTAAGAAATGTAGATGGTGTATTTTTTTGTAAATTAGATGTTAATATTCTACCAGCTAAAATTTGATAATCAGGGTGACTTGTTGATAGTGATGCACATTGTTGGGCTAATAATTCATCAATTTCACTTGTATTAATATTATTATAAATTCTATCAATAATTTTTTGTACAAGAGATGTATAATTAACAACCAATTCATTTTTACTTAAATTTTTAACTCTTAATAAAATTTTATCAAAAGAAACACTTTGTATAGTTCCATCACGTTTAATTACTTTATCTTCGCAATCCATAATGATTTATAATATAGTATAAATTTTAAATCATTATTAAAAAATAAATTTAAGTTTTTAATATCTGTAGATAATTTATATGATAGGAAATTTAATAATTAATGCAACTGTATTTATGATAATAGTAATAGGATATTTAATTATTATAACAAAAAATAGAAAGGAGGGTTTTATTCCATATTCTAATTATAATAAAGTATATTCAGAAAGAATGGTTTATGGTGATAAAGCACCAAAATTTACAATTAATTCAACAAATAATTTTGAATTGTATCCTTATGATGAACGACTTGGATTTGAACAAAAAACAAATAATATGAAAGAAAATACTAAATCATTAAAAAATCCTCCTAAAGAAGGATGTAAACGGGTAAACTATTATTGTTCTTCTAAAGTAATGAATTAGAGAATGATTCAGTCCTTACTTTAACAACAACAATATTTTCGCTATTTTCTTCAGTAATTTTTTTCTTTTTTCTACTTTTAGGTTTTCTATGTTCATATCCAGTTTCTCTTTCCTTTAAGATAGTATCCCAAATTTTTTTAAATTTAGGTATTACGGATAACATCCACTTTTCATTATAAGGAACAAGAATACAACTGAAACTATCTAATTTCCAATATGTATTGCAAACCCAAGATAAATTAGTGTTTTCTTCAATAGTTTTTTCTAACCAATCATCAAAATTTTTTTGAGAAATATTAATAGGGGGATATTTATAAATAGGTTCAGTGCCATTATTAAAACATACTACAATACCTTTTTGTTTACCATCTTTTGTTTTATTAAATGTTCCATCTTCCAAAAATTGTTCCTCGCTTTCATAAGCTTTAAAACTAGTTTCAAGAAAATCACATTCTGGCAGTTCAGTAACATACATTTGAATCTGCATTTGTATCCAATATGATTTTTTTGGAATGCCTGTAATTTCTCTACTTACAGGATTTTTTATTTCTAGTAATCTTCCAAATCTAGGATTGCTTCGCTTTACATTAATTCCATCAGGAGAAGCTCCAATACATTCACATTTTGCTGATGGTATGCATCCAAATTCTTCAATTTTTGTATTATACATATTTTCATATAATATAACACTAACTTCTTCATATTTATGACCGTGATGTGTTGCTGAATTAATATTTACTTTACTGTATTTAGATTTGTCAATGGGTTTGCACTTACCATAAATAAATTGATTAATGCTTGCCTGCGAATCCAAAATTTTCCACGCGCTACTAGCAGTAATTCTATTCCATCTAAATTGGAACCAATCGTCTGTTCTTTGTTGAGGTTGTGGTATCTCACGTAAATGATCTAAATGTTTTGCCAAATTTCTTTCTTTTTTTGGAGTGGTTAAAATAGAATCTTTATAAGAACGAGGAACACCTATTAAATTAAAATAGATATTTATGCCTTCCATTATAAAATCATACATATTAATATCCTCAAAAACTTCAATAAGATTGTTATAAAGATTCATCATTATTTCATTTGTATGTTCATAAACTCTATCATTAAAATCTTCATATTTATAATAATCAATATTATTTTCAACAAAATCAGTAATAATCATTTGGATACTCTCCCTTAATTCTTCAAGGTCAGTTTCGTTATAAGGTATATTTCTTTCAGGTGGCTCTAATGTATCAAATATATCGTTTAACGGTTTTAACTCATTAATACAAATCATTAACTATTTATTATTAGATTATAATTTGTATTTAAATAATATTCAATTTATTATCTTCGCTTACTTTAATTTTTTTCCTTCTTACAGGTGCCAAACCTTTTAGAGTATTATTTTTTTTATCACTTCTCTTAATTGTAAATTTATTTTTTTGAAATAATAAACCTGGTATATTCTTTATTTCTCCTGTATTTTTGTCATAACTAATATCTTTTATTCTCTGTAGTTTCTTACGCTCTAAACATTTAATTAAATATTCTTTTAGTGATTCGCGTTTTGACTTAGAAAATTTATGTTCAGAACAATATTTATCAGCAAATTCTTGCAGCTTTTTAATTTTATTCCCCTTACCTAATTTGTTCCAGGGTTTTTTTACATTTAATTTACTTTCTTTATCAAGAAAGTCTAACAAATTATCGCTGTTTTTCTTTACCGAATCAATTTTATTATTACCATTTAAAAGCATTGTCTGATATTTTATATTTTTAAGTTCAACACATTCATCACTCATATATATATATATGTAAGATTGGTTTATATCTTTTTTATCTAATATAAAACTAAATGAGTGATAATTTAATGCTAGAATTAAATAAACAATGGGAAATTGATAATTATAAGAAAGTATTAAATGATAGGAAACAAATAAAAATAGGTAAAGAAAAAAGTATAAAAGTTAATAGTAATTTAAAAGAATATACAATGAATGAGGAAAAGTCTTTTGTAAACAGAATATATTTAAATGAAGAATTTACTGAAAAAAAAGAACTAGAAAAATCTTTAAAAAAAAAATTAAATAGTTATAAAACTCAAGATATAAAAAAAGAAAGGTATGACCAGGAACTGTTTATAAAATATAATTCTTTGGTAGAAAAATTAGTTCTTTCTAAATTAAAATGTTATTATTGTAATACTAATATGAAATTGTTTTATAATAAGAAAAGGGAGCCGACACAATGGACATTAGAAAGGATTAATAATAAAGAAGGTCATACAAAATTTAATACAGTATGTGCTTGTTTAAAATGTAATTTAGAGAGAAGAACAAAAAATAGTAAAAAATTTTTATTTACAAAAAAAATGAATTTAATAAAAAAATTATAAATATATATATGAGTTTAGCTTTACAAGAACAAAATATAGAAAGTAAATATAAATATTACAAATGGACAAATGGAGAAAAATTAAAAAAAACACAAAAACATCAAACTATTTCTGAAGAAGAAATAAAAAATGAAGAGAATAAAAATGAAGATAATAAAATAGATGAGTTTTTTGATTATAGATCATTCAGCAAAGATTTAGAATTGGAAAAAAAAAAGAATGATAAATCAATATGTAATGATAGATTAACCGGTAGAGATAAAATAATTCAAAGAAATATAAATCCTTTTTTGTCAAATAATAATTATCTAAGCGATTTAAGTGTACAAGATGAATTTTTAAGACCAAAAAATAGTTCTTATGGAAAAATATAATATAATAAAATTATATAATGAATGCTATTGCCAAAGAAAAATTCAATAAAATAATTAATCATAATGTAGTTTTGGCGGCAATGATAATTATATGTTGTTTACAAATGTATAATTATATTCGTCTTAATAAAGTATCTTGTATATTTGTATTCTTAACTGTTTTTGTTTTAGCATATCAAGGTGTGTCAAAAAATATAACAATTTCTTTATTTATAGCAATTTTTGTATCTAATTTTTTATTAGGTTGTGCAAAATTTTTAGAAGGACATACAGTAATGGTGCACACACCTTATCAACACACGCACGGTGTCCCAACTGATACTAAAATGATACCAGGTTTTGATGAAAATACAACAGAAGGAGGAGTAGTACAACCAGGAAATGATCCTAATTTAAATCCTGGAAATTTAGATAATGAAGAACCCCCATCACAAGAAGAAGAAGCAGGCAAGCAGGCGGAGGCGGCGGCAGCAGTAGGAGAAATGCCAGAAGAATTAAGAAACGCAATGGCGGCGGATCCGGAAGTACCAGAAGAAGTAAGAGAAGCGGCAGCGGAGGCTTCTGAACAGCCAGGTGATATAACTGAAAAATTTGAAAATAATTTACCAGGTTCTGCTAAATGGCCTTTAATGGATACATTTGGTTTTAGATACTAAATATTATTGAATATTTTGATTTAAAGTTTATAGAAAAGAAATAATAAATGAGTTATAATACGCAAAATTCTTTATTACTAGATAATTTAATGAAATTTTATAATAAGGATAATAATTTAGAAAAAATTTTACCAATTATTAATGGTGAGAGCAAAATTAGTCTTAGATTAATAGATTGGTTTGTTACAAATTATGCGAAAAAACAATTTATAATTTATAATGTAAAGAAAATTAAGTGTGGTGAAGTAAGAAATATGAGATTTAAAGTTTATGTTGATTATAAATTAAAATTAAAAGCTTATTCAAAGAAAAGGTTTGACCCATTTTGTAGATGGGATAGAATTACTATACCATACAAAAATAATATACATATTCAAACTACAATAGGACAACTAAACTTTTTTAGATGGGCTATGGAAAATGAAATTATTAAATATATAAAAAATAATATGTCTACTATAGAATCAGATATGAACAAAAGAAATAGCACAATGAAATATAGAAAAAATGGTAAATCTAAGAAGAAATCTGTATCTACAAGAAAAAAAAGACAGGAATTGTCTGTCTCAGCTACAAAAACTATTAAAAAGGAAGATGTAGAAATTGTAGTTAAATTCAATTAAATAAGTAAAATAATAAAGAAAAATATTATAATATATATAATATTTTTTAATGGGTAATTCAACATCAATAAAAAAAATAAATTTTGAAGACATGCAATATTGTGTAAATACTCCGGAAAAATTTATTATAATTAATACATTAAATAAAAATAGCCAAGAATGTTTAATACATTCTACAATATTAGCATGTAATGAAGTAGACATTATTAATGAACAAATAGAAAATCCAACAAAATGTATAGTTATATACGGAAAAAATTGTACTGATGAAAAAGTTGAAGAAAAGTATAAACAAATAGTATCGCTTGGATTATATAATTTATGTATTTATGCAGGTGGTTTATTTGAATGGTTATGTTTACAAGACATATATGGAGACGATGAATTTAAAACAACATCAAATAAGGAATTATTAGATTATAAACCTGAAAAAAAATTAATATCAAGATTATTACTTACAAACTAACAAATATGGTTATCCATAATTGTATTAACTTCCTTATATTTTTTTTTATTATATTCAGTTATATCATCAGCAATATAATTAATAATACTATTTCCCCATTTATTAGCAAGTTCTTCAGATATTTCAGAACTAACATCTATTATGAAAACATTATCTTTTTCATTTAACCAATTATTATGATAATCGTGACATTTTTTTAAATAATTAAGAGATATAGTTTCACCTTTTCTGTTTCTTTTTTTAATTCTCTCTAATGATATTTCAGGTTCTGTTTTTAAATAAACATGTCCATCAATTTTGATATCACTAACAAATTCATCAAACCATTTTAAATAAATTTGATAATTAATTGGATTTATTTTTTCTTCATCAAATAACATTTTTGCAAATACATTTTTATCAGTTTCAACACATCTTTCTGTAATAATTATATAGCTATTATAATTGTATTTTTGTATTTTTCTTTTTAACTGTGCTATCCTAGATATAAAAGCCATCATCTGAAAAGAAAAAGCCCATTCTTTTTGATTTTCATAAAATTTTTCAATAATATTATTTTCTCCATCGCTAAATGTTTCCCAGACATCAACAGGTTCTTGTAAATATAAAATTTTTCTATATTTTGTAAATCTAAATTCCTTCTTTAAATTTTTAATTATAGTTGATTTTCCAGAACCTATATTACCTTCAACAGAATAAATTTTTGGCATTTATTTAATATTAGATAATATATTTATTACTTTAATATTATTAATAAATAATTTAAAATGAACTATATATTTCTATTACATATGAATTATTTAGATAAAATAGAGTTTACAGTATATTTAAAGTCAGCAAAAAAATATTCATTTTTTAGTCATATGGAACAATTTAAAAATGAAGAAATATCTGATTTATTTATTTTTTGTAAAGATAAAGTATTACGTCATGATAGTGAAAAACAAAAAATAAAAGAGCGTGTCGATCGGTGGATAAAGGAAAAGTCTGATATAATACCAGATAAAGAATCTTGGGAAATATGGCGCTTGGCGAAATTATATGATGAATGTAAAGCAGATTATGAAAATAGAGAAAAGAAACCTTTTATAAAACATAATACATTAATAGAAGAGGTGGGAGCAAAAGAAAACCCTTTTGATAAACATTAAATTATATAAATAATATATTTATGGGCTTCGCAGAGGCGGAGGAAAAAGAAGAACAAGAAAACGGCGCCTGAAAAAGAGCACTAAGAGGCGTCGCCGAAAAAAGAAAACTAAAAGACGTCGTAAAAGAAGAAGATAATTAATTATATTATTCTCTCTAATTTCAGGGAGAATAAACTAATATAAATAATATATATATATATCAAAATGGATTATCAAATAGAATATGCAATTCTGAATTTAGCAGAAAGATTGGATGCATATAATGGTTCATCACACCATAACAATCAACAATTTATAATTCTTAAATGCAGATTTCGAGATTTTAAAACCACTTGGTATAATAATAGCACTAGTGAGGAAAAAAAGGCAATAAGAAAACGTGCAGATGCTGTTGGAAAAATAAATAATCTACCACCAGGAAGGTTTACACAGGTTACATTAAATACTGAATGGAAAATGAATTTATGGCGCCAAACATTTGATTTAAATGAAAATCCACAAGATGGAAGTGGAAGAAAGAAATACAAAAGAAGAACAAGAAAACGGCGCCGAAAAAAAGGAACTAAGAAACGTCGAAGAAGAAGGAAAACTAAAAGGCGTCGTAAAAGAAGAAGATAATTAATTTGGTTATTCTCTCTAATTTTAGGGAGAATAATCTAATATAAATAATATATATATTATGTCTTCGAGAGAATTTAATTATATATGTCCTGAATGTAGCAACCCAATAAGATGGTATGATCGGTCACAACAATGGGGTTGTGATACTTGTGGGTGGACAGGTGATGAAATACCAACTCCTGATATGAATGCAGCATCACAAGATACACAAATAGTAGAATCTCAAGAAACGCCATCATCAGATGATGAACCCATTGATAATCCAGATGATCCAGAAGCAGTTGAGTTTCCTATTGATGCATATGGTGATAGAATTAATTTTTGGGAGAATCGAGATGAATATATGTATTGGTATAGAAATGGTGTAGAGCGCTGGAGAGTTGAAGAAGAAGACACAGCTGCACCAGCCATACATTCAACACCACGGGAGAGAGAGAGAGCGGTTGCAGAAAGTAGGCAGATTGCATCGCGACGCGAGCTCACACCAGGTTCATCAGAGTTAGCAGCAATGGCACGAGCTGTGAGAGCACCATATTTCCCCGAGATCCCAGCAGATTCAAACGCCGCCGTGCGGTATCGGGTTCCACGTCGCCGCGCGTCGATGCAGTCGGCTGCAGCAAATTCAGCAGGGGCGGCAAGTGCTGCAGCACCAGAAGGTAAAATAGAAACAATGGCATTAGAATCAAAAGTTGTAGATGAACTACAGGTTGCTTTAACAGAATTACACAAAAAATTGGGGTCGGTATTATATTTTGAAATAATCCAGCCTGTTTCTAGTTCTATTTTGCGTAGTAAAATAGCAAATGATATAATTATGCTTGAAGATACATTAATATCAACATTATTACAAGATAAGGATAATATAGTTTTTCAATTAGATAAAGAACCTTTTACTGCAGTGGTAACAACAGTACAAACTTTATCAAATTTACTTTATAATCCAGAATACTTAAAACATACAAAATACCAATGTTTAAAAGAAAACGACGCGTTATATTATCAAGAATCAGATATTGTTATATCGAATGATTCAATGTCTAATTTACCTATACAGTACAAATATAATAGACATCAATATAAATTTGTAAGTGGGACATTTATTGGAATATTTGGTGGTTTATTATTAAGAAGTCAATTGGAAGACATATTTAGAAATATTGAAAGATCACCTAATTCTTCCCCTAAACATTTTTTATATCATATTCATGATGATATTAGAGGCGGACCTATTATTTCAGCAGATAAAGTAAGTTGGTCTATTAAACCATCATCGCAGTCACGCTCAGAGCAATATTTTTCACAGCCTTGGCAACGAGATTATACAGAAGCACATCGTCCTGCTGGTAGTATGGTAAGTGCGGATCATTGTCAGCCAGGGAGTAAATCATTAATAACAATAACGCCTGTAAGAACTCCAGCTCCAGAAAAGACAACAAATAAACGAAAATCAAGTAAAACATCTGGAAAGAAAACAAAAAGACACAAAGGAGGAAGAAAAAAGAGAACTCGAAGAAAAAAATGGAGTAATAAATATAAAAAATTAATAAACTGTAAACATCCAAAAGGGTTTTCACAAAAGCAATATTGTAAATATGGCAGAAAGACAAAGAGAAGAAGGCGACGAAAAAAGAAAACAAAAAGACGTCGTAAAGGAAGAAGATAATTAATAGGTTATTCTCTCTAATTTCAGGGAGAATATTCAAATTAATTAAATATAAAAATTGATTTGAAAAAATATTATTATAAATCTTTATAATAATATTTATATGGACTTAACACAGAGTAGATTAACAGCGGAAGAATGGACGGCATTAGAGATTTTAGTGCCGCCCAGTGAAATGAAAATTTTGAAGTTAATAAAATCAGGTTATGAAAATGTAAACATATCATATAATGATACATTAACATTAATAAACTTTTCGAAAATATCAGGAGAATTGGATAAATATCATAACTTCTTTTATGAAAAATATTTTGAAGGCAAAATGAATAAATTACAGAAAAAATATAAGTTTGATGTTTTAAAATTTGATAAAAAAAAGAAGAAAACAAACTTAAAAAAGGCAGAAATTATTAGGATAAAAAATATAGAAAAAAAAGTAGAGAATCTAAAAGATGATATATATGAATTTGTTTTACTAAGTTTTATGTCAAGTTTCTTAAAACATTATAAAAATAAATCAGACAAATTCCAATACTATTATTATACACTAACACAAGTTTTAAGATATAATGTATCAAACTTGAACAAGAATCTAGAAAAATATATAAGGCACATTTTAGAATTTTATTGTTCAAATTTAAAAAAGAAGGATTTTATTAAAAATAGTTCTGAATTTATTGAAAAAAATTCAAATTTAAGTAAATATCGCGATATTAGTTTATATGAACACCAAAAGAAAGTAATTACATATTGTAAACAAAAAGGACCAAAACTAATTTTATATAAAGCTCCAACAGGAACAGGTAAGACTTTAACTCCCGTAGGATTAAGTAAAAAGCATCGGATTATATTTGTTTGTGCTGCGAAGCATATTGGTTTACAATTAGCGAAGGCGTTAGTTTCAGTAGAGGCGAAGATAGCAGTAGCATTTGGTTGTGAGGATCCAGGTGGAATTAGGCTTCATTATTATGCAGCAAAAGATTATGTTAAGAATCGTAGAACGGGTGGAATATTTCGTGTAGATAACAGTGTAGGAGATGATGTAGAGGTAATTATTTCAGATATAGAATCATATTTACCAGCAATGAATTATATGATGGCATTTAATAAAGCGGAGGATATAGTTTGGTATTGGGATGAGCCAACCATTACACTTGATTATGAAAATCATGAGTTTCATGATATTCTTAAAAGGAATTGGAATGAAAATATGATACCGAATGTTGTATTATCATCAGCAACACTTCCGAAACAAGAGGAAATATCTTCATTTTGTCAAAGTTTTATGATAAAGTTTAAAACCACAAATTTATATGATATAAATAGTAATGATTGTGCAAAAACGATACCAATATTAAATAGTAAAGGCGAAGTGGTTTTGCCCCATTATATGTTTGATAGTTTTGAAAAGGTAAAGAAATGTGTAAAACATATAAAAAATTATAGTACAATTTTGAGACATTTTGATTTGAAAGAAATATCAAAATTTATAATTTATATAAATAAAAATCTAGAAAGTCTGAAAAAAAGATATAAAGTAGAAAATTATTTTGAAAAAATAGATGAGATAGATTCAATATCTTTAAAAGAGTATTACTTAAAGCTACTTTTACAAACAAAAGATAATTATGAAGAAATTTATAGTTATTTTAAAAATAAGAGAAAGCCTTTACATGATTCAACAATAAAGATAACAACAAATGATTCTTATACTTTGACTAATGGTCCTACTATTTATTTGGCGGATGATGTTGAGAAAATAGCAAAATATTGTTTACAATCGGCAAAAATTCCACGAAAAATGTTAGAAAGTATATTAGAAGATATATATGAAAATGACAATATTGCAGAGCAAATAGCATCAATTGAGAATGAACTTAATAAAGAAGAATTACAAGCGGATAGTAGGAAAGGTTCAGATAGATATGGAACAGGTAAATCAAAAAAGGAGAAAAATATTAGTAAAAACGGCAATACAGGAAAAGAAACACAAAATTTACAGGAAAAATTAGAAGGATTGAGAGCCAGAATTAGGGATATACAGTTAGCAGAAGATTATATACCAAATTCATTTGCACATTTAAGGTTATGGAATAAGGAAAATACTAAGAATGCATTTACATCATCAATAAGCGATAGTATAATTAGAAAAATAATGTTATTAGATGTAGATTCTTTATGGAAGTTTCTATTAATGATGGGTATAGGCGTATTTAAGAAACACGGTTTTACAGATGTAAAAAAGAAGAAAGCATATAGAGATTATGCAGCCATTATGTCGCAATTAGCGAATGAACAACACTTATATCTTATTATTGCATCAACAGATTATATTTATGGAACTAATTATCAGTTTTGTCACGGTTATATAAGTAAAGACTTAGAAAATTTAACACAGGAAAAAACAATCCAAGCATTTGGTAGAATAGGAAGGTCAAATGCAAGGCAAGAATACAGTATTAGAATGAGAAATGATAATTTGATTTATAAATTATTTACAAAGCAAACAGATAAAATGGAGGTAAAAAATATGAATAAACTGTTCTGTTAGTTATTTTCGTGAATTTTCAATCCACCTATCAGCGCAGCATTTGATTGTATGGGAAAGGGCATGGCATATCGTTTTGGAACAGGAATAGGCATAGGATGTATAGCATAAGGATTCTTTATTAAGATTTTTTTAGGTTCATTTTTAATTTTTTTTATAATTTTCATATCATTATTAGTATTGCTAAATATAATGAATATAATAACTAATAGTAAAAATATAGCTAAAATTGTTTTAAAATCAAGTTCAATATGCACTTTCATATTTATATTATAGTTTTGATTTTAAAAGTTTTGTAATTTTTATATTAACATCGGTAGTGCTTGTTTTAAAAAATTCAGGCATAATTGCGTGTATGAATGCTTTAATTCCACTGTCTAGAAATAGATATGAAAAATACATAGAATGCTTGAAATGTTCAGTATATGTCATATTGACTTCTGATGGGTGCTTAAAATATTTATTATAAATTAAGTTGAACATATATAGATATATGTTATAATATTAAAGGAAAATTTAATATAATATTATATGACATCAATGGATAAATATTTAAAAACATTAGTCCCTGCAAAACAAGTAAGAGATACAAATATAGAAGGAATGTATGAATTAATTAAGCCTAAAGAGGCATTAACAAAAATTCCTATAAGTCAAGAAATAAAATCATTTGTAATTTCAAAAAGACAAGAAGTGGTAAATATATTAAATAAGAAAAATAACAGAAAAATATGTATAGTTGGCCCTTGTTCAATTCATGATATTGAACAAGCAAAAGAGTATGGTAGATTATTAAAAAGAATAAGCGATAAAGTAAAACATAAGTTACTAATAATAATGCGTGTATATTTTGAGAAACCAAGAACCACAGTAGGTTGGAAAGGTTTAATTAATGATCCTGATTTAGATAATAGTTTCAATATAAATAAGGGATTGTTAAAAGCTAGAGAATTATTATATTATTTAAATAATATTGGAGTTCCTTGTGCATATGAGGTATTAGATACATATACACCTCAATACATTTCAGATTTAATTACTTGGGGTGCAATTGGAGCTAGAACTACAGAAAGTCAGGTTCATAGACAAATGATATCAGGTTGTAGTTTTCCAGTAGGTTTTAAAAATAGTAGATCAGGTGATGTAGATGTAGCAGCAGAAGCGGTTTTATCAGCAGCGCATCCGCACTGTTTTTATGGAACAACATATGATGGTAAAAGTGCAATATGTCATACAAAAGGAAATCCTAATTGCCATATTATTTTAAGAGGAGGAAAAAATGGTCCAAATTATAAGATTCCCGATATAATGAATGCAATTGATATATTAAATAAAAACAATGTACCGATGAATATAATGGTGGATTGTTCACACGGAAATAGTGGAAAAGATTATAGAAAACAGAAAGAGGTAATAGAGTATTTATCAGATAAATTAATCTTAAAAGAAAATAATAATCAAGTTATAATAGGATTAATGATAGAATCAAATATAAATGAGGGAAAACAGAAGTTAGTATTTGGTGAAAAACAAAATTTGAAATATGGTGTTAGCATAACAGATTCTTGTATATCTATAGATGAGACAGCTGCTTTATTATTAGATTTGTATGATATTTTATAAAAATTGAAATAGATAAAATTATAATTATTAAAAGTAAAAATAATTAGAATGGATATTCTTACGAGTAACAATACGTCAACACGCAAGTTTACCATTGGTCTTCAAGAATCATTGGATAAATGGAAGGCGAAAAGGCAGGAAATTCGTGATAAAATTGCAGAAACAGCAACAGCCCAAGCAAGATTAATGTTATCAGAAGAGGATGATATTGGAAATCCAGCACAACTATGTGAAGAGCTATCAAAACTTAGGTTGGAGTATACAGAGATTACAGTACAAGAAAAAGAGGAGAGGGAACGAATTATGAGTGAATATATGCAGCAAATTATGGGAAATATGGGAAATCCACCACTTACATCAGATGATGCTATTAAGCTTCAAGTATATGATAAATATATTCAGACACAATTGCCAAGTTGGGATTTACCATCAGGCGTAGTAGTTTGGCCCCAGAATGGTTGGCAAAAGGTGCATTATAATCAAAATACAACAGGAGTACTTTGGCTAAATAATTTTAGACATACAATTAATACGAAATTTCAGGAGGAAAAAGCAAAATTTAAAAGCAAATGACTATCTAATGATGATATTTTAAAAGAATTTAATTTCATGAAAAAAGAGGAAGAGAAAAATGATGATGCAAATGAAGCCGAAGTATTCGCTGCTTACGATGTTTATCTAATGAACACAGAACCAATAAAAAAGAAGAAGAAGGTGGTAAGAAGGAAAAAAAAGAGAGTTGCTAAAGCTGTAGATGTGGCCCGTTTCCGTGCCGAGAATTTGAAACAATATCAAAAAAATGCTTATAATAAGCAGAGCACTATATCACAAGAATTAGCAAATTTTATGGGTATAATACATCAAGGCAGCATTACTACATTAACTAGAAAAGAAGTAACAACATATATAATGGGCTATATAAAAAGAAACCATTTAATAGACAGAAAATACGGAAGACAAATTAACCCAGATATAAAATTAAAAACCTTATTGAAAATTCCAGTAGGAGAACAATTAACATTCTTTAATTTACAAAAATATTTGAGACCACATTTATTTTAGAATAAACTATTATAAAATTTTTTTCATATATTAATTATTATTTTTAATAAATGAAAATAGTTAAAAAACTTAGTTGGAGTATGCAAGACCTCCCATACCACTCATGATACGAAGGACGTTGTAGTTGACGGTGTAGACGCGGACCTTGGCGGTGTCATCGTTACCGACAGTGTTGGCAGAAAGGACAAGCTGGAGAGTAGCGTTATCGATTCTGGAGAAGTTGCAAGTTCCAGATGGCTGGTGCTCCTCGGGGCGGAGGGCGAACGAGTAGACGTTGATACCAGTATCGGGAGAGCGTGTGTGGTGCTGGAATGGCTGGACGAGATCGAAGTAGGTTCCTTCGCGCTCGGAGAAGCGGTCCTGTCCGTTAAGCTGAAGCTTGCAGGTGACAACAGGGTTCTGTCCCCAGCAGTGCATGTTAAGTGCGGACTCAGCAAGGACGAAAGCACCGGCATCAGAGACGGTTGAGCCGACATTGGCGCCGTCGCCGCCGTTGACATTACTGGCGTAGTAGTCCCAAGAGTCAAGGACAGCAGCGTTGGCGCCGGGGGCGGCGGCAGAGGTCATATCGGCACCAGCATCCTGGAAGAGACCGTTGGCTCCGATGAATCCACCGTTTGTCTCGACAGACTCCTGTGAGGCGAATGCAGAGATGGAGTTGGGGAGTGCATCAAGGGCATCAGTGTAGTTGAAAGCCTGGGCACCGAATGCCTCGTTAAGGTCAGTTCCCTTGTTGAAAGAGGCACAGTAGTCAACATTGGCATCCTTCTGGACGACGAAGACGAGCTCCTTACAGGGGTGGTTGAAGTTAAGCTTAATCTTGTTACTGGATGATCCGACGGACTCATCACCAGTGAACTGGAGCTGCTCAATGAGGTACTCGTGGGGGTTCTGAGCCATGCGTCTGCGCTCATCAGTATCGAGGAAGATGTAGTCAACATACAAGGAAGTGGCTACAAGTGACTTCTGGTAGGCAGCGTTCTGCTTGACAGATTTGCCAACATTTCCGGTGCCCTGTCCGGATCCGTTGCCGAGCTCACTGACAGCCCAGAGGCATTCGTCAGATGGGCGAAGCTCGAGGTTGATGCGGACTTCGTGGTACTGAAGTGCAATCAAAGGAAGTGCGAGACCAGGGTTACGGCAGAACCAGAACTGGAGTGGGACGTAAAGTGTAGTCTCAGGAAGGCACTTGCGGGGGGCGCAGACAGCGGCAGGTCCATTGCCACCACAGGCACGCTCGATCTCAGCGAAAGAGGGATCGATAAGGTATGTGAGCTGGGTAGTGTGTCCGATCATCTTGTTGTATCCACGCTCCTGCTCAGCGGTAAGGGTAAGCTGGTTCCAGATGTGCATCCAGTCACCATACTGGCGGTCGATGCGCTGTCCACCGATCTCAACCTCAACCATAGAGATGAGCTGCTCACCGGGGTAGTCGAGCCATCTGGCCCAGGTGTCGGCGCCGTCCTGTCCACAGCAGTTCTCCTGGCAGATCTCGGGAAGTGTAACTTGAAGGTATGTTCTGTATGCTAAATCACCATTTCTGGAGATTGTGCACTGGACTCTGCGGCCGAAATCAGCCTGTCCGTTAAATGTCTGTTCAATGGATTCCATTGCGTAGTTAGTGTGTCTTCTGTAGGTAACCTTCCAGAAAGTAATCTGGGGATTACCCGAAAGGTAAACGTCTTGTGCGCCATAGGCAACGAGCTGCATTAATCCTCCTCCCATATTGTTATACTATTGCTAAAGAAAAAAAAAATTCGCATTTTGCATTTAATTCACTCCTCTACAAAAATAAAATTATTTAAATCAAAATTCTTTTCCAAGAATCTAGGTAAAAATTTACTAGAAAATATTTCCTTTTTACCTTCGTGTTTTTTTCTAAATAAATAATTTTTATCACGTTTTTTGATAGTCCAGCCATTTTCTAATGCATTAAAAATAAAAATCATTTTTGTGAGTTTATCAGTATCTATATTTAAATTTTCCAAGCTTAAATTGTTTTCCATTTGATTTATGAAAGAAAAGTATTTTTAAACATATAACTTATTAAAAAAAAGTTATTAATAATATTATATGCCAAATTTTAAACCAAAAACTAGTAAAAAAATTATTGCTCCAAAAAAAGAGAATATTACATTAGATAGCAAACATAATGAAATAATAGAAGGGTTTAAAAATGATTTTAATAAAAAATTACCAGAATTAGAAAAAAAAAGAGAAATTCTAAGAAATAAAATAAAAAAAAATATAATGGATTTGGAAGAAAAATTAAATATTAAAGATGAAATTAAAGTTCTAACTAAGAAAATAAAGAAATTAAAAGTAAAGAAAAAAAAATATTTATTAGATAATTCTGAATATATTTTTTCATACTTTGAAAAAAAGAAAAAAATTACAAATGGAAATACAAAAACTAAAATATTACATTCATTTTTTAATAAAAAAAAGGAAGATGTGGAAGAAAATAATAGTAATAAGTTTGTAAAAAAATATTTATCAAATGTAGATGAAAAATTTATAAATATTAATGATTACAAAATTAATCATGATTTATGTAAAAAATGTAGAGGTGAATTAATCTATGTATTACATGAAGGCGTTGTAATATGCAATAAATGCAGTGAACAGTTCCCTTATTTAATAGAACACGAAAAGCCTTCTTATAAGGAACCGCCTAAAGAAGTATGTTTTTATGCATATAAAAGAATTAATCATTTCCGAGAAATTTTGGCACAATTTCAAGCAAAAGAAACAACACAAATACCTGAAGAAGTATTAACTAATATTGTTAATCAAATAAAAAAAGAGCGTATGAAAATAGAAGATATGACAAATCAAAATGCAAAAGATATTTTAAAAAAATTAGGTTATAATAAATATTATGAACATATACCTTTTATAAAGGATAAATTAGGTATTAAACCTCCAGTAATGAATCCACAGTTAGAAGATAAGTTATGTTCTCTATTTATGGAAATACAAAAACCATATGCAAAACATTGTCCAGATAATCGTGTTAATTTCTTAAATTACTATTATGTTTTATATAAAATATGTGAATTACTTGGAGAAAATCAATTTTTACCGTTTTTTCCATTATTAAAAGATCCAGTAAAAAGAATAGAACAGGATGAAATATGGAAAAAAATTTGTAAAGAATTAAATTGGGAATTTATTGAAACTATTTAATATGGATTTTTTTTAATAAAATAGAACGAATCATTATAGGAAAGACCTTGTATTGTTAAACCTAAAGAAAATCCAATAATTATTTTTGGAATATTTATAAAAAATGAAAATAAAATAATAAACAAATAAATTAACCAATGGTGTAAATGCAAAGCATATTTTTTATTTATTGGAATAAATATCATACTATTATAAATAATTGGTCTTATAGTAACTTTAATAGTGGGATTATGTTTGCTTTTTCTTGGCAGAAAAAGATAACTATAAATTAAGGAAAATAGTAAACCGTAAAAAAACATATAATTAATTATAATTATATGTTTTAAATCAAATTATTAAATTATTTAAAGTCCACCGGGGAATCCAACAAGGTTGGCTCCCATACCGAACCCTGCGCCACTTCTGGCTGATACAGCCATACTAGGGACATATGTATCAAGGATGCTGAATGTGGCAGCAGCAGTTAAAGCAATAAGTCCAATTTCTTCGAGGTTAAGAGAGCGTTTGGGGATTGCCATAGCAGCAATGGCAACCATAACACCTTCAACTAAATATTTTACGACACGTCTGACTAATTCGCCAAGATCAAGAGCAGAGCCTAATCCACCAAGCATATTATATAGTTTATCAAGAAAAAAAATATATTAATAATAAAAAAACTTAAATATTTATTTTTAAAGTAAATTATAGATATGTCTAAAGAAGTTCCTTTTGAAAGAATGAAAAAATCAGACGGTTCAGCAAATCCTAAATATGTTGATGTTCTTGAAGAGGACAAAGCCATTGCAGGACAAAAATTTTTTGCAATGTCTTTTATTTCTCCAGAACAAATTTTAAAAGAAAAAAATATTTTTTTATTTGATTATTTCCTAAAATATTGGGATTTCTCTAAATCTATGGAAAAATTTACACAATTCCTAAATTTCTTATCTTTTAAGTATAAATTTGACAATGAATCATTAATGAAGGATTTAGAAGAATTTGTTACATCTGAAAAAGATAATTTAATGGCAACAACCGTAGAGGATGAATATAAGAATTTTTTAGATAGAAAAGGTGATGAATTAGAAAAAATATTTAATGAAAAACATAATTTTCAGACTAATACAAGAGGATTAAAGGTAAGAGGTTCTTATCCAACACAACAGGAAGCAGAGCTTAGAGCTAAGCTTTTGAGAGAAGTTGATCCAAACCATGATGTATATGTAGGACCAGTTGGTATGTGGGTACCCTTTAATCCTGATGCATATAAGACAGGGCGAGTAGAATATTTGGAAGAAGAGCTAAACCAATTAATGCATGATAAGATGGATAATGAAAAACAAGCTAAACAACAGTTTGAAAAACGTGTATTAGAGGCTAAGAAAAAGGCAATACAAGATAATAAAGAAAAAGCAAGGGAATCTGGAAATAAATTAACGCAGAATATTGATGAAAATGGTAATCTTGTTGGTGTTGGAACAACTAGTATAGAAAAAACGACAGGAAATGACGAATTGAGCAGTGCTGATATCAGAAAAGAATTGTTTGAAGGTGAAGATATAAGGACAAGGGCTACAGATAGTAAAAATAAAAGAAATTAAAATAAAAATTTATTAAATAATAAAATATAATAACTAATATATATGTTATATTTTATACCCGAAGATGTAAATGTTTTATTAAATGGTAGAATTGTAAAAAGAAAATTATGTAGTGATGAAGATATAATTAAACCATACGAAAAAAAAGACAAAAAAAAGATGGGGTCGAAAAAAGAAATAGAAAAGAAAATAGAAAAAAAAATTCATAAAAAATCCAAAAAAAGATGTAATTTGATAGGATGTAAAAAAAAATTAAAATTATCGGATTTAGAGTGTAATTGTAAATTTAGGTTTTGCTCTAAGCATAGATTACCTGAATTACATTTTTGTACTCAAAATTTTAAAGAGAAAAATAGGCAAAAATATCTAAAAAGGGTTCAGCTTGGGGGTGGTGAAGTTATAAAGCTGGATAAAATATAATTTATTTTTTATATTACCATCTTGATTTTTTAACATTTATTTTCGGACCTTTCTTTTGTTTAGTTGGATCAAATGATTCACCATCTTCATCATCCGAATCAATATTTTTAGATAATTCCCAAAATTCTTTTGAACCTAATTGAAATTCACCGTGCGGACTAGCTTTGTACCAAAAGATTTGATCCTCTAATTTATTTGATTTTGCATTATTTGATATTACTAAACATTCATAATTTTCTGTACATTGATCCATTACTTGACAAAAACTTTCAAAAGTTGGAAACATTCCAGCATAATTATCATAAATTCTTTTACGATTATTAATATACGGTTCTCTTAAGATAAAAGTATAATCAATATTCGTTCTTAAATTTGGTGGAACACCTAATGGATATTGCATAGTAATTACTAACATAACTTTCCAATGCCTACCATTCATAAATAAAAGTCTCATTAATTTCTCTCTAGCCCAAGAATTATCATACAAACAATCATCTAATATTACAAAAGTTCTACCATCAATATTTGATCTACCATATGCCTCTGTTTCTTTTTTTACCTGTCTAATTACCATTTTTTGTCTTTTTAAAATATTTTCAATAATTGCTGTATTATATTCATCGTGAATAAATAATTTAGGGACAATAGTTGAATAAAAACCATTTCCTGCTTCTGTCCCAGAAATTACTGTTCCAATTGGAATATCTTGATGATAATATAATAAATCTTTTACTAAAAAACTCTTTCCAGTATCTCTTCTACCTATTAATACAATAACAGGTCCCTGTGTTTCATTGGCGGAGAATCTTATGTTTTTCATATCGAACTTTTTTAGTTCTAAATTCATATATATATATATAAAAAAGCGTTTTAATATATACATTTTACGCAGATTTGGGTTTAAATATACAATAAAATATATCATTAAAAACTAATGTTTACATTTTCTTATAAGAAAAATAATAATGTTCACCTTTTCAAAACTTTAGAAGAAAACGGTTTTAACATACCACAAAACTATATTCCTTTATATAAAAAATTTTTTTCTGTAGATGAAAATAATTATAATAATATAAATTTAAATCATAAATTAAAAATTTTTAATCTAAAATCTACAGATGAACGCAATACATTCATATGTTCTCTGACAGATGGTAATTCTAAATTGAAAGCAAAAAGTTTTTTTAAGTTTTCACCATTAATCGATCCTGCAAAATATATGGTTGGCAAATATAAAGATAGTTCTGATGAAAAAATGTTTAGTCTTCCTAAATTTTCTAATAATATATGTCAATCCAGACTATTAGAACCAAATAATGCAGCATATATTGATTCATTTTTTAGTTATTTATCAAGTATGTTACATAATTATCATAAAATTCCACATTGCTTAGATTTTTATGGTTCTTTTTTATGCATTAAGGAAAATTTTAAAATAAATATTGCAGATGATTTAGATTTTTTATATGATTCAACATATTATCATAAAAATAAAAATAAATTATTCGATGTCGATGAAATAGACGAGGATTTATATTGTTCTGATAGTACTAGAAATTATAGAAAAAAAATATCTTTCTTGGATGAAAAAACTGATTTAGAAACTGATAAGTTGAATGAAGAAATTTTTGATGGGGTTTTTAAAAAATCTAATTTAACTGCAGAAAATATTAGAATACATAATAATTTATCTGAAAAAGATTTGATTTTTCAATCGTCTAATGATAATAATTCTAGTAAAGCAGAAACTAATTCTGAATGCTCATCACGTTCTTCAAATACATCTGATGAATCAAGTAATTATTCAGTAGATGCTGAAGATTCAGAAAAATCACTAGAAACTGAAGAAACAGATGAGTATGAAGAAATTTCACAATCTATTGATTCGGATATTGATTTGAATGCTACCTTCAAAAAATTTCCTGTTCAAATTATATGTTTGGAAAAACTAGATAATACACTGGACCATTTAATGGATTCAGATGAGGAACTTTCAAATGATATGTGGCGTTCTTGTTTATTTCAAATTATAATGAATTTGGTGATTTATCAAAAAATGTTTGATTTTACACATAATGATTTACATACTAATAATGTGATGTATAAAAAAACGGATAAACAATTTATAATATATAAATTAAACGGAGTGCATTATAAAGTACCAACATTTGGAAGATTGTTTAAAATTATTGATTTTGGACGAGCTATTTATAAATTTCGTGATACTATAATTTGTAGTGACAGTTATAGTGCAAAAGGTGATGCGGCATCTCAATATAATTGCGAACCATTTTTTAATAAAAACAAACCTAGACTAGAACCAAATAAAAGTTTTGATTTATGTAGATTAGCTTGTTCTTTATTTGACTTTTTTGTCGATGATATTGATGAATTGGGAGATATTAAATGTCCTATTACACATATTGTAAATGAATGGGTAACAGATGATAATGGGCGAAATATTTTATATAAGAAAAATGGTGAGGAAAGATATCCTGAGTTTAAATTATATAAAATGATAGCAAGAACTGTTCATAAACATATACCAGAAGAACAGGTGAAAAATTCTATTTTTAATAAGTTTAAAACAAGCACTAAAAAAATGAATAAATCTGCCAAGTCAAAGATAATAAATATTGATAAATTACCTAGTTATATAAATATTCCACAAGAAACAACTGAAAAAAAGGCACTATCATAAAATTAAATATTCTAAATTACTTAATAATAACCGAATAATTATTATTAAATATGTTATTAATGCTGTTATATATGATTATTTTTGCAAATTTAATTGATTTATTTCAAATTTGGTTAGATAATATTAATAATGAGTTGAATAGTGTGACATTATTATTAAATAATACAAATTAAAATCCCGGATCATTAGTAAATACTTGTGGAGCAGCAATTAAATCCTTTAATGGTATAATTTGTCCTAAAACAAAATTTCCTCCTAAAACACTAAAGTAAACGATTAATGATTCTCTTACGAGTTCCTTAACAGGTTTATTTTTTTTTAGTATAAATCTCATTTCAATAAATTTGAATAAAAGATATACTATAGACATAATAAAAGCTTGGAAGAATATTGAATCATTCATTTAATTTATTTTTATACATTTTTAGAGAGAATTATACGCATTTATTTTAATTCAATTACATCATGCATAATTTCTTTTTTTAATGATAATTTATCTCCAATATCATTAATATCTAAAGCATCTAATTTAAGCGATGGTGCATCTCCGTATATTGTTAACTTATCTTCTTCTTCTTCTTCTTCTTCTTCTTCTAATTTTCGCTGTTCGTGTCTAGCTTTACTAATTTCTTCTAGTCTATCAACAGTTTTAGGTGCTAAAACATTGTCAATTACTGTATTATTGATTGCTTTTGGTGATTTAACAATATCATAGTTAACAACTTGGTCACTGTCATTAAAACTAATTGAATTTTTATTAGTTTCTGTATTTGTATTAATTACAGGTATAGTTTTTACTGGACTAGATGGCGGCGTTTTCGGTATAGTTTTATTTATAAGTGCTTGTGCTGAAAGAGCTTTGGGAATTGTATTAATTTCTTGTGTAGTAATGGTCAAGTTAGGTGTAGATTCATTTTTTATATCATTATTGAGTTCTTTTATTATTTTATTTTCAACTGGTGTTAAATCTTTTTTAATAATCGTAGTTTCTAGTTCCCTTTTAATATCAGCTGAAACCGAATTTACTTCTTTATTAATATTATCTATTTCTGTAGATAATGTTGCAGCAGCGGCAGCCTTTTCAATCTCTTCTTTTTTAGAATCAATTACTTCAGTAATATTTTCTTCAATTACTTCTTCTTCAGTAGTTTCATCAATATAAGCCCTTAAAATTTTTTCAACAGGCATGCTTTCTCTTATTACATTTAATAAACATTCTTTACAAATTAACTCACACTCTCTCATGTTTTTTTGTTTTTGCAATGGTAAAATTTCTTCTTCGAACAAATATACATTCGAATATATTTTTCTTGCACAGGCAATATATACTTTATGTATAAATTCATTTAACTTAGGAATATCAATATCGATCTTTTTTTGATTTGAACTAACCCGAATACTGGTTAGAATTTTAAGTTGTGTAATATAAACACAAGTAAGTAGATCTTCGAGATAAGAGCATTTACTTTTTTCTAAAATACGTTTAGTTTCATCATTAATAATACTCTGATTCCATTTTGGAACTCTAGTTAAAAAGTTTTGAAATGTCATTAAATATTTACTATCCTCATCATTATTAATGCAAAGTTGCCAGGCTTCTTTAAAAATAGATTTAAAACCTTCTATAATTAAAGGAATAATAATATTAACAAGATTGGCTGAATATTCACTTTTAGCTTGGGAAAGAATATCAATATTATAATCGTCCATTTACATAGAATCAATATTTTCTAAATTAAGATTTTTACGAATAAAGTAAAAAGAAACGAAATTAAAAATTAGTAATTTTTCATTTCTAAATTCTTTCCTAACTTTATCGAAATATATTAACATTGCACCCTTATCTTCAAATTTTTCTTCACTATTTTTAAAATAGTATAATAAATCTAAAAAAGAATAACCTTTTTCATATAATTTATTTGCAATATTAAAACAGTTTCTAACAGAATGATCTTTAACTGATAAATTTTTTTTTATAAATTTTTTTTTTTCAATATCAATGGTTATATTTTCAAATTTTAATGAGTGTAAGTTTTGATTTTTGGAATTAATGATAGGTTTTTCTACAAAAATATTACAAAATCTAGATATAATTGGTTTCAATAATTTTTCTTTTTTTTCAACTATAATAAAAAATCTTGTATTATTACTGAATTGTTCAATGCATCTTCTAAGCGCGGATTGAGCATCTGTAGTTAATTTATCAGCATTAAGTAATATAATGCTCTTAAAAATTCCTTTATTATGGTTTTTAATATTTGATTTTGCGAAAAATTTAAGTTCATCTCTAATAAATTTAATACCTTTGCCATGTCCACAATTAACGTACATAACATTATTTTTATTTGTATAAATTTTATCAATTAGATATTTTAATAAAGTTCTTTTGCCACTACCCAATGGTCCGTGTAAAATTATATGAGGTATTTTTTTAGTTTTTACAAAATAATCTAATTGTTTTTTTATTTTTTTATGGATTTCAATTGACATTTTATAAACATATAATTATTTATTTTTAATTAATAATTAATTATATAATTTAAGCCCAACTATTTAATGATTGAGCATATGGATTATTATTATAAGCTGATAGTAAATCTGGATTATTCCTATTTAATTGGCTAACTTCTCTTGTATTTTTTCCTCCAATTTCTCCTATATTGGAAATATTTTGTATACTAGACGGCATACTAGGAAACATTTGTGCTTCGTGATTAATACCTATTCTGCTTATTTTTACATTTTGTGCCGAATTAAATTGTGATGTATTACCGTGATTTAATCTAGATTTACATACAACTTCTTTATTAGGATTAAGATGTGCATTATATGCAGAATTATATGTAATAGGTTTGGTTGTATTTCCTCCTGCGCTAGCATTAGAGGTGTATGAACAATGAGTAGACTGTTTCTGTGTTTGTGGTGCATGCTGTGGGTTTGTTTCATAACCACCACCAAGGTCTCTGCTAGGTTGCGTAGTATGCTTTGTTTTTTCTGTTTGTTCACGAATTGTGGTTTGTGGTCTATCAGCAGGATTCCAAACAGAACCTCTAGCAATACCACCAGCATTACCAACCTTCCTAAATGCACCAATAACGTTTTCTTTTCTTGTTGGTCTTAGAACATCTAGAACTGGACTAACAACAGCCCATAATCCTCTTTGAACAGGTCCCATATCAACTTCATGTTGTGTTGTTGTTCTAGAATTTGAATATACTTTATATCCAGTTCTATTAGGTGCTGCAAGGCTTTCTTTACATGTAACAGGTCCTTCTGGACAAGGATTTAATTGCACTTTCCTCGTTTCCCTAAAATTTCCTCTTTGTGTAGGTGCTTCTCCACAAGTTACATCCATTGCTGCATTACCAAAATGTTCTCTTGTATTAAATGCTCTATTTTGATATTGTAAGGGTTCTTCAGAAATAACACGTGATGCTTTTTCTGCACCTGTTGTTGTAAACCATCTATCAGGAGTATTAAGATAGAATGTATCAGGTCTACTTTTTTCAACACGTCCTTGCATTCCTCTATTTACAATTTTAGATTGTGCAGGACCTTGGTGGTTATTTAAAGAAAAGGTTTGTTTTGGATTTGTTTTAACTCTAAGGTCATCTACTGTTTTTGGTCCCCAAGTATCTCTTGCTTGCATTCCAGAATTAAAACCACCAGTTCCTTCAGAGCCAAAACCTTTATTCAAGCCAGGTCCAACTTTTTTCTCTTCAAATGGATTTACATTAGCAGCTCTCATTGGTTTATTTATTCTCTGCCTCATAAAATCTCCTTGATCTGGTGCTCCATTAATATATGATAAGTTAGGTTGTGGTTTAAAAAGAGGCGCTCTAGCTTCCTTTTTTATAAATTGTGATGCATTACCAGTCATACAATCTAAAACACCTTCGTGCTGATTTTGGAATGAATTTTGTTTAATACTTGAACCAAAAAAAGGTTGCTGATTTTGATGACTAAAATTTTGAATAGGTACTTCAGTTCCTGTTAATGATGTAAATGTATCATCTGCGTCATCTTTTCTATCATTTAAAAAAACATCTTTATGTACTTGTGGATCATAATATCTTTGCTTTAAATTATTAGGTTTATTATATCTAGATGGATTGTCTTTTAATTCTGAATAAGTTTCAACTGGATAGTTTTGTACAGGAACTTGTGTATTTGGTAATTTATTATATGTTTTTCTAGAAGTTTCAAATGTCTCAATATTTTTCTTTTTATCTTTATTAGATAGAATATACATTACACCTAATGCAGCAACGGGAATTGCAATTTCTGCCATATATATTAAACAACATATTTTCTATTGGCGAAAAACATTTAATTATGAGGATTGGGAATATCTGGTTTAAAATTATCTCTTTCTAAAAGTCTAGTATTTAAATTACTAGAAAATGGAATCATGCAGTTTTCTAAAGGATTCAAAAATAATGGATACTTTCTATTTTGTTCTAAATCTCTGTACATCCAAGCAGGATGCGTTACTCTAGATTCATTTGTTATAACATTTTTTACTCTTGGATAAGATACATTTTGCGAAGGAATAACACCTTTAAATGGAAATGCCTTGTCTTTACAATCTTTACTATTTATAGACCTAGTAATTCCAATTAAATCACTATTTATATCTATGGCGGTACTATTATAAACTTTTCTTAAATTACCACCCCATTTTTGCATTCTAATCTGTGGATCATCAAATGTGGATGGAGCACTGCCCCATCCAGGTACATTTAAAATATATCTACCTGGTCCAGTAGCTTGTTGAAGATTTTTATTAGTTCTTGCTTCGTCATAATTAAATCTAGTGAATGACATTATATAAAATATTATATTATTTTTATTATTTGAAATAATATAATTAACTGAATGGTCCTTTTGGTCTTTGTTCTTTTTCAATTACTAAAGGATCTGGCATAAAAACTTTTAATCTATCAAAAAATTGTGCATTATCTAATTTATTAAGTTTTGGAACAACATTTGGTTTTTTATTTACTAAATTACTCGAACCTATTCCTAAAAGTGAACTCTCAATATCACAAGCATTATTTGATAAAATATTATTAACAAAACCATTTTTCATTGCAGGCATATTAATTCCTGCTGTAGGATATGAAGAATGAAAAGGCATACTTCTATATTTCCACATAACATGTGTATGAGTATCATATAAAGATTTTTGTTCTTGGCAAAATCTAGAGGGATCGTTTATTTCTCTTGTTGAAGACATATATAGTTATATATTATTTTGATTTTTTTATTTCTTCCCATAATAATAATAAATTAAAATGCTTATTTTCAATAGCTTTTGCTTTTATTGCATCAAATGTAAAACTAAAATATTCCCAGGAAAATAAAAATGGGAAACAATCTTTTGGAGATAATTCAAACGGTAATTTATTATAATTAGAAATATAAATTAAAACTTTTGTAAAAGTAAATCCTTGAAGTAAAAATATTTCATCTAATTTTTCAGATACAGTATCGTCATTATATTCTTCTAAATTTAAGAATTTTAAGAATTCCTCTCTATATGTTTTGTCACTTAATTTGTTATCTGATATATCTCTGTATGTTAATTCAAAATCTGTATTATACATTTATAATTTATAAATTTATAATAATTTAGTTTTTCCTCTCTAAATAATCCTGGTCTCTTGATAACTCACGACTGGGTAATCCACCTCTTATCCAACCACTTGCTGCTACACCCTCAATTAAATTAGCAGGATTTTGTATTGTGCTATTTAATGAAGGAATCATAGGAGTAAGATAGTGACCCATAAATGATTTTTCCATTAAAACACGGCAACTTTTTTTATCAGTAATTTGTGCACCCTGTTGCATTTTTGATTCAAAAACTGGCTGTGGTGGTCCTTTTGATAAATTTGGCACTGTTAAATATGGTCTCTGTTGTAATGAAATTTTACATTTATGTCTTGTTGGTTTATTACCTACTTGCAACTTAGTTTCTTCATTTACTGCACAACCACCTGCACCATTATTACTTCCTACACCACCCTTAAAAAATATATTTGGTTGTTTGGTTGCAAAACCAATGGGTCCAGACATACCACAGTTTCTAGTAACATAGCTTGTAGTCAAATATGTTTCTGTTTTACTGTTTTGTAAATCCCTTGCAGTAATGCCACAGGTATCATTTCCAATTCTAGAAAGTGAATCAAACATATAATTATATGCTCCTGACATAATATAATTATAATAGAGATTTTAATTTTTAACAATATTAACAAAACATACGATCTTTGTTTTCTACATCTTTACAGGATGGCATATTTCCATAACAAAATTCAGCAAATTTTTTCTGATTATTTGGTATTTGAGTATTAGGCATTGTATAAAAATTTCTCATTGAATGATCAAATGATATACTATCTCCTAAATCTCTGAATAATTTTTTTTCTAAACCAATATTTGATGCCTTTTCATTAATTTTTATTTCTATTTCTTCATTATTTGATGGTGCTGCTGGTTTCCTTCCTGGATTATTTTTTATTTCTGGTAATAATACGTTCATTAAAGGGTTTTCTTTTGTAGGCTCTATAAAATCTTCTTTATTTTCTTGATATTGTTCACTTAAATTTGCAAAATTCTCCTTAATATCTTTAATATTTTTACTTTTTTCTTTTTTTCCTGCTTTTGATTTATAAAGCATTACTATTACTCCAATAGTTATTAAAGCTGTTATTGGTATTTTAATTGATTTTGTTAAAAAATATCCTAATAATGCTAGTAGTAAAATTAATCTAGTACAAGCATTTAATTTTTCAGGATACTCTAAATCATCTGTTGGCCATATCTCTGAAATATGTTCTTTATCTAATAAAATATTAGGTTTATTGAGCCAAAAGTTGTCACCCATTAATATATATACTGACTTTTATTTTTTATTTTTATTTTTCTTTCTATTACGCCTCTTTTTTCTTTTTGACTTTATAGATCCTGTTATTTTCTTATTTTCAGTTCGTGCTTCTTCTAACTGTTTTTCTAATAATCTAATTTGTTCATCTTTATTGTCCTTCCTCTCTGCTAATTTCCTCCTCATTCTTTCTTTCATTTTTGACATCTTAATATTTTTTTGCATATGATTTTGCATTGCACCTATATTCATCTTACCATTACCCATTGGCATACCCATATTTTTAAACATTGAAGACATATTTTTCATCCCAGGAACATCATTCATTTTTTTTAAAAATTCACTGGCTTCTTCCATAAGTTCACTTTCCTTAATTTCACCTGATTTTAACTTCTCATCTAAAGATTTGCCTACCTTGCTTATCATTTTCATTAATTTCCCAGGATCACTAAATAATTTCTTAAATATTTCTCCTACTGATGATTCCTCATTTAACTCTAAATCTAAATCTAAATCTTTTAAAGTTTCTTCAGTAATCTGAGTAGCTAATTTGCCTAAATTACCATTCAATATTCCATTTAAGTGTTCATGGATTTCTTCTGGATTAGGTAAATCATTCTCTCCTTCACCTGTTTCATCATCTGCTTCAAACATATCTGACATATTCTTCATAGTCTCTTGTAATTTCTCTTTCAATACATTTTCATCTATAGCTTCAAATAACTTTGCTGTGTTCCCAAAACTTTCTGAACCTTCTACATTTTCAACGATTGAAAATAATATTAGTTGTAAATATTTCCAAATTATATTTTTTGTATTCTCACTAATTTCATCTGTCATTAATAATGAAAAATCTATATTTGGTAAAAAACAAGTGTTAATCTCATTATCTGTAAATATATTTTCATTTTGATACAATATGTCAAAAAAACGTTCCGGATAAACTTCCTTTGCGTAATTAAATAGATTTTCTGTTTCTAATTTATTTGGTTCTTCTGAAATAATATTTACTAATAATTCATTTAATTCTTCTTTATATTCTGGAAATGTTGTTAATATATCAGTTACTAAATCTTTCATAACTTTTGTAAAATTCTCAGGTACTTCAAAAGGTTTCTCAGCATCTTCTTTTTCTCTCTCCATGTATAATTTATTAAATTTTTTTATTTAAATTATACTAAACATTATTTATAAATTCTTTTCTATTTGGTACATTTCACCCATTTTTGTCAAATTTTGAACATACTTTATTACCTTTTCTCTGTTATTTTCGTCTAGTTTTTTTAATTCGGTTCTTATTGTATTAATTATCTCTAAAACTTTATTATCATCATCTGCATCTATATCACTTGAATAGTCCCTTTCAATAAAAAATGTAAAATCTCCCTCTTTAATTTTTTCTTTATATGGATTATAAATATAGTTTATCCATCCTTTAATAAAAATACTTGGATTTATTTTTTTTGTTGTATTTATAAATAATACTGCCGCTTTTATATTATTATTTGGCATTACTATCTGAAAATCATTCAAAAATTCAACTAAATGATTATTAAATACTTTTAATAAACTACTCATATGTATAAATATTTATTTTCCTTTTAAATTATTATATTATATTTTACTGAAATCTTACATCTGCCTCTCTCTGGTTTTGAATTTTTCCCAAATCTACTTCACCTATTTTATCTGGCTCATAATCATCTTCTGGAGTCTCTATTTTTTGATTATCCATTATACCACTATAACTATGCATCATTCTTAAACCGCCGTTTCCTTTTGCTGATAAATCTGTTGGAGACATATCTAAATACGAATAATTATCTGATAAACTACCCATTTCGGTTGTTGAAAATGCCAACGGTTCCATATTATTCATTGTTGCTTTTCTTACTTGCCTTTCTCTTTCCGGTTTTAAATATTCTAATATCGACTTTATGCCTGCTAAAACTTTATGTCCTTTATTTAATAATAATAATGAAGGAACTGTCTTTACTGTGCTAGGTAATAATATTTTTTGTGCATTCTTTAATATTATATGTATTTCTCCATTATCTTGCTTTTCTCTTACATCTATGCATATAAAATGAATTTTAGCCTTATTTTTTGTTTTACTTAATGTTCTTATTAAGTCTTTACAATGCTGACAGTATTGACTATAATATAAAATACTACTCATTGAATTAATATATTTTATAGTTTTTAATATAAAAATTTTTTTATTTATTATAATTATATGTTATCATTCTTAAAATCGAATAATTTACTGTCTTCTAGCGATAACAACCCCGAACCTATTTATTTATTTCAACAATTTTTTATTCATTCTGAACCTGATAGACAAAAAGAAATTGAGTTCTGTTTGCAAAAAAATATAGAAAATAGTTATATTGATCAAATTATTTTATTAAATGAAAGAATATATACTAATGATGAACTTTCTGTTCAATCCAAAAAAATAATACAAAAAAAAATTAAGACTAGATTAACTTATAAAAAATTATTTGATTATATCAATAAAAGAAATTTAAATGGATATATTGTATTTTCTAATAGTGATATTTTTTTAGATGATTCAATTAATAATTTAAGAAAAACAGATTTTCATAAAAAAAAAAATTTTATAGCATTGCTTAGATATAACTATGAAATTAATAGTAAAAGATCTAAAATTTTTGGTCCTAGATTTGATAGTCAAGATACTTGGATTTTACATACTAGTCATATACCTAAAAATACTGAAGTTTTTGATTTTAAATTTGGACAACCTGGCTGTGATAATAAATTGGTTTATATTATGAAAATACTTGGCTATAATTTATTTAATGTTCCAAAATTAATTAAAACATACCACGTACAAAAATCGAAAAAAAGAGATTATAGTATAAAAGATTTAATACCTAGACCACACATTTATTTTGAACCATATGGATTTTCAACAAAAAAAGCTGGAATTGAAACATATTCTAATATAATTAATTGGACTGATAATTTTAAAAAGTATAGACACGATGATAATATAAAATTTTATAATTATATAAGTGAAAAATTTGCTAATGGCGAAACTTTTTATATTCCTAAGATGAATGGTCCTGAATTATTTTTTACAAGCATTATACTAAAAATAGTTAATGAAAAAGCAAGAGTTGACCCAAATAATGTTACAAAATTATTGCCATCTCTTGAAAAATCTTATATTTATTGTAATGATATTAACAAAACTATAGATTTTTCTTTACTTTATAGTAATTCCTTTGCAGATGCTGATTTTTATACTTGTTTTGAAAAATTTAATAAAACTAATGATGGGGGTACTATCCAGGGTCTTAATTATTACCAAGAAAAATATAAAAATAAAAAACAATTATGGGAGCGAGTTTTTAATATTGGTGAATTTGTTAAATATTACCCTTGGTCGATTGCTCTAGCTGGTAAAAAAATATTAGTTCTTTCACCATATTCATCTGAAATTTCAAAACAAAAAAATAATACAGATTATTACAATTGTAATTTATTTCCTGGATGTAAAATTACTTGTTTGCAATTTGAAACGAAACAAATTAATAATCTAGGAATTAATGAAACATTTGCCACTTATGCTGAAAATATTAAAAGATTTGATTTTGATATAATGTTAATTGACGCTTATGGTTATGGTAATATTCTTGCTCGTTTTGTTTGGCAAGAACTTAATAAATGTGCAATCAATGTTGGTAATCTTCTACCGTTATACTTTGGAATCTATAATGATAAATATGAGAAAATGTATCCTGATATTATAAAACTTTATAAAAATGAAAAATGGATCAAAGTTGAAAAATAAATAGTTATTATATATATATATGAATATTCAAGAATTAATAATAATAATATTAATTCTTGTTACAACTTTTTTTGTAATAAGACTTATAAATAGGAGGTATTTTCCTGTAGATCCTCCAATACCACCCCCTAAAAAATTAATAGGAGGTTGTGAAGGAACGAGATTTGGTTGTTGCCCTGATAAACAAACCAGTTGTATAGATGAAGAATGTTCAAATTGTTTATTAGACGCAACGCCAGATTTAGGAACATTGGAAAATGCTTATAAAACTAATGAACAAAATAAACTTGATTTCAAAATGCAAAATGATAGATTAAATAAAATTGAAAAAAACTTAGAAAATTTGAAAGAATTAAAAGAAACAATTGAGGAAGAAATAGAAGAAAATGAAAAATTGTTAGAAAATCAGTTTCTGGAGCAGAGTTCTAAAAAACATATTGAAAGGCAACTTTTATTTAAAAAAGAAGAATTAAGTGAAGTAAATAAAAAAATTCAAGGAATTGAAGATAAAGAAGAAAAGGTAGAAGAAGACTTAAGTGAAAAAGCCGCTATTTTATCTATGACAGAGACTATTTTTGAAAAAATGTTTTCTATGTTTTCTGCTGGAAAAGTAACTGTTAATACAAATAACCAAGGTGACCAAGGTGAACCTGCTGACCAAGGTGAACCTGCTGACCAAGGTGACCAAGGTGAACCTGCTGACCAAGGTGACCAAGGTGAACCTGCTGACCAAGGTGACCAAGGTGAACCTGCTAATAATAATAATATTCCTGACTGTCCCGCCTTTAAAAAAACTATTACAGACATTAATAATACTGCAATTACTTACCCAAAAAATGACTGGTCGGCTTTGGGTGGTGGAGAAAAGCGTACTGAAGAATGCAGTACAGCTGGTGGAATGTGGCGCGGGAATATTTCAATGGATTGTGTTGCAGATGGCGTAGTATTTAATCATACTTGCACATTTAATTCAGAATTATTTGAGAGAGCAAAAACAGTTGAAAGTTATTTACCTGATGGAGTTACAACAGAGCAAGCAACCGAAGCACAAGTAGTAGTAGCAGAAACTGAAGCCGCAAGATTAGCAGCAACGACAGCATCCCAACAAGCAGCCGTTTCTTATTTTGAGCCTAGTTGCAAACAGTTAACCGAGCATGAAGAAAGTCCATTTGATTGTGAATCCGCCCCCGTCAAATATTATCCCAGACAGATTCTACAGGCAAGCAATATACATTATAGTAAATGTTGCGATTATAAAGAAGTTGGTGAATTCTCAACAACAGATCAGGTGGGTGGAAATATAAAAATTGATTTTAAAAACTACAGTCACAGGGGCGAAGGCGAAAATGTATTTATAAAAAATGGTGAGACTCAAAGGACTACTTGTCCCGGAGGTTACAAAGGATATGTAACGATTAAATATGATAAATCTCAAAATCCAGATTTGTTTGAAACAGAGAATACTTGTGAGAAAGTTACAAAATGGATCGCACCAGAAGATCCAAGAAATCCTTGTCCAAATAATTGGCCCAACCTTCTCTCCTGGGGCGTCAGAGACGGGAAGGAGCAGTGGGCTTGTTTTAAAAACACGAGCGCCTCCCCTTTGTGTTACCTCTCCACATCAATAATTGACGAAAATGGTAATGAGGGCGAAACCATAGTCCATCCCGAAAAAATCCCTGTATTTGATTATGGTGGGACAAAAGGAGTTAAGCCAATAACATTAGCTCATGAAATTGTTAGACCGGACAGGGCTGATAATAAATGCGTTGAACTGAAATCTAATACTATTACTGCAGATGGCACAGAACCTGTTATCAATTGTGAACTGGGACCGGTACCTACTGCGGATGGTTGCACTAAGGATTGTGGAACAATAACACAAACGGTAAATCACCATCCCAGCAATAGTGGAACACCGTGTGGTGCACTAAAAACATACCAGTGTCAACCAGGCGACGGTGCTTGTCCTGTCGATTGTCAACTGGGACCGGACCCTACTGCTAATGATTGCACTTCTGATTGTGGAACAATAACACAAACAGTAATAACACAAGAAAGTAATGGTGGAACGCCGTGTGGTACACAAAAAACATACCAGTGTCAACCAGGCGACGGTGCTTGCCCTCAACCGGAAGGTATTTGTGTTGCAAAAGATGGCACATGGGCAGAATATCCTGATTATGGTAAAAATTTTTGTTGGCAAAACATAACACAAGTCCAGTGCGTGACCGGAGGGAACAATCCCAGTGGGAACAACAATGTTAGCCGCTGTGAATGGAAAAATCCTACACATGATGATGCAATTGCTAAGGGATGCGATGTTTTTGATGGAGCAAAGCATAACTTACCCAAGCTTGATCCAAATAACTATAATTGGGATAGCCTTCCAAATCCACCCATGCAACGACGTGCTCCACCGGCGGATCACGCAACGCCAACGACGAAGGGACTCTGTGGGTGTGATAGGCTTAATGAATATTATGTTTATGTAGATAATCCTGAGGATTTTCCCGGTCCAAAAGGTGATTTAGGTTCCAAAAATAGAAGATGTGTGCAATATAAAAATGACTTCGACCCTGGATATGATACTGTATCTGGGAATGTAGTCAGCGCCGATGGATGGCGCGAAGCACCATATTTAAAGAATTATAGACCACTATCAACAGGGATAAGAAAGACAATTCTGGGTAAGACATGTGCCAAATGGTCCGATATTCAAAGACACTTCGTCAATCCCCAGGCCGATCCGGATTACGACAAGAACGACCCTAACACGTTGGGGGGCCTCGTGCATTGTGATCCAACAGCGGATGGATATAAACCCGGGTACGATACCCGGTGTGATAAAGAATTGTATGCTGGAAACCAATGTACGCAGTACTTCCCCCGATACACAAATACATATGAAAAGCCAACAGGTTCTTGGTGTTTTTGGTTTTCGAAAAGTGGGGAAAAAAAAATGGGTGTATGTGAGACGGGTACTGGCACGTATGGCGACGACGCAAATTTGGGCGGCGGCGCGGCCGGGTACGACTACAGATGCACCCCTGAAATGCGCGACGAGTGCTTGGCGTCACCCTCCAACTGCCGCTTTTCATGCCACGACCTGATCTAATAATATAATTATAAATTATGAAATATATAATATTTTGATATAATATTATATATATATGGAAATATCAGGACTAATAATTTTATGTTTAATAATATTTGCTTCATTATTATTTATTAGACTTATAACAAGGAGAAATATTCCAGTAGATCCGCCTGTTCCTAATCCAAAACAGAAATTAATTGGTGGTTGTAAAGGAACAAGATTTGGATGCTGTCCAGATATGCAAACAAGTTGTATAGATGAACAATGTTCGAATTGTTTAATGGATGCAACACCTGATTTAGGAACTTTAGAAAATGCCTATAACATAAACGAACAAAATAAACTAGATTTTAAATTACAAAATGATAGATTAAATAAAATAGAAAAAAATTTAGATAATTTAAAAGAATTAAAAGAAACAATTAATGACGAAATAAAAGAAAATGAAGACAAACTTGAAAATCCTTTTCTAGAAAAAAGCTCTAGAGAACATATAGAGAGACAAATTCTATTTAAAAAAGAAGAATTAAGTGAAGTAAATAAAGAAATTGAAAATCTTGAAGAAGCTGAAGAAGAAGAAGAAGAAGAATTAAGTGAAAAAGCATCTATTTTGTCTCAAACAGAAACTTTTTTTAAAGATCTTTTCTCTAAATTTACAGATGGAAAAATAAATATTGATGCAGATAATGATGATGATGATGATGATGATGATGATGGTGATGGTGAACCAGCTGACCCGAACCCGAACCCTGACTCTGCTAATAATATTCCCGACTGTGGGCGCTTTCAACAAACTATTACAGACATTAATAATGCTGAAATTACTTATCCAAAAAATAACTGGTCGGCTTTGGGTGGTGGAGAAAAGCGTACTGAAGAATGCAGTACAGCTGGTGGAATGTGGAGGGGACGTATTTCAATGGATTGTGCGGCAGATGGCGTAGTATTTAATCATACTTGCACATTTAATTCAGATTTATTTAAGAGAGCAAAAGCAGTTGAAAGTAATTTACCTGATGGAGTTACACCAGATCAAGCAACCGAAACGCAAGTAGCAGCAGAAGCCGCAAGATTAGCAGAACAGCAGGCAGCTGAAACATTATTTGAGAGAGCAAAAGCAGTTGAAAGTAATTTACCTGATGGAGTTACACCATATCAAGCAACCGAAGCACAAGTAGAAGCAGCTGAAGAAGCGGAGGAAGCAGCTGAAGAAGCCGCAAGATTAGCAGCAGAACTACGAGCCAAACTATGTAGTATAGGAAATGATAAAGCTTTTCAAATAACAAAAACATTTACTGATGAAAATAATAACCATATATTAAAATTATATAATATAAATAATCAACTAGAATTACACAAATCTCCTCCCTGCGGTGGTAAATTATTAGAATTTGAAGCAGATTGTGTAGATGATCAGGTTTTTAAGATAAAGGAAAAATCATCAGGACATTGTTTTTCACAAGCACCCGGAGGAGGTTGGAATTTAGGGCCTTGTGACGAGGCTGAAGCTGAAAAGACTTCTGTTTGGCAGAAACCGCAGAAATTTCTTGTTAATGATTGGCTCAACGCAGATAAAGTATTAAAATATAATGAGGGGAGATTCCTGCATTACACAAATGTTAATATGTGTCTAGGTTCGATGGGGAGCCACGAGTCTGCGCCGTGGAATGGAGGTCCTTGGGGGCTCCAGACTAGACTTTGTAAACCAGATGACGCTAAAGACGCTCCCCTTAAAATGGAAAAAAAGAACTATCCTGCTGTTCAACCTGAAGAATGTCCAGCCCCCTTGTTTAGTAACGATACAAGTAATTTATGTACTGGAGGAGGATATTTTATTACTGTGAAAGATAAAAATGATAGGGAATATGTATTACGTCAAATGAAAAAGACGTTCTCTTCTACACGCGCGGGGAAACAAGGACAATGTGAATACGGCGTTTGCCAAGGTTGGAAAAATTGGGCTTCGCTACAATTTTGGCCTGTAGATAAAACAGTTCCTGATTCTGAAGTATTATGTTTTGATAAGATATCACAGGGTACCTCCCAATTTTATTTAAAAGCTAAAGATACTATTCGTGGAAAACATGTGAGAAATAATGGCAAGTGGGTGTGGGAGGAGGATACGGAAGATACTTTATATGCAGAGGGAACGGCCTTTTATCTAATGGGTGAAAATAAAAATAATTATACAAAAGATAATCACGAAGGGAGAGTATTATTTGAAGAAGATGGTGCCTATTTAAAAAAACCTGCGCCGGACAGTGGTTCTCATTATATAAGCAGTGCTAATTATAACGCAACTTACAAATGGTCTTTAGATGGTTGGGATCCAAACGCTGAAGCGGTTGGCACTTGGGTTCAAAACCGGCTGTTTTCTAACCGTCTTATAGGTGAAGTTAAAGATGACAGCAGTATTACAGAACCCGAATATGGTAAAGATAAAGGCCTGTGGGAAGAGCACGAAAAAGAGATTTACCCACATATATTCAAACGAGCAAAAGCTGTATTAAAAACAAATCAGCAAATGGTCCAATCCCCCCAGAACAGTCTTGTCCGACTGGGTATTCAATGAAGGGTAACGAAAACTGTAGTGGAATTGATAGGCATAGTAAAGTTGGAAAGAACTGGCATTGGAATCAAGCACCGATGTGTTTCTCGGTGGGAAAGGACAAGGACCTCTATTATACGGAAGGGCCGGTAAGCAAGGATTCAGCGCAAGCGTGTCCTTCGTATGTAAGTGATAGCTCCGAAAACGATCGGTTCAAAATCGATAAGTGTTATTGTTCTAAAGACATATAAATTATGAAATATATAATATTTTGATATAATATTATATATATATGGAAATATCAGAACTCGTAATTTTATCTTTAATAATATTTGCTTCATTATTATTTATTAGACTTATAAGAATGAGATATTTTCCTTCCAATATTAATCCACCAATGCCAACTAAAAAATTAATAGGAGGATGTGAAGGAACGAGATTTGGATGTTGTCCTGATAAACAAACAAGTTGTATAGATGAAGAATGTTCTAATTGTTTATTGGATCCAACACCAGATTTAGGAACATTGGAAAATTCTTCTCAAAAAAATGAAGAAAATAAAAGAGATTTTAGAATAAAAAATGAAAACTTACGATCTATTGAAGACAAAATTAAAAATTTAAAATCAGATAAAACAACATTAGAGGATGAAATCCAAGATTTAGAGAACCAATTAAAAGATCCTTTAGGGGTAGCGAATGAAGAATGGATAAAAAGAGAATTAGAAATTAAAAGGGAAGAATTGAGTAAATATGACAAAAAAATAGAAACTCTTGAAAAAGAAGAAGAAACAGAAGAAGCAGAATTATCTGAAACAGCCAAAGAGTTATCTTTAAGTGAACAATTTTTAAAAAAAATGAATGAAATGTTAGATAAAATAAATTTTGTTAAAAGTTCTGACCCTGCTGAACCTGCTGCTGATGAACCTGCTGCTGATGAACCTGCTGATGATGAACCTGATGCTGGTATTACTAATCCTGGATTGAGAGAAGAAATTAATGAACGAGCTAGTGAAAATAATACTGGTGATTCGCGTAATGTTACTAGATATAATATAGGAAGCGGTAGTGAGTTGGAAGAAAGTAGAAAATGTGCAGTTCCAATACAAAATTTTGGTGAGGATAATGCAATACTGCCAGTTGGTTATATTTTAAATACTAGGTCAACAAGTGAAAATGATATTCCCTGTGCTTGGTTACCAGAAAATAATAAAAGTGACTGTCAAATTTGGAAGTGTGATACAGTTAATGGTTATGAAGGAAATGCTGAACAAAACCAGTGTGCTCTACCTGAACAAAGTTGTCTTAATGAATATTCAGACCCGACAAGCTCTCTTGCTATAAAAAATTGTGCAAAGGAATATACACTATCTGGGTGCACAAAGCCGAATAAATGTATATCACCAACTGACACAACCGGTTATAAAAATATTGTAGAGCTTGAATTAGATAAAGATAACTTTGATGTTACAGCTGAGTGTGCCGATGGGCTTATGGGTTATGTAGAGAATGCTACAGCAACTGTTTGTTCAAACGTAGGAGAAGAATATACATTAAATGGTTGTTTTTTACCTAAATGTGGAAATACCGATGGTAATGAAACGCCATTTAATAATTGCGAGGAAGGGAGAGTATATGATAACCAGAAAGCAAATAATACAGATCCAAATGATACTAACTGTTGTAAAGATGCTTCAGTACCATTTGTTCCTACTTGTGGTTTAATTGCAGAAGGCGGAGGTGCATTTAATAATTGCGAGGAAGGGAGAGTATATGATAGCGACAAATCCCCCGTGGAGAACCCTAGTGATAATAACTGTTGTAAAGATTTGGGTTGTAAATTCGACGGGATGAGCACGCTGAAAGGCAAGAGGGGCGTGACAATCAATTATCCATCTGGCACCGTTAATGATTTTTATTGTCCAGATAATGATAAACAAAAACATTTATTAAAATGTGATAATGGTAAGTTACAGGCTTATCCATCATTCCCAGATTTTATTGATACTAATTATGCAGAAGATGGCATTATTACGGATATTCCAGATTGGGTTGGAACACCAGAATCAGGACCAAATGGTGAATATGTGTCAGACTATACAGGGTGCACAAAGCCGAATAAATGTATATCACCAACTGACACAACCGGTTATAAAAATATTGTAGAGCGTGAATTAGATAAAGATAACTTTGATGTTACAGCTGAGTGTGCCACAGGTTTTGAAGGTACAGTCGAAGCAAAAGTTTGCACTAAACCTGGTGAGCCATATACACTAAGTAGTTGTATAGCTGCTGCCCCATTTGTTCCTATTAAATTACCTAGAGGCATCTTCGAAAGCCAGTCATTCCCGTTTGTCACAGAAAATGTTTGCACGGCACCTCCCTGTAATGAAGACGGATGTAGTTTCTCTTTTTGGGAGATGACAAACGATGGCGCCAAAGGGCGAGGATTTGAATGGAATGATACAAATAAAAAATATGAGGTCAAGTCATGGGGTGGCACTGGCCCCAAGCCATACTATCAAGTAAGTAAAACTAATCAAGATTATACTTATACTTGGAGAGACCAAGATGGAATTGTGGGCCATTTCAAATCCAAAATGGAACGTCCTAAGTTAAACGATGGATTGTATGAGGTAGAATGGGATAATGCTGATGGCGGCTCACACTTCTACCGCGCAGAAACAGACAGCGACAGCGGAAACCCTAGATTAAAAATTTACACCGATAAGGCTGAGACTATTCCAGTAGCGCCCGGAGAATTAAATTGGAGCTGTCAAAGTACTAGATATCAAATAGGCGTTGATGTACAAGACCGTGGCGGCTCAAGAATAACGATAGAGACAGGTAAGAATGATATGACTGGTGCAGATGTGCAGCTTGGTACATATAGAGTTATAGCAGATTTGGATGGCTGGTCCAAGATGGAGGGCACTATAACCCCTGTGCCGGCCGCCGCGCAGAATCAGATGTGTGCTTCGGCTTTCGATCCGGCGGCAAAGGCAGTCGATACAACAGGTTATGTTGACATTATTGAAACTAGTTTAAATAAAGATAACTTTAATGTTACAGCTGCGTGCGATACTGCCCGCGGGTACACTGGTCAGAGTGGTGTGGGAAGCGTGTGCACAGCTGGTAAGCCATATACACTAAGTGGTTGTGCCTACTACCAAAATCCGTGCAAGATGACGGAGAAGCAGAAGGAGTTGGGAGGTCCGTACTATGAAAACCAATACTGGTGTTACGAAGAATTACCTTACAAAAACCCGTGCAGTATGAGTGAATCTGGGTTTGCACCACCTGGTGGGAACGGTGCGTGGGGAACGGGTAACCAAAAAAAATGCGTTTTGCTGCCTTCTTTATCCGATGGAGATTACGAAATGACCTGGAGTGATGAAGTAAATGATCTAGACAGCAATAACTGGGCCGCGACTGGATGGGAACGCCCGATACCCATAAGGATGGAGCAGGGGGGGAAGGTATTAGTATTGAATCGAGTTGGTTTTGAATATTCTTATTCTTGGAATAGCACACGGGGGATATATGAAGATGATACATTTCATTTTAAAATAACAGAAAGTAGTAATGGTGATATGACTATTACAGACGAGGTCGGCGGGGCGTATGTTTTCCAAAAGGCCCCACTTCGTCTCGTCGGTAAAACTGACGTTACCCCCGCACCATCCGCACAAGGAAGTGGCAGTTCCGCACCAGGCGTGGCCTGTACTGCAGGTTGTGCATCCACGCCCGTCAGTTATAAAGAGAACGCGTGCGGTTGTAAAGGCGAATACGCCTGGTACGAGTATTCAACTAGTAAAGGACATCGGTGTACTAACCAGTCTGTGACAAAAACGATTCATGCCCCAGCACAGTGTTTTAGTAGTGATACTTGTAGAACATCAGGTACAGGTACATGCACAGCAAACACTAACATATGCACATCTGCAGAGCAGAAGACTGATCCTCTTAATTTCACAAAAGTGTATAATTTGGTAGAGAAAAACATGAGTCTTGACAATTTTGACGTTATAGCTGAAGGTTATCTGGGGTGTTCATGGGGGGGCTTAAGCAGTCAAATCGAAAAATGCAATGCGGCAGGTGAACCTTACATAATTCCTCCAGATAGGACAAACCCCTGCCCCTAATATTAGAAAGCAGTTAAAATAATACCAAAGATAATAATAATAGCACCTAATAGTTTTTTTAATGTCATTTTTTCCTCAAATACAATTAAACCTGCTATTAAAAATAAAATAACACGCATTGATAATAATAAAATTCTAAATATAGAAAAATCTAGCTTTTGCATTAAAAAGTATTTTGAAAATAAAATAATAGGGACAGTAAATGCTAAAAATAAATTCATTTTCCAAATTCTAGGTGAAATATCAATTATATCTTTGGTAACTTTTTTATATCCATCTAAAAAAAATGTAGTAAAAATAATAACAATAGTAATCATTATTGATTCAATCATTAATACAGCATAATTATTATTTAAATCAATACGTTTCTGAAGAAAAATAGAATTAAAAATAGTAATAATAGCAACGATAAATATTATAAATAAATTAGCATGATTCATTTATATATTATATTAATAAAAAATTGATTCAAAGATTTCTTTTATTAATATAAATAAAGAATGGCAGAAGCAAAATCAATATCAAAAGTATCATTCATAAATAGTAGAAAAGATAATGGAGATGTAACATATTTTCAAGTTGCAGATGTAAATTATAGTGTAGCAAATGCACTTCGGCGAACAATTTTATCAGATATTCCAATTTTAGGATTTAAAACATTCCCCCATTCAGAAAACGAAGCGAATTTTATTAAAAACACAACTAGACTGAATAATGAAATTTTAAAACAACGTTTAAGTTGTATTCCAGTTCATATTAAGGATTTAAGTAGTGATTATAGAAATTTACAGGTTGAAATTCATAAAAAAAATGAAAGTGAATCATTGGAATATGTAACAACAGAAGATTTTCGTATTAAAGATTTAACATCTGGTAGTTATTTATCAGAAACAGCAACTAGACGTATATTTCCACCAGATCCAATAACCGAAGACTATATTATATTTTGTAGATTGAAACCGAGGATTTCAGCAGAAGTTCCTGGAGAAGAAATACATATTGATGCAAAATTATCACTTAGGACTGCAGCAGAGAATTCAGCATTTAATGTTGTATCAACTTGTGCATATGGAATGACAGTAGATAAAGTAGAACAGGATAGAAAATGGCAAGAGATTCAAGAAAAACTAATTACGGAAGATACGCCAAAGGATAGAGTGGAACTAGTAAAACAAAATTGGTATAATCATGAAGGAAAAAGAAATGTTCTAAGAGATTCTTTTGACTTTACTTTAGAAACGATAGGCATATATAATAATAATGAGATTGTTTCAATAGCTTGTGATGTTTTAGTAAATCAATTAATTGAATTGTCTAATAAAGCACAACAAGATGAATTGGATATTGAAAAAAGTATTTCAACTGTAAAAAATTCATATGATATAAAATTAAAAAATATAGATTATACGATTGGTAAAGTAATTGAATATATGTTACATGAAAAATTTTATAAATCTCCTGATACTAACCATCTATCTTATGTAGGATTTATTAAGAATCATCCACACGATGATTATTCGGTTATAAGAATGTCATTTATTGATGGAGCAGATATGGGAGGTGATATGATTAGTATGTGTAAACAGGATATTAAATTAGCTTGTAAACTTTGCATTGATATATTTAAAGATATAAAAGATGACTTTGCTTAATCACTTGTCATTGTTTCTTTATTTAAATTTTCAGTAATTTCCATATTTTTTTCATCTTTATTAGCCTTTCTGTAAATATAGTTTACAGCATACATTAATTTAGCAGGATGTATTTGATTAACATATTTAATTACCTCCTGTAGAGATACATGTTTACCTTGGTCCTTTAAATCGTTAATATAATTTTGATGCAAATTCCACATATGTAACTTAAATTGATGTGGAAAACTTTTTATAGGAGCTTTTTTATTGATAAAACAATCAAAGTAGTGTTGATGCAATAATCTAGTCCAACTATGAAGATTTTTTCTGAATTCAGAAAATAGTTCTTTATATTCAGGATAAAATTTTAGACACTCACTGACAGCGCTGTGTTGTCTAAGAGAATAATATTGAAATTGCATTTTAGGATTGTTTCCTTTTAGTTTCTTAACATATTCATAAGCATTATTTCTAAATTTTGTTCTAATTCCATTATTTTTAATCATAACACCAACAAATTTATAATCGTTTTGATTAGCTCTATTAGTAATTTCATTTTCCAGTGTTTCCCAATCAGTTAATTCGGTTTGGATTATATATTCTTTAGGATATGGAATTCCAAGTTGTTGAGCTTCTAATTTAGCATCATTTTCATATACCTTAAATTTATCATATGAATAGACATTGGTAAGGAAAACAGTATTTTTAGAATGAGGAATAACAATTTTATTTTCTTTATGCTGTAAAACAAAACTATAAGATTTAGTTTTATCAAATATATCAAACTCAATTCCAAGTTCATTTAGAGTTTCTAGAAACATATAACGAAATGTAAAATTAGCCTCCTTAAAGAATTTACCTTTAGCCCCAATTAAACTTCTAGTTGAAATTTCCCATTCATTATTATATGGATTAACAAATAAGTTAATCATTGTTCCTTCTTCATAATATTCAAGTTGACAATCAACAATATTATTTTGATCGGTTATAAATGTTGAATAATCAATAGATTTTTGTGGTGAGAATGAAATAATTTTATTACCATCAGTAATGATAGACCTAAACAATCCAATAGAATTATAATTAGATGGAAGTAGTTTAGCTTTATTATATTTAATCAAATAAAACTGATTATTATTATAATTAATATTCTTAACAATTAAATTTTTTGATTTAGCATACTCTTTATCGTTTATAATATTTTGAATATAAGTGAAATCGCAAATCATATTTAGTGTCATTTTATTATTAATAATATATTTTCATTTAAATCAATTTTTTATAATTAAAAACAATTTCTATTATAATTATAAGGTAATGTCAGAGGAAGCTATAGAAGAATTAAATTTAGAATTAGGTTCAATAATAAGAATTAATGCACCTGGAAACTCAGATTTAAATGGTTTAGTATTTTTTATAAAATATATAGATGATGCATTAATAAAATTAGTAGAAGAAAATACATTAGAAGAAAAAACACTTAATATTGATGATGGTGGTTTTTCGGATGAGACGATAGATTCAATAGAAATATTAGATATTCCAGATGAAAAGGGATATGCTAGACAAAATAATTTGTTGACAGATAATTGGATATCAATAAGATTTGGTGGTGATATTCCTGATATAATTAATGGTAAGATTAGTAATTTAGATGAAGATATGATAGAGTTAACAACTTATCCAGATAAACAAAAATTATATATAGATTTTGGCTATAAAGGTATACCATTACATTTACCAATAGCGTCTATAACAGAATTCAAAACTCCAGTAGATATATCAATTAAAAGAGAAGTATTAGAGGCGAAGGACGATGAAGATGTTGAGGGAATAGAACTACCTGAAGGTATGGATGAATATATGGATTACTACGAAGAGGAAGAAGTAGCAGAAGAAACTCAGGATGAAATAAATACAAAAATAGATAGGATGATTTTAGATGCAGACCAGATAGAATTTGGTGAAGATTTTGAAGAAATTACACAGTTTGTTCCAGTAGAAAAATACCAAGAAAGATTTGGGATAGATACACAAGCAAATGATTTATTAGATGATTTATTATCTGGAATTCCAAATAATAGTAGAAGTGAACGTGAAATGAAAAAAATTCATTTGACAGTGGAAAGATTTAAACAATTAAGAAAGCAGTTTTCAAAAGTAATGTCTGATGGTGATATTGATATCCCAAATACAAAAGGCGCAGATTTTAAACCTTTAAAAGAATCTCTATTAAAATTAGACCAACGAAATCCTTGGTTTTTACCTATTGTAAAAATAAAGAAAAAGATTTATGATAAAGATGAAGAACAGTATGATGTTTATAATATGTCATCAGTAGAAGATTATTCAAGAATAAATGAAGCTTTTAAAAATTATAAACAAAATACAGTATCGGATAGAGAGAATAAATATAATTATTTATTTAGAGAAATAGCAAATTCTTTAAATCCAATAAGAACACCAGAAGTATTAAATGATATAGTTATTGAAAAGGAAGTATTAGATGATTTTGAAGCTTTAATATCAAATGATTCGGATTTTAGCAGTCATTCAATTCGAGATGATAATTTATTATCAAATAGTTTTTTAATACAGAGATACAATACAGGAATTACTAGATTACATTTTAATGATTTAAAAAACTTATTTGCAGGTAGAAATAGAGTAAATATTAGTCCAAATGATAAAATGGCAATAAACGGTTTTATACAATTACCAGAAACATCATTAAAGTATTCAAGTATATTTTTAAACAAAACAAATATTCTAAATCGTTGTGACTTACATTTTAAAAGACCATATTTATTCCGAATATTAAATAGTTCAAGTGATATTGAAAAGAAAGAAATAACAAATGAATCGGAAGATGTATATTTTGACAATAGTAATTATTTAGAAAAAATGAAGGCATTTATTTATAAAAATGAAACATATTATGATGATAGAGATGTAGATGAGGATTATAGTGATTTATTATCAAAGATAATACCAAGAACTAGATTTTTGTTTCATCTTGTTAAAGAAAAAATAGAAAATACATTATCATATGATAAAATTATTGAATATTTAGAAAGATTTATGATATATCATGATGATATTACGTTTAAACAATATGAAATTATAACAGGTTTTATAAATGAAAACATATTGGAACTGAATAAATTATTTATAGAAAAAAACAGAAGTTATAAACGATATTATGATTATGATTATAAAGGGATTAAGACCGGTGAAGTATATAGTTATTTATTTGAGTTATTGACTAGTAATGTAGAAAATGATGCAGTATTATCAAATTATTCATTAAGGGGTGAAAGTACAGATGAATTTTTGAAAAGAATATATGAATTAGATTATGGTAAGTTATATAGTTTATCATTATGTTTAACACAAGATGATTTAATGCAGCCAATAGATATCGATGATGTATTAAAGAAGGCTAGTGAAATGAGCATCGATGATTTTCCTGGTAGTGGAGAATCAAAAGAAGAAACAGATTGTTCTGAATTTGTGCTAGCGAAACAGTATATGGCAATAGATGAACTAAGGGCTGATGATGGTAAACAAGATGTTTATTTTGATAGTAAATATGATACTACTAGGTACGATATAGGAGATGAATATAATGATGAAAAATCAGCAATGCCTGTAGAAGTTTTCGCGGAGTTTTTAGTACAAAAATTAGAACAAAATGTAGGTTTAAGTAAGCAAAAGGCATTTCAGGAGGCTGATGCTATAATAAATGGTAAGAGGAAAGTGGATGAGGGTGATTATGCATTTTTAATTGATGATCAAGATGAATATAATTATTATATTCGTAAAGGTGGTGTATGGAGTATAGATGAAACACTAAATGGTAAAAATATAAGTAATATTATGTTTTGTAATTTGAAAGAATCTTGTATTAATATTAAAAAATCTTGTAATAAGGAGCGTGTTGAAGTAAAACAAATTAGAGATAGATTGGTAGAAGAAATATTAGGACATTTTGAAGAAGATTTCCATATGTCAAGCGCAGATTTAAAAACATTTTTGGAAAAAAGTTATAGAAAAGGGATAGAAAGTATGGAAAAAAGGCGTTTAATATTAAATGAATCAAAATGGAGAATAGATGTTGAGCATAGTAAAATGGGCGATGATGTAATTATAGAAAATAGGTTAAAATCACCAAATCAAAAATTATTGTATATGATACTAGGTCAATCAGATTTTATCAAAAAACAAAGTAATATAATATTATTTGTTGATAAATTTTGTCGTGAACATAATAATTCGGAAGAAAATGAATCACAACATTGGTATTATTGTAATATAACAAATGAACCTTTATTACCAACCTATTTTTATGATTTAGCTAAGTCATATTATAGAGGTAATTATAAAGAAGTACTTGACGAAATATGTGCTAAGAGAGGAACATTAAGTGAAGATGGTGGTGAAGTTGTAGATAAACATAGTGGATTTGTTATTAGAAAAATACAGTTGGACTTTTCAGAAGGATTTGATGAAACGGGATTTAGGATAGTAAGCAGAGAGGTAATAGAAAAAGATATGATGGACATTTTTGAAGAGGGGATAAAAGAAGATAGAGTATTTCCAAAAAAAACAAGCGATGAAGAAGTTTATATAACAAATATGATTAATGCTTTTGATTTGAATATGGGAATTAATACATCAGAAGCGCATAGTTCAATCATAAGTGATGTATTATCTGCAATTCATAAAAAGGTACCAAGTAGAGAAAATTTTAGAAAGATGATGAAAATGAAAAAGGGTAAAAAAAAATATAAATATGAAAATGTGTTGGATGAAACATTATTAAAGTATACATTAGGTTATTACTTAGTTGGATTACAAACATTGATTCCTAGCGTTCGTGCAAAAAAAACGTTTCCAAACTGTGTTCGTTCTTTCTCAGGTTATCCTACAATGGGTGATGGTGATTTTTCATCATTAAAATACTTAATTTGTGTAGCTTTGAAATTAAAGACAACTGCTAGGCCTTGGAATAGGTTGCCAAGAAGTAATAGAAGTAATTTTAATGAAATTGTAGAAAAATATTTATTACAGATAAAGAAATTTATTGATAATAGTATTTTAAAAGAGGAGGAAATATTACATAAAATTAAAGTAAAAGAAGATTATTTAAGAACTGTTACTGAAGAGGAAGACATAATGAGTGATTTTGATGTAACTAGATGGACTACTTTTTTACCACCTTTATTTAATTTAAACATAAAAGGAATGTATGATGTTAGTGATGATTTTAGAGATGATTTATTGAAGAATATGACTAAAGGTAATGATAGACAATTTGACCAAATATCAGCACTTATTGGAAAAATCATTTATTTTTCTTTTCATATTCAGGAATTAATGGATAAAGTAGTAAATAAAAATGTTCCTTTATTGAAAGATATTACAAATACTTCATTTTTACAGAATGCTTGTTGTAATGATGGAAATAAAAATGCTCATATATATTTTGTGAATAAAAGTAAGGATATACAAAAGTTTAATGAATATGTAGAATCATTTTCACAATTAAAAAGACATATTAGTAAATCTGTAAGAGCAAGTCAATTATTTTGTCCTATAGACACAAGTTTTCCATCCTTAAAATTAACTAATAATCTTGATGAAGAAACAGTATATGCTGCTTTCATTCATTATGGGAAATTCAATTCAGGATTAGAATTAGAACCAAATGTTAAAGCATTTGTTGGTGAGAATATATCAGAATTTAAATCTACAGATAAATTAGAAAAAAAAATAAGTATATTAAAAGCTGAGGGTAAACAATATACTGAAAGTGCTTTGAAAAAATTATTATCATATTTGCAATCTAGTGATGCATTAAATATTAATTTACAACCAGAAATTATAACCTCCAGAAAAAAATTAGAGAGAACAGTTGAATATTTAAAGGGAAAAGGGAATATACTAATTTGTAAACCTGAATTATTAGATATGATTGAACAAGCTAGCATTGATAATTATGAAGCAACTGTTGAACCAAATGATAAAAGAGTTTTAGAATTGTTAGATTTTTTAAGGACTAATACAGATGAATTAATAGATGAAATAATTGATTTTTTAGATTTTCACGGAATTGATGAAGATATTAGAAGTTCTCTTGAAAATATTGATAATTGGCATACAAGGGGTGATGGTTTATATATGCAGAATGATGATGAAACTGCTGTTGCAATTGCTACATTTTTAAAAACAGAAATAGAAAATATAATGATGATTTATCCAAATATGATATTAAATGGAATTGATTTTAGTGAGGCTGGTATACCAAAGCATTGGAAAGTTCATAATATTCATATAGGAGATATTCAAAATATTATATCGGCTGAGACAAGAGAGTTTGCCAAATTTTTTAATGATGGAACTATTCATCCTATATTAAGGCATATGCAACGTGCAAGTGATGATTTAATAATGTTAATTGAATCTACACCATTTTTGGCAAATATGGAGTATATGGGAAAAGTTATGACAACTTTAATTAATGGAAAAATTGTAAAGCATTTAATGAAATATTATTATGTATGTGGTTTAAATATGTATATTCATGCATTAGAAATACAAGTTGATGTTGATGGTGAAATGGAGTCATTAGAAAATTTATTAGATTCAGATATTGCGGAAAAACTAGATGAGAGTGTTGTTAAACAAATTATTACAGGTAAGAGAGAAAAGATACAAAGTAAGATCGCATTGTTATTAAAATCATTTATAAATATTAGTGAAAAACATAAAGATTTATTAAATATTTCAAATAAGGAAATTAAAGATAATATATTAAAGGCTAAAGAGCGTGAGAAATCTAAAATTACGAAAAGATTTGGTGATATGTCAGTTGATGAAAGAGAAGTGCAGAATATAATGAAAAATCAAAGATTGGGTAGATGGAGTTTAGGGCAAACAAGAGCATTATATCAGTATGACCCTGACCAATATGAAAAAGAAAGAGAAGAACTTGAAAGTGATATGCTTGAGGATCTTAAATTAGGTATTTTTGATGATAATAAAGAGAGAAACCGTGCAATTTTTATGATGGACCATTTGGAAGAAAGGGCGATTGATGAACGTATTACGGAAGATATAAATGCTATGTTTTCAAATCTAGCAGACGACGATGATTATGGCGATTATGATGATGAAGAAAGTGGATATTTAGATGCCATTAGACGTGATTAGATATTTTTATTAAAAAATTAATAATATCTAATGTATATTTATATGAGTAAAAAAGAAAAAAAGGTAAAAAAGGTGGTAAAAAAAGAACAAAAAAAAGAAGAACTAGAAGAAAAAGAAGAACTAGAAGAACTAGAAGAACTAGAAGAAAAAGAAGAACTAGAAAATAATTAATTGCTCTTAATGCATCCAATATGTTTACCATTTCTAAGTAATATTCCTTTTTTAAAACAAGATGGACATTCACACCCAACACCGTGCCATTTTAACATTAAATGTAATGTAGTTTCATTATCAATATTATTATCTTCTAATGATGAATTATCATCATATATTGATTTGCAATTTACTAAAAAATATTGCCAAGTGCTTGGTATTCCAGTTTTTTTAAAAATAAAATGTTTGACATGTTTTATTTTAGTATCTTTGCAGCAATCAAAAGAAAGTGTTTTATTATTGTGTCCGTGTATAAATATTTGCATAAATACTATATATATTGAATTATATTTATATTTTCAAGTAAATATAATTTTCCATAAAATAAATATTAAAAATACAACTTATATTTAATTTATATGATTAGTTTTATAATTAGTGTTTTGTCACTATTTTCTATAGGACAATCAACATATTTAAGAAATGAAGAACCGAATATTCAATATTTGGATATAAAAACCGGTGGTGCTATATCAGTGAATCATCAATATCCCTATGTTGGTTTTGGTTGTTCTGTTAATTACAATGACCAATTGATTTTAGTAACATCATCTAATTATCCAACTTGGTGGATAAGGCAAAGCGAAGGATATAAATGTACGAAGACACAGAAAAAAGTTGAAGTAATGAGATACAATATAACAAATAATGAATATATTGATAGTATAATTACAACAGGAACAAGCGATTATATTTTATCTTGTGGAATAGATAAAAAATTAAAAACACTATACTATATTGCTGGCAATTATTATAATTGTCCTTCTAACTATAATTTAGATAGTTCAATAACAAGAATAGATTTAAATGATTTTACTTTTATTGACAAAACATTATTAAAAAATATAGATAATATACCTAGTTTTTATTCATATTCTTCATCATCTTATTGGAGTTTTAGATATATTCATTCACCAACTACATCATTGAATATTGATGGAAATAGTTTATGGTTAGGTTTTGGCGGACATTATACGGGTATATGGCGTTTAAATATATCAACAACACCAATAAAATTAATAGATTCTATACAAAGAGAATATTATGAAATAATGGATGAAGGTATGGGAATGCCAGGTTATGAAGATCAAGAAATGTTATTTCGTTTTCAACATATAAAAAAAAGTTTTTACTTAAATAACAGTATATATTTCGTAGATGATTCTGGATATAGAGATGCTAAATTATTAAAGATTAATACAAGTAATTTTTTGAATAATGATAATTTTACAATGAATGAGAATAATACAGAAATAATAACATTAGATGGTATAAATTATATATCAGATATTGAAGTAGATGAATTTAGAAAGAGGATATACTTTGTAACAGGAATATTAAATAGTGAAATGTATATGTTTGATTATAATTTTAATAAAATAAGTTTAAGTGTAGATTGTAATATAGATTTTTTAAAATTTCCAACAGAATGGGGAGTGATAACAAATATAATACTAGATGAAAAAACTAAATATTTATATGCTTTGCCTTCAACAAGGCATCCCTTCGCAGGTATAGTAAAGATAAATACAAAAGAACTTACAATTGATAGTGATAAATTTGAAAAATTTGGATACTATAAAAATTATACATATACAGATTATAGAACAGGAGAAGATAGTGTTAGAAGTTACTTTAATTATTTAAATCATATGAACATTACAAGTAATATAGATGAAAATGGTAATTTATATATTTTTCCAACATCAAATTGGAATAGAAAACAATTTATAGTTATGAATTTATTTGGTTGTTCAACAGGTTTTGGAATACAAAATAGTAGTATTGAAACTTGTGAATTATGTAAACCAGGGAAATATTCAGATGAAGTAGGAAATATTTGTAAAAATTGTAATCCTGGGTTTTCATCCGATGAGTATGAAAGTATACATTGTGAAAAGTGCGAAGCAGGAAAATATACTACAGACTCATATAATATTGAATGTTTAGAATGTGATGCGGGTAAATATTCAGAGATAGAGGGTTCTTCACTTTGTTTACATTGTAATGAAGGTAAATATTCTATAGTTATTGGTTCAGATAGTAAAGACAACTGTATAGAATGTGAAGATGGTAAAATAAGTGAAAATGGTGCTACAGAGTGTCAGTTTTGTGAAATAGGTAAGTGGGCAAAATTAAGAAAAGAATGTATTAGTTGTTCTTTGGGTAAATATAGTATATCTCTAGGTTTAATAGATGATAACCAATGTATTCTTTGTCCTATTGGTAAGTATTCAAATGTGTTTGGTATTGCAAATGAATTAGATTGCATAGAATGTGAAAATGGAAAAATAGGAATAATAGAGGGTGCTTCTTCAAATAATTCTTGTGTTTTTTGTGAATTAGGTAAATTTAAAAAATCATTAACAGCTTGTGCAATATGTCCTGATGGCTGGATATCAAATATATTGGAAAATAGATGTGATAATTGCGAAATTGGTAGATGGGCTTGGGATAAGAAGAGTTGTATTGATTGTGACCAAGGAAGATATAGTTTTTCAACAGGTTTAATAAGTTCGAAAGAGTGTATTACTTGTGAAAAAGGTAAATATCAACCAGAAATGGGTGAAATAACGGAAAATAGTTGTATAGAATGTAGTAATGGTAAAATAGGAATAATTATAGCTGCAAAATCAAATAGTTCTTGTGTTTTTTGTGAAATAGGTAAGTATAAAAATTCATTAACAAGTTGCACTATTTGTCCAGATGGTTGGATATCAAATATATTAGAGAATAAGTGTGATTTATGTGAAATTGGTAAATGGGCTTTAGATAAAAAAAATTGTATTGATTGTGATGAAGGTTCTTATAGTTTTTCTACAGGGCTAATAAGTAGTGAAGAATGTATTTCCTGTGAAAAAGGTAAATTTCAACCAGAAAAGGGAGAAATAACAGAAAACAGTTGTATAGAATGTAGTAAAGGACGTATAGGTGTTATTATGGCGGCAAAATCGAATGACTCTTGTATTTTTTGTGAAGTTGGTAAGTATAAAAATTCATTAACGAGTTGCACTATTTGTCCAGATGGTTGGATATCAAATATATTAGAAAATAAGTGTGATTTATGCGAAGTAGGTAAATGGGCTTTAGATAAAAAACAGTGTGTAGATTGTGATAAAGGAAGATATAGTTTTTCTACAGGGCTAATAAGTGGTGAAGAATGTATTTCCTGTGAAAAAGGTAAATTTCAACCAGAAAGGGGAGAAATAAGTGAAAATAGTTGTATAGAATGTGATGATGGTAAAATAGGAATTATAGATGGTGCCATATCAGATGATTCATGTATAAGTTGTCAGGCAGGAAAATTTAAAAAAATATCAACACGTTGTCAGACTTGTCCAATAGGTTGGATATCTATAAAAGAAAGTATGGAATGTTTTATCTGTCCTGAGGGAAAGATAACTGATTCTAGAGGATTAGAATGTTTAAATTGTTCAAAGGGTAAATATAATGATATTATTGGATTATCGATGAAAACAGATAACTGTAAAGATTGCCCATCAGGAAAATACTCTGAAACTAAAGGAAATTTAAATATATTTTATTGTAAAGATTGTCCTATTGGTAAGTATAATACAGAATCTGGTTTAATAGGTGAGATTTTTTGTATATCTTGTAAATCGGGTAAATATAGAAATTCACTTCAAAATCCAGGTCAGTCTTGTGTGTTATGTATTAATGGTAAATTTTCATTAGATTCTGCATATGAATGTATTACTTGTTTAAGTGGTAAATATTCAACAAATAAGTTTAATGAATGTATAAATTGTCCCGCAGGTAGATATAATTTACTAGATGGACAACATACAAAAAATACTTGTTTATTATGTCCATCAGGAAAATGGAATGAAATTTTTGGTTCAAATTCATTAGATCATTGTATAGAGTGTAATGCTGGTTTATATAGTAATATAGAAGGTGCTATTTCTATAGCTACTTGTAAAGAATGTCCGGAAGGAAGATATAATGATATTAATGGTGCGGATTCAATGAATGATTGTAAAGAATGTTCCACTGGTTCATTTTCTTTATCAGGTAGTATTAATTGTTTACTTTGTGAAAAAGGAAAATACAATTCTATAATGGGTTCTAGTGAATGTAAATTATGTGAAGAAGGTAAATTTACATCTAGTAAAGGTTCATTTATTTGTGACAATTGTCCTATAAATTCTGAACAAAATTATAATAAAGATGGTTGTATTTGTTCTGCTTCATCTTATAATACAAATAATAAAAATGAAACAATTTCTTGTTCGGGGTGTACAGATGAATTTATTTGTGGAAAAGGCACAACTATTCAAACATTAAATCTAAAGAAGAATTTTTGGAGAGAAAATAAAGATACGATTAATACATACAAATGTAAAAATATATATGCTTGTAAAGGAGGAATAATTACAAATCATAGTGATAATTTATGTCAAGAAGGTCATAAAGGACCATTATGTGATGTATGTGAAAAAGGTTGGGCAAAGGATGATGGTGTATGTTTAAAATGCCCGGAAAATGAAAGTAGAACAATAGGTCTAACTATTCTAATTCCACTGATTTGTATATTGTTAATAATTTTTTTAGTAAAAACAGCGAATCCTTCAAATAATAAAAAAGAAGAAATTAATGGCGTTGTTAAAATATTTATGAATTATGCACAAGTTTTTTCTTTAGCTAGTTCTTTTCAGATTAATTGGCCTGGTTTAATTAGATATTTATTTGAAAGAGCAAAAGAATTTTCATCACCTAGAGTTAGCTTTTATTCATCTGATTGTGCTATTGGTTGGTCTTATTATGATAAACTTATTGTATATTTAGCTTTACCTTTGTTTTATATGTTATCCGTTACAATGGTTATCGCTATTATTTCTTTATGTTATTGTTCAAAAAAAAAGAAAAAGGTTAAAAAAATAAATTCACCAACATCTAGAGCGAACTATTTAAAAAATAAGCCCACTTGTTTAGAATTTTTTAGTGCTTGGGAAAAAACTGCAATTGTAGTAGGGACATTTTTAAGTTGGCCTACTATAGTTGAAAAAACACTTGAAGTAATGAACTGTGAAAAAATTGGATCTAATTATTATTTGGTCAAAGATGTTTCTGTCTCTTGTTATGATAGTAAACATTATCAATATTTGATGGTTTCTTATATTGCTATAATATTTTATGGAATTGGTATACCATTATTAGGATTTTACTTATTATTTAAATATCGTTATAGGCTTTATGATATGCAAAATAGATATGATGGCTCAACACCTCTTTCATTTTTATTTTTAGGTTATAGAGAAAAAAGATGGTACTATGAATTTATTATTATGGGAAAAAAAGCAGGATTAATTTTGTTGTCAGTATTTTTAAAAAATTATCCAAGATATCAGATTATTGGTGCTAGTTTACTTGTTCAAATTTCTTTCTTTTTACACGTTTTTTTAAGACCCTATGATACTATAACTAGTTATGGTATGATTTGTAATAAATTAGAAAGTATTAGTCTATTATCACTAGTAATGACTTTAAGTACCGGTTTATTTTTTGGAACTATTGATTCTGGTTATCAGTTAGGGTTATTTGAGGATATTTTGATTATTTTATTACTACTTTGCAATGGAAGTATTGTTCTTTATTTTTTTATTTATTTTATGGTTTTGGCTAAAAAAACTTTCATATCAAATCTTAGAGATAAAAGTAGAGATTATTTTGATAAAAATAAAGAACCGTGGTTTATTTGTTGTTGCAAAGATGAAAATAAAATGAAATTTAAAGAATGGGTATACTTACGAGAAACAAATAATTATGGCATTCACCTTAAAAATGATTTAGAAAAACAAATATTTAGTAATTATTTCAAAGAAAAAAAGAGTAAATTAAATGTATTGAATAATAAAATTGATCGTATTTCTAAGCGTAGATTATCTATTAAGTTAGATAAAATAAGATCTGAAATACAAGTTATGGAGAAACAGCGGTGTTGGCAAACTATACAAAATAATAGACTTTATGGTAAACTTAAAAAAGTTGCTATGGTAAATAAAATTGGTGTGGGTAGTAATGAAATTGGTGAACTTAATGATGTATTCAAATTATATATTAAACACGGCGTTAAATATAATGATCAAATGAATGATTTATATATGGGTGAATTAAAAGATATGATACCCGATTCTCCAATAAGTGTTCCTGATTCTCCTATAAATATAAATAAAAATGGTGATGTTGAAATTGAAATGACAAATCAAATTACACTTTCAAAAGAGCAACTATCTAAATTATCTATTAAAGACGAAAATATTATAATTATTTAGTTCAATGCGTTTTAATTTAAATGAATATTTAGTAAAAAAAAATATATTTTATAATATATATAATGGGAAAATCTGCATTTGAAAATTCCGCACCTGTTGATGGAAAAGACGCGAAAGCTGAAGTTGAGGATGACGCTGTTGTCGCAGCTGCTGCGCCTGCTAAACAAGAAGGAGGTAAACGTAAGAGACGTCGCACTCGCAGAAAGGTTAAAAAAGCAAAAAAATCTAGAAAATCTAGAAAAACCAGAAAATCTAAAAAGTCTAAAACCCGTAAGAAGAAGAGAAAACTTAACCCTTTCTTCAAGTTAATGCTTGCAGCTAAGAAAGCTGGCAAACAGTCATTTAAATATTTAGGAAGAACCTACAAGGGTAGAAAGCATCCTCGTCTCGGCATGATCTACAAGAAAGCTTAAGCTATTTATTATATAACAATTATATATAATAAATGCCAAAATCAAAAAAAAAAAAGAAAAAGATAAAATGGGATCTGCCTGCGGGAGTGACTGATGGACACTGATGGACCAGGTTTTGTAATACCAGAAGAGCCATTGCATAGTAAAAATGAAAAAATTATGAAAATGACTAGTAAATTTTTAAATGAAGAAGCAGACTGGCAAAATGCACAATTTGAAAAAAGAAAGAAAAAAGAAAGAAAAAATACTCAAAAATCCAGTAGATCCAATCAAAACATCCAGCGTCCACGTTTAGATTCACTTATTCAAGCTTTTGGTTCAAAACATGCTGATTCGAACTTAAAAGATGCTTCTGAATCAATGCGTTTTAAAAGAATTAATGAAGCTATAAGAAGATCACCAGTGACTGATTTAGGAAAAGGTGGTGATGTTGATTATGGATTATTAGATGTTAAATTAGAGGAATCACTTAATGAAGGAGGGGCGCGAAAAAGCCGAAAAAAAAGAACTAAACGTAGCCGAAAAAAGAGAACTAAGCGTAGAAAAAGAAAATCTAGAAGAAAAAGAAAAAGAGGTAAGAAAACAAGAAGAAGAAGAAGAAAAAGATAATATTTATATATAATATATGGATACACCACCAAGAAGTCCTATCGAAACGCCTGAAACACCCAGCACATCACCTAGATATTCAGGATATTCACCAGAAGATTTAGGTGCAATGGGGAGTGATGATGAGGAAGAAATGGAAACACCATTATTGTTGCCCCCATCTGTTCCCCGAGTACAACAACCACCGTGGATGAGTGCTAGACCGAATAATGAAGGTATGGGTGCAGGAGGTGCAGCAGCAAGTGCATCGGCTTGGGAAGGAATTCCAGGAGCACCAAGAGCTCCTCGGGCAATAAGAATGGTTCCTCCAGCCAGAGGAAGGGCTAGACGGAGACTTGCATTACCAAGTGCAGCAGCAGCACCATCAAGTCCACTACCAAGTCCACCATCAAGTCCCAAACGAAATAATAAACGAAAAGATGATGAAAATAAAACACCACGAAAATCGCCACGCCCATCGAAAAGAAGAAGAAGGAGAGGTGGTGGTAAAAGACGTAGCCGAAAAAAAAGAACTAAAAGACGTAGAAAAACAAAGCGTAGAACTAAGCGTAGAAGACATAGTCGAAAAAAAAGAACTAAAAAAAGACGCCGATAATAAATTAAATCTATAATCTATTTAATTTATTATTCTCTCTAAAATTATAATTATTTACAAAAAAATTAATCATAATTTTCTGTTAACAAAGTAGTTTCACTTTCTTCTTCTAAAGTAAATAATTCTATTTCTTCAGATGTATCACTATCAGCATCATATCCATCGACATTATTATCATAAGGTATTATTATTTCATTATTAATTAAGAGATTAATATTTCTATTTACTCGGTTTGAATATTCTAGTATACCTTTTGCGGATAATATTAACCCACCCATTGAAAGTGTATATATATATACTATAATCTGTATGTCCCTTGCATCAATAGATAATTTTAATAATGGAAAAATTAATTGATTAATTGCTAATATGTTAATAAGTGGGAATAAAGTTTTCTTTATATATAATCTTTTGTTGTTTATATGTTTAAAAAAGTTAAAAAGAAAATAACCCACAAACCAATTTAATATAAAATATGAACTTATGTCGTAGTAAAATATTGAATATATCAAACTATTACCATCTCTTGTTAATGTGTTATTTTTATCTGCATTAAATGATAAAAAATTAATAATGCTATGATTACTAGATTTTTCAATTAAATATATAAACATAGATAACCCAATAATTAACCCATTAATTAAATAAAAAAAATTATATATGAATCTTCTAGGATAAAAAAATATTTCTGGATTTATCAAATTATCTATAATTCTATATTCAGTTCTACATTCACTACATCTAGTCATTGATGTTGGATTTACACTTTCTAATCTCCATCTGTTTAAGCATTCAATATGAACCCATTTTGATGTTCCACTACAAGCACACGGACTTATAAATTCTAAGTTAGGGTCATCTTCTTCGGTTAAGAAACATATTCTACATTCTTTTATATCTAAATTATCACTTATATCTAATATTTCCATAATTATATTATTTTATAATATTTAATATTATAATATTAAAAACGCATTAAAAGAAAAGGAAAATATAATTATTAAATTACTAATTATATATTGTAGTTTAAAAAATTGATTATAACAAATTGAAATTATATTAAAGAAAAGAATTATTAATAAAGAATATGTCTTCTAAAGATTTATCGCAAACATATCAAAAGAAAACTGATATAGAGCATATAAAAGATGCACCTGATACTTATATTGGTTCTGTTGAGCCAGATTCAGTAAAAAATTGGTCGTTTAATGGAGATAATATTAGTTATAACACCTATGATTGGGTGCCAGGACTATATAAATTGTTTGATGAAGGTATAGTTAATTGCAGAGACCATGTAATTCGTCTTCAGCAATGGAAAAAGGAGAAACGTAAAAATATTTGTCCTGTGACTACAATTGATATAACTGTTGATAAACAGACTGGTATGATAACTATGTTAAATGATGGTAATGGTATTGATGTAGAGAAACACCCAGAGCATAAAATTTGGATTCCTCAAATGATTTTCGGTGAACTAAGAACATCTACAAATTATGATAAAACCGAGAAAAAGATTGTAGGTGGTAAGAATGGTTTTGGTTTTAAACTAGTTTTGATTTACTCAAAATATGGTAGAATTGAAACAGTGGATCATATTAGAAAGAAGAAATATACACAGGAGTTTAAAAATAACTTAGATGAGATTTGTAAACCAATTATTAAAAAGTGTATCAAAAAGCCTTATACAAAAGTAGAATTTCTACCAGATTATGAAAGGTTTGGTATGCAGGATGGTCTTACTGATGATATGTATAATCTTTTCAAGAAAAGAGTATATGATATTGCAGCAGTAACAGGTAAAAAGATTAGGGTTAGATTTAATGGTGAAGAAGTACCAATTAAGACATTTGAAAACTATATCAGTATGTATATTGGAGAAAAAGAAGAAACAAAAAGAATTTATGAAAAATATTCAGATAGATGGGAATATGCAGTATGTCTTACACCACAAGATGAATTTACACATGTTTCATTTGTAAATGGTGTATATACTAGTAAAGGAGGTAAACATGTTGAATATATTTTAAACCAAATTGTTAAGAAAATTTCAGAATATATTAAGAAAAAGAAGAAAATTACAGTTAAACCAATGACAATTAAAGAGCAGCTTATGATATTTGTAAACTGTGTCATTGAAAATCCCAGTTTTGATTCACAAACAAAAGACTATATGAATACACCTGTATCTAGGTTTGGTTCAAAATGCGAAGTAAGTGATAAAGTGATAAATAAACTTATTAAGTTTGGTGTTGTTGATTCTGCAATTAGTTTGACAGAAATTAAAGATAAAAAATCTGCTAAAAAGACAGATGGTCGTAAGACAAGGAATATTAGAGGTATTCCTAAGCTTATAGATGCAAATAAGGCAGGAACATCTAAATCGGGTGATTGTACTTTAATTTTATGTGAGGGAGATTCAGCTAAAGCTGGTATTGTATCAGGTTTAAGCAAAGAAGATAGAGATTATTATGGTGTATTTCCGCTAAAGGGTAAGCTTCTTAATACATTAGATGCACCACAAAAAAAAATTAATGATAATGTTGAAATTACAAATATAAAGAAAATTCTAGGTCTAGAAACAAATAAAAGTTATGCTGAGCTAGAAATTAGGAAAAAATCTTTGAGATATGGTAAAGTGCTAATTATGACTGATCAGGATTTAGATGGTGCACATATTAAGGGTCTTTGTATTAATATGTTTCAATCACAATGGCGTGAATTGGTCAAAGTTTCAAACTTTATTGGTTTTATGAATACTCCAATTCTAAAAGCTACTAAAGGAAAAAAGGTAAAAAGTTTCTATAATGAAGCAGATTATAAAAAATGGAAGAATAAAAATAATGGCGGCAAGGGATGGAAAATTAAATATTATAAAGGATTGGGGACGTCTACTGCTAAAGAATTTAAAGAGTATTTTGCACAGAAAAAGGTTGTAATGTTTTCCCATAGTGGTCTTACTTGTGATAATGCAATTGATAAGGTATTTAATAAAAAGAGGGCAGATGATAGAAAAGAATGGTTGGGAAAATATGACAGGGAGAGTGTTTTAAATGTTGATGAATCAAATATTCCATACTCTGATTTTGTGGATATGGAAATGATACACTTTTCAAAATATGATTGTGAGCGTTCTATTCCAAATGCAATGGATGGACTTAAAATTAGCACTAGAAAAATTTTATTTGCAGCTAAGAAAAGAAATCTAGTAAATGAAATTAAAGTAGCACAGTTTGCAGGTTATGTATCAGAACATGCCTGTTATCATCACGGTGAGATGAGTTTGAATAAAGCGATTATTGGTTTAGCGCAAGAATATGTTGGGTCAAATAATATTAATATATTAATGCCTAATGGTCAGTTTGGAACAAGATTGCAGGGTGGTAAAGACCACGCTAGTGAAAGATATATCTTTACTCAACTTAATTCTCTATCAAAATATATTTATATTGAGGCTGATGATAATGTATTAAATTATCTAGATGATGATGGAACTATGGTTGAACCGGATATGTATGCACCTATTATCCCGATGTGTATTGTAAATGGTGGTAAAGGCATTGGAACTGGTTTTAGTTATGATGGTTTATCATATAATCCTTTACAGATTGTGCAATATTTAAAGTATAAATTGAATGGAGACGAAGAAAAATGCGATGATATTGAATTTATGCCTTATTATGAAGGGTTTACAGGTGAAGTTAATAAACTAACAGATACTAAATATCTTATTAAAGGTACACATAAAATAATTAGTTCAGATTCTGTTAGAGTAACAGAATTGCCGATTGGTTTATGGACAGATGACTATAAACAACATTTAGAATCACTTATGGATGAAGGTAAAAAAGGAAAGAAGCCGTTGATTAAAACATTTAATGATATGAGCACTGACTCACAAATTGATTTTACTATTAAATTTAATAGTGGTGTCTTGCAAAAATTGGCTCCAGAAAATTCCGATTATGGTTGCTCTTTACTTGAAAAGAAACTAAAATTATATACAACAAAAAACACAACAAATATGCATTTATTTGATTCAAAACAGCAACTAAAAAAATATACTAGTGTTAATGATATTATTGATATTTATTATTATTATAGACACCGTATTTATATAAAGAGGAAAAACTTTCTTGTAGCAAAACTAACAAAGGAAGTTCAAGTTCTGAGTAATAAAGCAAGATTTATAAAAGAACAATGTGATGATATTATAGATTTGAGGAGAAAGAAAAAACAGGAGGTAATTACTATGTTAGATGAAAGAGGTTATGATATAATTGATGAAGATAATGAATATAAATATCTTAGAACAATGAAGATAGAAGATGTTGAAGAAGAAAATATGGAAAAACTATTAAGACAGAGAGATATAAAAATTAAAGAATTAAATTCATTAAAGAAAACAACTATTGAAGCAATGTGGAAAAATGAATTAGATTTATTTGTGGAAAAGTACCAGGAATATAAGTGCGAAAGAGCATCAAGACTATTGGGTAAAGAAATTAAAAAGAGAAGACGTAAGAAGGTTAAACTAACTAAAAATTAAAATATAATTACAACATAATTACAATATAATTTTATATAAAATTTTTTATATTTATATTAAATAAAAAATTGATTTAGATAAATGATTTTATATTAGGATATAAAGATGGCGCAACTAATGTTTCATAACGATACAGTCTCTGTTAATAACTTGTGGTATGAATCACATAAGAATCTAATTACAAGTGTGTGTATGGAGTTAGGTATGGTAGATAAAAGTAATGAATTTGTAGAAAAGTTTTTAGGAACTCCGCTGAAAATTAAGGCAAAGAAGGACCCAAATAAGCCAAAGAGGGCAAAGAGTGCATATTTGTTCTTTTGTGATGATAAGAGACCTGCTCTTCTTAATAACCTTCGTAAGAAAAAGCAAAAGGTAGTATTGGCTGATATATCAAGGATGCTAGGCAAGCTATGGAATGATTGTAATGATATTAAGAGACAGGTATATATTGAGTTGAGCACTAAGGATAAGCAACGTTATGAAGAGGCAATGGAGGCTTATAGCAATTAAATAAATTAAAAATATCTAAAGATATAAAATATTTTTAATTATAATGAGTAATAGTCAATATTTGATATTGAATGATGGTTTTAAAAATATTAAAAATAGTTTAAACAAAAATCATATTTTGATGATATATTGTAATACATTTTTTTCATTTTCAATATTTATAATACTAATAGTAATTGCTAGTCAATTAAGTCCTGTTGTAAATGATGCAGGTATTTTAATTAATGATGCATCAGAAAACTTAAAAGATTTTAGTATATTAATACCAAGAATCAATAACTTAATACCTGAAGCACAAAATACTACTAGAATTTTAGGACATCTGATACCTATGATTAAAAATGGAATGCATCAACTTAGACAATTATGTCATGAGGCACCGGGATGTTATTGATAATGTATATTCTATTTAATTGTTTATTCTCTCTAATTTTAATTTTCAAAAAAGAATTATTAATTTCTTTTTTAGGGAGAATGTTCTAATAAATTATAATATGTTTCAACTTAAATATTTTATTATAATTTAAATAATAATGAGCAATAATGAAGATGAGATTGAAGCAGTAGTTTGGCATGAACAACAAGAAAATATACTAAAAAAATGGGGAGAGATAGGTTCATCCTATAGATTTATGCACGACAGAGCATATATGTATTATGAAACTCAAAATTTTAGATTTGCTCTTCCTGTTATTGTTATCAGTACTATTACAGGTACAGCTAATTTTGCACAAGGTTCTTTTCCAACTAGTTGGCAAACATATGTACCGCTTGTAATAGGATTTTTTAATTTGACAGCAGGTTTAATTACAACAATTTCTCAATTTTTAAGAGTATCAGAATTACTAGAAGGCCATCGTTCAGCGAGTATATCTTATTCTAAATTTTCGCGCAATATTTCAGTAGAGTTATCATTGCCTATAGATGAAAGAAGTTGTGATGGTAGAGAATTTATTGCTAGTAGAAGAATAGAATTAGATAGACTTATAGAACAAAGTCCTAATATTCCATTACATATTGTTCATAAGTTCGGAAAGAAATTCGCTGGCGCTGATTTTATTAAGCCTGATATTTTGGAAATTACAGGTGTGGAAGTATATAAAGATAGTGAAAAAGAAAGGAAAAATAAAAAAATAAAAGAATTAGAAATGAAACAACTCGAACTAAAACTTGATAAGGAAAGACAAGAACGCGAAGCTGAACTTATTAAAAAAGTAAGAGAAGAAGAACAAAGAAGAAGTATAGATTTTGAAAAGAAATTAAAAGAAAAATTAGAAGAAGCTAGAAAAAATTTAACTGTTAATAAAAGATTGAGAGCAGAAGAAAAGAAAAAGAAAATAGGGTTTAGTTCAGTAGCTAAAAGCATGTCATCATTAATTAGACGCATTGAAGATGTTAATGATAAAAACCAAATTATTACTCCCGAATCTAGTGATTTAGATGATTCGCCTAGAACTGAAAAAAATAGATCTTCTAGTGAGGAGGATATTGATGATGGTGCTAGTATAGCAAGTGCGGAAAATATTCAAATTGATATATCAGGTAATATTTAAATATATGTTAGTAAAATTAGAGAGAAAAATAGGATATTCGAATTAAATTATTTTTAGGGTATTCTCTCTAATTTTATGTTAAATACCAAAAAATTTTCTATCATTATTTTTTTTAATTATATATTTTATAAATGAAACAAGTTGATGTTGATTGTAAAGAACGCATAAAAATTGCACTAACTTTTTTATTACAAAGTTACAAAGTATTGATGGGTTCTATGGTATTGTTATTTGTACCTAGGTCTTGCGATGAACGCGTGTGTAGTGTTACAGATAATATTTATAATACTGAAAATATTAATCTTGCTGGAATGGCATTTAATTTCATAACAGTTTTATCTTTTATGGCTGTATATGTAGCTGAATTAAAAAGGGAAAATTGGTGTATTCATAATTTTGATATTGATCATAATGTTAGCGATAATAACCTTGCCATTGTTTTAAAAGATAAGCCTAACCTTAGCAGTTCCCTAAATTATTATAATAGACTTTATAAAAATATGACATTAGGTTGTTTTTTTATTTTTTCTATTAATTTTATTATTTCAAATATAATATTATACAATGATGAGATTTTTTGGACAATTGGCTTAGCACCATATTTTAGTTATATGATACTTGTATTAATGAAAATATATAATTGTTATTATATATCATCGCATTCTATAGCAAATAACAAAGCATTGAGTGCATATATGACAGAATTTACATCTTTTAATATTATTGATAAAGATATGTTAGAAATAGAAGTTTTAACTGATAATGAAAATGCAATAGTTTATCCGGGTGAAGCAAAAGAAACTGTTCCAGAACCATTACCATTTATGTTACCTAATCCAATACCATAATTCTAAAACCATTTTTTATATTCTAAAGTATTGTTTGTATAAGTTGATACAGGGCGATCTATAGGTACTGCCAAATTACTAACATCATTTTTATATTGTGTATAACCCTGTGCTTCACCATATATTTGTGGAACACAGTAATCTAAAACAATTTTATTTAATTGTTGAACTTGTTGTTCTACTGGTTGGTCATTATGTTTAGCATTCTGTAAATATGTACTTCTCATTATTATTTTTAATGTATCTTCATCTTGTTTACCTATATTGAATCTACCATTAGACATAGTTGCTACTCCATTAATCATCTCTTGCTGTAAATTTTCAATATTTTGTGCAGAAAAAAAAGTATTTGACAAGTTTGTATTTTGCCAATTACCTGTTAATGCATTTCGGTAAGCAGTAGATTTATCATCTTTGGCAATTTTATCAAATAATTTAAATCTATCAAATGGATTATGACCATTCAAATTAACTCTTCCATTGGAACTCATTTTATATTATAAAAATAAAAAAATATATATAATTAAATATATATAATGTCTTTTCAAAAAACTGTTTTAGTTACTGCATCAATTATATTAATTATTTCTTTAATTGTTATCGCGTTAATTTTAAAAATAGCAAAATCAAATACTAAGTATCCACCAGAAATCGGGGTATGTCCTGATTATTTTTTACCTAAGTCTGGTAATGTATGTTCAAACCCCAAAGGTTTAGGAAAGAATTTAGGAGATGAAGTAACATTTAATGGAGATATGGCTTGTGGGGGAGATTGTAATAAAAATAACTTATTAGCTAGATGTAGATGGTCTAAAGAAAACGGTGTTCAGTGGGATGGTATTACTAATACAAATATGTGCTAAATTAATATAATAAAATAAATAATTATATTAATTATGGAAAAATTACCTGAAGATGTTTTACCTATTATTTTTTCTTATATGCAACCTATTTATAAATATAATCTAAATAAAAAATTATTTTCTGATTTATTTGTTATTGTAAATTCAAATAAAATTTATGGTAACCATTCTTATTTAAGAAATATAATTAGAAATGATTTAAGTTATATTTTTAATGAGATATGTTCATTAAAATGGATGAGTTGGAAAAGTTTAAAAAATTGGAGATATAAAAGTTGGAAATTTGCTGACTTTACACAATATGTTTTATATTTAATAAATTTTCACCAATCTAATAAATGTAAAAATGAGTTTTTGAACTACTATAAAAATGAAATAAACAGAAAAAATAAAAAGAAAAAAACATTTTGGTCCAATTAAAATATAGAAATTATAAAATTATTTATATATTTATGAATTCACTAAATTTAAATATACTATTAAACAGAGAGAAAGAAGAAAAAGATTTTATTGATGCATTAAATAATTTTGAAGAAAATAAAAAAAAATTACAAACAATAAGAGGAATATATATCTATGGTTCACCTGGGTCTGGTAAAACCCAATTTGTAAAAAAGCTATTAAAAAAGTTAAATTATGATGTTATTTATTTTGATGCAGGTGATGTTCGTAATAAAAGTGTAATTCAAACTATAACGAAACATAATATAACAGAAAAAAGCGTAATTGATATGTTTTCAAAAACAAATAAAAGAAAAATGGCCATTGTTATGGATGAAATAGATGGAATGAATAGTGGAGATAAAGGAGGCATAAATACTTTAACTAAATTAATAAGACCTAAAAAAACAGTAAAGCAAAAAAAAGAATCTATTGCAATGAATCCTATAATTTGTATTGCAAATTACCATATTGATAAAAAAATAAAAGAAATAAAGAAAGTATGTAAATGCATCGAACTAAAAATGCCTACTAATAATCAACTAAAAAATTTAATATTACAAATGATGCCTAATATAGAAGAACACTTACAAGATGATATTATCACATTTATCCAAGGAGATTTACGTAAATTAGATTCTACATTTAGCATTTATAAAAATCAAGCAAGTATTTTAAGAAATAAAATTATACAAAATATGTTTCAACTAAAAATTTATAATGAAGATACTAAAGATATAATAAAAAAATTATTTAATACTAAATTTAAAGTTAGTGAACATTCAAAAATAATGAATGATACTGATAGAACTAGCGTTGGATTATTATATCACGAAAATATTATTGATGCTATAAATAAAAATAATAACAATGAAAAAATTAATTTTTACACCAAGATCTTAAATAATATATGTATTTCTGATTATATAGATAGGATAACTTTTCAAAAACAAATTTGGAGTTTTAATGAAATGAGTTCTATAATTAAAACTGTATATAATAATAATATATATCATAATAGTATTATTCAAAAAAATGAAGTAAAAGATATTAGATTTACAAAAGTTTTAACAAAATACTCAACAGAATATAATAATATGCTCTTTATTAATGAATTATGCCAAAAACTTTTAATGGACAAAAAAGATCTATTAGGGTTTTTCTCAACATTGAAAGAAAAATATTCAATAAATGAAATATATGATATGTTTAGTAATGAAAACTATAGTATGAATAAATTAGATATAAATAGAATATATAGATTTATAGATAGATATACTGGAGTTGAATAATAAATTTATAAAATATATAAATAGATTTTTTTATATATTTTAAATGGAAAATCAAATTATCAAATATAATAATGAACTCATTTCTGATTTAAATAATAATAAACTAGATATTATTGAAAAAGGGAAAAAAAAAATTAATAATAATGATTTTTTAAAAGAATTGACCGAATTAATGGAAAATAAAAAATTTAGAAACTTTTTTAATAAATATATGGATGATTGGATTGGTATTAAATGTACTGTTACTTATATGAAATTATATGATGAATTAAAAAAAAAGTATAAAGAAGTAAATGATGAAGAGTTAGATAAAAATATTATAGTATTTTTATTAACAAAGATTATGGGAAATAAGGAATTACGACCAGCATCAATTAAAACTATCGACCAACTTTTTGAAAATAATAAATTAGATTTTCTAGCTGAATTAGAGAGAAATATTAAAGAAAATATATTACAACTTGAAAATTAATTATGCATTTTCTGTGGCGAATTTCTTAAGATCTTTAACACTTCTATCACCTGAATATTCTGCTACTTTTTCGCCTGTTCCATCGAGTAATAAATATGTAGGGTATCCCTGAACTTCGTGTTTCTTCATAAATTCTGCATCTTCCTTACTCTCTATTTTCTTACACTCCATTTCACTGCAACTTTTAGCAAATTCGTCCCAAGCAGGCATTGCTTTATCACAGTGCGGGCATCCATTCATGTAACAAAAAACAAATTTCTTTTTTCCACTATTTGGTGACATTCCTTCAACTAAAGGCAATAAATACTTTTTTGCTAAATATAAAGCAACAACAACTAAAACTGCGCAACAAATAACCTTGGGTAATCCAAGTTTTCTGCAAACAGTTCTACAAACAGAATTACACATCTTCTTTAATCTCGCAATCATTATATATTTATAGAATACTTTTTTTTTTTATAAATATATTTTATTGACCCACATAAAAATCTCGCATAGTTTTATCTTTAATAAATCCTTTTATTTTTAATTGTGTTTTTCTCATAAAATCATTTTCGCCCCGCTCTAATAATATTTTTTTATCAAAAGTATTTGCATCATGCGCAAATACTAACATTGTCTTTCTTGGATTTAATTGCACAAATGGTATAGTGTAATTTTTTAAAAATTGTTTTTCTTCTGCCATTTCGGCATCATCATCATATTTTGTTTGTTTTAATAATTCTTTTTTAAAAGCAAATGTTCCCGCTGTTGCATGTCTGGGACCATAAGGTCCAAACTCATATATAGTTTGAATATGTTTAAAGAAAATATGTATTACAGAACTACCAGCTGCCAATGCTTGTGGGTTTCCTCTTAATCTATTTACTGCATGATTTACTCTTTCTGGATGGTAAAAATCATCATCATCCATATAAATAATAATTTCTCCTTTACATTTTGTATGCATATAATTTCTCTTAGCACCCAATTTCATTTTTTCTTCTAACCTTGTATATTTTACTGTCGGAACACCCTTAAATAAATCCTCCACAGAATCTTCACCATCATCTATTATTACCCATTCCATTAATTCTCTCGGATATGTTTGTGATTGATAACATTTTATTAAAAATGGTATAAATTTTCTTCGATTATATGTAGGCGTACATATACTTACAAAAGGTTTTCCAAGAGCTGAAACTTTTTTTTTCTTTTTATTTTTTTTTCCCATCTAAATATTTATTATAAAAAAATTTTAAATATTTATCAGCAATTATATATATTTCTTAGTTTTTCTGGTTCTATTATTTCTTTTTTTTCTCCCTCCCTTCATTTCTGCCAAAGAAACAGATTCTTCACTTAAATTACTCTTTTCACCATCTTTTAATTCAACCTCTTCTCCTTTTACTATAGGAATTTCACCACTTATTTCTTTTTCTAAAACATCTTTAAATTTCATTATTGAAAATATGCTGAAAAATAATAACATAATTAAAAATGTTGCACCTATAACTAAAGATATTGTATCGCCCAACAATAAGAAAAATAATCCTGGTAATAAAAAGTAAAATAACCCTGAAAATATTGTAAAAAACCCACCCTTATTTTCTGGCAATCTTATCCAATCAAATGCTTCATCATAAAAACCACCATTTTTTTTTCTATGTTTAATTACCAAAAATGGAAAATAAAATATTTGTAATATCCAAGTAAAAAATATGGTTGGAACATATGTGAAAAATAAAGATATCCAACCAATTACTCTATAAAATAAACCTCTATCTTCCATATCCTTTTTATCTGGAGAACTAATTATTAATGAATAAATTGCAGATGTAATTGGTAAAAATACACCAAAACATACCTGAAATATTAACCAACCTAAGAAACTTACAAAACCCATAGCCATTAATACAAAGAATTTACCAAAACCTTTCATAATTTTTCCTATTCCATTTTCTTTTTCATCGTATTTAACAACAGTAAATAAAGATGCTAATATGTTAAAGAATTTTTTATACCAATAATTTAACCAAGTCCAACTATTTGTTTGCATACATCCAAACCATTCACCGTGCCAAGTTGTTCCATTCCTCCATCTAAATGGTCTATAATCAGAATATGGACTTTCACCAATATCATCTATAAATAATTGTAGATTATCAAAGAATGGTGTTTCAATAATTCCAATTAGTAAAAATATAAGTAAAAATATACCAATACTAAAAATAATCTTTGCAGCCTTAAATGTCTCTTTTTTTTCTGGTTCTGACTCCGGTTCTGGGTCAGGTTTTGGTTCTTTAACCTCTTTCTCCACTTTTCTATCGTTTACCCAACCCTTGAAATTATCCATATTTTTTTTTTGATGTTTTTTATAAATTGCTGCCGTATTTTTTTTCATATCAGCTATAAAAGAATTCATAATATATATATTAAAATATTAAATTAAAAAAAATTTTCACCAAAAAAGTTATCTAACATAATATTAATGGTAATTGATTCATTTTTATTAATTGTTTTATCTTTTATTATCCTAAATCTAATTTATTATATATATCGCAAATTAAGGCATAAAACTATAGAAGGTTATACAAGAGCAAGAGAAGATGATACTAAAATTTGCCCTATTTTAAATAATGATGAATTATTTAATTATAATCTCGATCCTTTAGATAATAAAAATCGAAATTATTTAGATAAAGAATTTGGTATGGGTGATAAGTATGAGATTCCCTTAAGAGGACTAGGTGCTCAATCTTGCAAGGACCATAAAAATTATTTAGAAAAAGATTTGCTGTGGTCAACTGGTGAAATAGATGATGTAACTTTAAAACCCGTTTATTTGAAAAATCAATATAAAACTGCTATACAAAATGGTTGTTTCGGTTCTTTATGTCAACAAATAACTGATGATAGCACTTTAAATAGTTTTGGTAAAAATCAAGCTGAAATATCTGATTTATATGGAGATGATGAGAAAAAGGGACTTATGCAAATTTTAAATGAAGAACATAAAGTAAATAAAAGCGATACTGCTGATTTTTCTAATTTAAATGATAATAACGGTATTATTTGGTCTGTTGATAATGCTTCTGCTAATAAAAATTTTAATTTACATAGCATTAATGAAAATAGTGAATGGTCACCTTATGATGAAGACGGGTTAGATAACTATTTTTCACAAAAAATAGGTAATAACACCACCATAAATGGATTTGAAGGTATAACTGATAGCGGTGCAAGACTATGGGCTTGGGCTAAAAATAGTTCTGATAATAGTTCAAAAATTTTTGTTTGTAAAAAACCCTGTGATGGAAAAAATAATTTTTGGGTTTATGATAAATTTAATATTAAAGCGAATGGTAAAGATTTTGAAATTATAGATATGACTGCTGATAATTTATATGTATGGATTATTGAAAAAATTAGTTCTTCTTTTAGAATAGTTAAAAGACCTTCTAGTGGCGATACACTAATTCCTTTTATAAATTCATCTTCTGCTGAATATAATAAATGGTGGGAAGATACTAGTAATAATTCCACATTAATCAAACAAACTAATGATATTTGGTGGAATAATATAGTTGTTGATAATGTTATAAACAGAAGAGCTAAATATAATCCTGTAAAAATTACCAATTCATCTAATGATAATTGGGAAAATGGATATATTTTTATTTTAAGTAAAAAAGATAGTTCTGAAAAAAACGGAATACATTGTTGTAAAAAACCTTGTTACGGTGAATTATGGAATTGGAAATTTATATATAATGATTCTGCTAGTTCGATAACTCAAATTTCTGGTGATAGAAATAATGAAAATATTATATGGTTTGTAGATAATAATAAATTATTTAAAATTACTATTGATGAAACAATCTTTGCAGTAGATGGAACTACTCAATTTCACGAAAAACAAGAAGTAACTAATTCTATTCAGAATAATATTATTAATGTTTATGGTGGTGATAGTAAATATTTATGGGTACAAGATTCAGAAAATTTTCTATATGGAATTGAACGTAATGATTTATCTATAAAATTCACAATACCACCTAATAAATCCTTTAACAAATTTATTGTTGAATACTATAAAGATAATAACCCAATACAACAAAAATGTAGCGATGGATTTAGCCCTAATGGAGAAAATGGTAAAATTAGTTGTAAAGAAAATTCTAAAACGGAAACATTATTAGCTGATAATCATTGTAAATATAGTGAGTGTTCTACAAACGATGCATCAGTATGTTGTTCTGTAAACGCAAAATGCAGCTCAATTAATGATCCCACTTTTTGTAATACATTTGGAAGTACCATAACTTTTAAGGATAATTCTGATAATTTATATTGCTCGAGTAAAGTATGTCAAAAAGAATATAAGGATAATAACGATGGACGAATAGGACAACCACATCCTGATATATTTTCTTGTTGTGATATTGATAACATAAAGAATAAAAGGGGTAGTTGTCAAAAATCTAGCACAGTATCTGCAGAGATTGAAGATGATATTTCGAATCGACTTGATAACCAACCATCTTGGAAATTTCAAAAAAATCAAAATCAATATCAATTTATAAAAGAAAATAACGAAGGTCTTATAGATAATTTACAAACGAATTGGGGAGATGCACACCAGGGGGGTCTATGGAAGTCTACAATAACTGAAGTAGACAGTGATGGCAATACAGTTGACACAAATATTATTGATAAGAGAACATATTATCCCGAAGTTCACAAAGAAGCTTTCGGAACATATCAGAATAGTGCTGAGGAGTTAATTAAATATCGAAAAGAACCTGGTGGAAATAATGCTACTAAATATAGTTCTTGGAATTCAATACCTGGAAAGATTACCAATTTTATAACTAACATATCGCCTAATAATTCTGAAAATAATTATATGACACAGTTAACAAATAGATTTATAGGAGTTAATGGTACTGGCGATTCGTATGAAGATTTAGATGATAATTTTAAAGAAAAAAATGACTGCGCGGGTTGGAAAGCAAAATTTTCACCTGATGCTGAAAAAGAACTATGTAAAACAAATTGGAAACTTAAAAATGATGCAAAATTGCTAGCTACTAGTTTATTTGTTTATGATAAAAATGCTAAGGATAATAACAATAATAGATGTTGTGAAAAGAAAGCTTGTATTAGACCCGCGGATGCAAATATGTATAATTTTGAAGAAAATGATATAACTATTGCTAATTTTAATGTAAATGTAACAGGTTGTAAATCTGGTTTCAAATTAAGTGGTGGAGGTTTTAGTTCAGATGCTTGCACAGCAGACGGTGAACCTTATGTTCTTAATGGTTGTGTTCCGGACTCTACTTATCAAGCTTTTCAACCTTGCATTGCGGCGACGGCTGGATTACGCAATCTTTGCAGTCAACGAGCCCTGATTGTAGATACTGCTGCTTCTTGTGCTGGTGATACTTGTTACCAAGCAGATTTTAAAAGCAGTGGGAGTTGTTGTGTTGTTCAACCACTCTGTTCAGGTGATTCACGGAATTGTGGAACAAAATTAGATGCTGTTGCCGGGGCGAAATGCCGTGGCTCTGCTTGCGAAGCTTCTGATTTCTTAGAATCAGGACCTTGTTGTAAAACAAAGCCTCAGCTATGTTCATCAGCATCAGCAACACTTTCTTGTGGTGCAGGATTAGATGCTGTAACCGATGCAGCCACAAGATGTGCAGGAACTCCATGCGTGAATTCTGATTTCTCTGCTACCGGAAACTGTTGTGAGACCTCTGCTGGTCCAGCCGCCCCCGCGGCCATTGTGGGTCCAGCCGCCCCCGCGGCCATTGTGGGTGGCGGCGCAGCCCCCGTCGTGGCAGGGACAGGAACAGGGTCAGGAGTCGTTGTTCAAACAGAACCAAAAGCTAAGTGGAATGAGGATGAAGGAAAGGCATTAAAAGTAAAATCTAGAAACAAGCAATATATTTATAGAAAATATGGTGTACCAGGATGGGTTGAAAGTAACGATTTAAAAGTAGAAGATTGTCAAATAACTTGTGAACAAAATGCTGGAGGCGTAAATTGGGGTAAACCTTGTGCAGGTTTTAATTTTAAATATAATATGCCTTATAATGAACCAAATAAATGTCTATTCTTTTCAAGTGATAGCTATTCTGCTAACGCCACTGATAAAAACCAAATTCCACGGGATGCTACAAAGGCCGTGCCTATTATAAATGCAAAAAGAGAAAAACCTGGGTCGCTCGTCCAGCATCCTGCTACCGGGAGCAGAGAAACCACTTGGCATACTTTTTGGATGCCAGATGCGGTTGAAAGCGGTGAACCATTTACAAATATGAGGGAGGGAATGACAACGGCAGAAAAAGAAGCAAAAGAAACAGAAATCAAAAATGCATATAATGCAAATGGGCTAGGATTTACACCAGCTGAATGGACTTCCGCTTCTAATTACTTTCAGACGCAAATAAAAGGAGATAAATATGAAATTGAAAATATACCAAATTCTTCTGATAAAAATATGCCTTGCACAAAGAATTATACTGAATATCAATATCCTGATGGAACAAAAGATACAAATATTAACTTCGATAAAGCTAAAGTCACGAGAGACTTTGTATATCAAGTTGGAACACACAAATTTTGCCCCCCTTTTAAGCCAATGTGTAATAATAATATTTGTGAAGGCGACCTAAGAAAACCTATTGTTCCTAGCACAGAAGATTGGGATTTGATTGAAGGTCGGTATAAATCAGATAGGGATATAACTACTAATTATATAAAAGATGATTCAGATAAAAAAATAATAAACCCAGTTCAAAAAATATCTGATACAGACTTACGTAAATCTCAATATTGTACTAATAATATTTTATCTCGTTGTAGAGATGGTGTTGATTCTAATGGTTCATATAATTTTTGCGGCTTGCCTGATAATAATCGAGGTGGTTATAAAAAACCTGGTGAGAATGAGTTCGTTTCTGCTACTATTAATGATTTGGAAACCGCAGGAAGAGTTGGAGAGAATGGAGTATATGCACCCGTTGCTTATGATAATAATAAGGAATTAAAACTAATAGGATGTAGCGAAGATGTTGATTGTAACACTTTTGGAACAGGGTTTACGTGCATCGAAGGTGTTTGTGTTGGTGATGATGGACAACCAGCTTCTAGTGCAAATAACCAAAAGATGGCAAATTCAGTTAGAGATACAGGAACTGTAACAGATAATTTATATGAGGCTGAAAATCTAGATCTAACAAAAGATACTGCAGATTCAAAATTTAAAAATTATTTTGATAGTGAAATTAAACGATTTAAGCTTGATGAAAGCGGGACAATAGGTGAATCATTAGATAAACAAGATTATAGTAATCTAGGAAAAACACTTAATATTTTAAAAACAAGATATATTTTTACATTTAATCTTGAAAAAAAGGTAATTTACTGGCTTGAAAGAACTAGAGGATTAGAAAAAATTAATCTAGATATAAAAAATGAATTAAATAAATTTAAAGATACAAAAGAGTATAAAGAAGCAAATGGTGGAGATATGTTAAAATTATCTTATAATAAAGAGGCAGTAATTAAAGCATTATTAAAATTAGGAAAAACAAATAAAAATTTTAGTTATATAAATTTAGAATGGATATCAACAAGAATTGAGAAAACAAAAGATAACTGTGATTTTGATAAAGATAATGGATTCTGTAATAATAGTTTGTTATTTACTGAAGATTTAGATGAACAATCAAGTCAATGGGGATTAATAAAAAGAAAGGCTTATAAAAAGAAGGAGCAAGAATTAACTTCAAATTGGAAAAAATTATCAGATAGTGATGATGCTGGAAAATATTTATATAAGAAATCAAAAGGACCCAGAGGTAGTAGAAAAACATTTGATGGAAATTATCAATCACCCTATGAAAATAATTATATTTTGTTAGGAAATTAAAATATTTTATTTATAATAATATATATGATCAGATATCTATTTATATTATTATTATTATTAGCAGTAGCATATATATTAAAACATTATAACAGAAATTTAGAAGGAATGGCTGGGGAGACTTGTAATATGACGGATGATAAAAAACCAGGATATGTAGATGTTATTAAAAGTGGTTCACAGAGATATTCTGAAATATATACATCTTGTAATGAAGCTATTACAAGATGGAATAAAACTTGTTTGACCAATTGTTCTAATCCAACAAAAATAGATGGGAATTGTGGTCGTCATCTTTTTAGAAAGGATAATACTAACTTTAAAAAATGTGCCAAAAAATGTGATACCAATGCTTTATCAGAGGAATATAATGAAGAACAAGAAAAAAGAAAGCAAGACCCAACATACAAAAATATTTGTCTTACTGATCAGGAATGTAAAGAAAGTTGTGCTCCATCAATAATTTATAAAGCTGCGAATACAGATGGAATGGATTTTGATAAAATCCGAAAAGATGCTCTTAGAGGTCAACAATGGACTAAAGATATTTATTGTGGAAGCAATATATTCTGTCCTAATGATATAAGTGGTGATTGTTGTGGTAGTTATGATCCACCAGATGATCCATTTATTAGTTTAGATGATGATTTACGAGGTTTTTTTGGAGATGCGGGAGGTGTTTCTCAGAGAGAACAGGTAGAATCTGCAGCAAGACGAGGAGGAGGAAGTTTAGCAGGTGCATTTGAAAATAGTGATGAGGAAGAAGAAGATACATTTGAAATAGATGGTTCTGTTGCAAATGTAAATAGAGCAGCAGGTGGTACAACAGGTTCTGCAGGATATAATAGTAATACAATGGAAAATCCAGAAAATACATCTGAAAAAAGTGCAAATGAATATGGTAATAATCTTATGAATGGTGAAAAATCAGAAATTGATTGTTCGACATACCCAAATCATCCTAAATGTGAATATACAAATAATATGTTTGGTTGTATTGGAAAAATGGATGATGATTCAATTAATAGTATGATTAAGCAAACCGAAGATATAGATACGCTTGATTCATCTTGGGGTTTATTTAAATAAATAATCTTATTATATTTTAATGAGTATGATAATATTATACATTTTTATAATTTTTATATTATATTTTTGTTATTTAAAATTAAATATAAGAGAAAATTTAGAAAATGATGATGGTTATAAAAATTATTTTGGACAATGCGTGGGGCCAAATTGTGCTAATTATATAACAGAACAAAATAATGATTGTATAGGTGGTTGGTTACCTTGGTCAGATGAAATGGTGGATAAAAGTACAAGAGAAATAAGAAATGAATGTAAAAAAACAAGTGATATAGATTTTCCAGTATATTATAGAAGTTATAAAGTTATAAAACCTTCAATTGATGGTATAGATTGTCCATATAGTAATAATGAAATGCAAGACATTGATTGTAATATACCAAAACCAGATGATTGTTTAGAAATACGTGCAAGATATTATGGAAAAGAAAATCCTTTAACAGAAGAAATGAAAGAAAAATGTAAAATGGCAAATTGTATACCAGCAACTAAACTCACTTCTAGTTGTGATAGTAATATTATTGAAGAAGGGGCTGGACTTAATAGAAGTATTAAAAAAAGATGTCCCTGGATTTGTGATCCTAATTTAGCTTTAAATGGTGATGGAATAAATAGTTGTCAATATGATTATCATTGTAGTAAATGCGCTCCAAAAAAAATAATTGATAATACAAACTGTGGAGAAGAACTAGACTGTCCTAATCCAAATGCTCCAGATGGGTGTGGTTATTACGCTCAAAAAAAAGATATAGGTGAGGCAACTTTATCTAATTTCAATAGTGTAACTGAAAATGAATATCCTATTATAGAAAGTATACCTGACTATAAAAAACATATGGAAGATGATGAAGATGTTTTTATTGCAAATAATTATTATGATAAAATTAAAATAAAAAAACCCGATATATATAAATCAGGATTTTACTATTCACCATATAATAGCATATATCAATTATAAATAAATTATAAATAATAAATAATAATTTATTTATCTAGCATTTAAAAGTCCAATACCACCAGATGCAATTTTAATTACATTATAACGTTCTTCAAAAACCCTCAAATCATAATTGAATTTGTTTAATTTAAACACTTCTTTTCTGACACCAATTACATTACCGAGTTCATCGCATTGAATATCAATATCTGAAGTGTTTTTTGGATTTCTAGGTGGTTCTAATGTATTAAACTCAAAAGTAATAAATTTCCATTTATTTACATTTTGTGCACCGGTTGGTTGATAACTTTTTCTATTTGTTTCTAAACAAAAATTATATAAATAAAGACCATCTTTTGCAGTCCCAGTTGTTCTATTCCATTTTTCAATATAATTAAATAATCCAGAATCGAAAATACTTTCTCTATAATCTTCACCACATAAAATACCCATATCAAGTAGTATGTTTTTATTATTCTCAATCTTAAAATCTCGTTGAAAACCATTAATTATACTATACTGTTGTGGATTTACACCACTTAATTTATGTAAATTCTTTTTTGACATTTCATAAGGTTTTAAATCTTCCCAATTCCAATTTGAATAATTAAACCATTCGTTTCTTAGATAGACATCGCTTCTTCTAAATCTAAATGATAAATTACTAACCATATTTCTTGCTATTATATCTACTCTAGATGAACCAGTTATATTATCAAATTCGTGTTCATATACTTCTCTTACAAGATAGTTATGATTTGATGCTGCAAAACATTCTCTTTCATCATTTGATAAAAATATATAAGTTCCTATTAAATGTAAATCAACAAACCATTCATTTTTTTGAATAAATCTTCCATCTATTGGTCCTAATGAATTAATATCATCATTATTTAATGGTGGTTGTTGTAAAAAGATCCATAACTGATGGTTCATTTCTGTTGGTGTTGGAGATTTTCTAATATCTTTATTATTTACAGAATTAGGCCAAGCACCTCTAATTTCATTATCATTATAATTTATAAAAACATCTGGAATACTATTCAAATTTACATTTGGCGGTACATCCATAATAGTAAACATATCTTTAATGGCTTTGAATTCAACTTTAATATAAACTTCTTGATATTGTAATGCTATTAATGGTAAAGCTGATTTTGAACTGTTACAAAACCAAGCCATAAGGGGTATATATAATTTTCTTCCTTTAATTGATGGTTCACATCCACTAGCATCATATTTAGCATTAGGATAAAAACCATTATTTACAGATGCAGGATCATACAATCTTGGTTCGTGGCCTATCATTCTGTTCCATAACTCCTTTTTTCCTGTATCATCTCTTTCTATTTGATTATATAACCATTCACCAGAATATTGTGATAAAACATTACCACCTGAATGAATTGTTATTCTATTAATCATATTAGCACCTAAATATTTATTCCACTGAAATTGATAAGGTATAAAATTATTAGATACATCATTTATATTATTACTTGAACAATCAAAAACAGGACTCCAAATATCGGGTAAAGTTAAAGCAATATATGTATCATTTAAAAGTTCAGCATATCTAGGTATTTTAAATTCAAATACTGATTCTTTTGAAAATGATAGTGTTTTTTGACCTTCATAATTAATTCTAAATCGTTGTAGACCGAAATTAGTATGTTTTTTATAAGAACAGGTAAAAAAAGTTTTTTTTGGATTTCCTGTGAGTAAAATATTTTCTTGTCCTACTGCTACTAAATTTAAAAGTCCTCCAGGCATTTAAAATATAATGATAAATTATTTTAATATAATTATTTTTGTTAAATATATTCATTTAGGATTTTTTTATATTTTTATATTTTATATGAGCACTGAAATAATTATTATTGTATTTTTTTTAGTTGTTACAGTAAGTGTAATTGTATGGATGTTATATAATAATAATGCCGAACAAAGGAACGCTAATAAAATAAAGGCAGCTTATGAAAATAAGAGAGAAAGTGATAATGGTTCTCCAGTAAATATGAAATCTATTAATCCAAATGATAAAGATTATCAATATAAATTATTAGATTACTATATCTGTAGCAGTTATAATTCTTGCTGTATAGGTGATTTTTTAAATGATTATGTTTCAATGGATATTTTAAAAACTGTTATTAAACAAGGAGTTAGGGTTATTGATTTGGAAATATATATGGTTGATAATAAACCGGTTGTTGCTGTTTCGCCATTTGCAACAGGAATTGTTAAAGGGTCTTATAATAGTTTATCATTGCTTGGTAGCAATGGTGTATTAGATGTTATAAATAGATATGCTTTTTCATTAAATGGTTGTGATAATCCAAAAGACCCGCTATTTATAAATTTTAGAATAAAATGTGATAAATTAGATTATAATGCATTACATTCTGAAATTATTTCTAAATTTAAAAATAAATTATTAGGACCTGAGTATAGTTATGGTGGTAGGTCTACTACTAAAGTTCCTCATACTCCTTTAAATCAACTAATGGGTAAAGTTATTATTATGTGTAACCAAAAAAGTTTAGCTTATAGAGATACTAAATTTAATGAAGTTGTTAATATGTCATCTGCTTCTAACTCACAAGATTTTAGAGTATTAAGACTTTCTGATGCTCAAAATCAGAGAGAAAATGATTATGAAGGTTTAGAAGATGAAAATAAATCTATTCTTACTATGCTAATTCCTGATTTATCTGTTCAAAATAGTAATATTGATATTGCTGCCTTCCATAATCACGGTGTGCAAATGGTAGCAATGAATTACCAAAACATTGATGCTAATATGCAAAATGCATATGATTTTTTCAACAAAGAAAAGGGTTCTGCATTTGTTCTTAAACCTGAAAGACTTAGATTGGTTGTAAAACAATTGGAAAACCCTGATAAACAAAAGATATTAAATAAACCTAAAATTAAGAAAACTGAATGGGGGCAATCCATTCAAACATAATTTTTTTCACATTATATATTAAGCAATATGAAATGTGATAAAAAGATGACGTTTCGAGAATGCGAATTAGCTATTTTAAGACATGCTGTTGATAAAGCTGAAACTAAACAGGGTAAAAAAATGTTACATAATCCTGAAATTATACAAATTATAAGCATTGTTGAAGATTTTTTAAAAAAAACTGGAAGAGTATGCTATGGAGGCACTGCGATAAATAATATATTACCCGAAGAAGACCAATTTTATAATAAAGATATCGAACTTCCTGATTATGATTTTTTTTCACCTACTCCAATGGAAGATGCCATTAAGTTAGCTGATATGTATTATAAAAAAGGGTTTGATGAAGTTGAGGCTAAAGCTGGTTCCCATACTGGAACATTTAAAGTTTTTGTTAATTTTATACCTGTCGCTGATATTAGTTTACAGGTGCCTGAATTTTATAAAAAAATTAAAAAACAAGCTAGAAATGTTAAAGGTATCTACTATAGTCCTCCTAATTTTTTGCGTATGCTTATGTATTTAGAATTATCAAGACCTAAAGGTGATGTTAGTAGATGGGAAAAGGTTTTGAAAAGATTAACACTTCTTAATAAAAATTTCCCTTTAAAAGGTAAAGATTGTGACTTTGTAGAAATACAAAGAATGTTTGATCCTAATACTAAAATCCCACAAAACTTTACATCTAATTTATTTCAGCTAACTAGAGAATGTTTGATAAATCAAAGTGTAGTTTTTTTTGGTGCAATGGCTAATAAACTCTTTATTAAAAATCTCAAAAAATTTAAATACTATAATATGGATAAAATACCTGATTTTGATGTTCTTTCAAAAGACCCTGAAACTACTGCTAATGTTCTAAAAGAATATCTTGAAGATAATAGTATTAAAAATGTTAAAGTTACAAAAAAAAATGGAGTTGGTGAGGTGGTGGCACCTCATTATGATGTATCTGTTAAAGGTGAATCTGTCGCATTTATTTATGAACCATTAGCTTGCCATAGTTATAATGTCATAAGACAATTTGGTAGAAGTATTAAAATTGCTACAATTGATACGATGCTTAGTTTTTATTTAGCATTTTTATATTTGAATCGTAAATATTATGATCCACAAAGAATACTTTGTATGAGTCATTATTTATTTGCTGTACAAGAAAAAAATAGACTTAAGCAAAAAGGAATTCTTAAAAGATTTAGCATTGATTGCTATGGTGACGAAAAACATACAAAAGAAAAAATTAGAGCAAAAAAATCAGAGCTATTTAAAAAGTTGAAAAATAAAAGGGGCTCCAAAGAATGGAATTTTCATTTTTTAAAATATGTTCCTGGCGATATAGCATTAGCTAAAAAATATAAAACTAAAACTAAAAAAAAGAAAAAGAAAAAGAGAAAAAAGAAAACTAAGAAAAAAAGGTTTTTCTTTTAATTATATATATGCAAGATCAAGATAGATTTTTAACTATATTTTTTGGGTTGATTACACTTATCGCTCTTCTAATTATTTTAACGAATATTCCTACTGCTGTTCCTGAAGGTACTAAAGCTGTCATTGAGGAAGATGATATTACTTTATTACCTTCTTATCGTATATAACCTATGGTCATTTATTAAATTACACTTGCTACATCTATATGTTGATTTTTCATACATTGAACTATCTTGTTGATCTACCCACTCATGATCACAACTATTCCACAGTATATTATTGTTTTTCTTAATCTCTGCTCTTGTTTTTATTAGTTCTCTCTCTAGTTTAAATATTTTTTCATTTAATACTGAATTAACTTTTACTAACTCATCCAGGTATTTCATTTTATTAAAAAACAATAATTTAACTTATTTTATTTCAATTTAATATTATATCTATTAATATTAAATATATGGATCATCAAAATTGGAAACCTGTTATCATTAATGGTGGAAAAGTTACATTAAAAAAATCTAAATTACTTAAAAAACAAACACAAGAAAAACAGAAATATAAAGAAACTTCTAGTAAAAATAAAAAATTAGATGAATCTACTGAGGCTGGAAAAATAGAGAGAGTGCCTAAGGAAATTGCTAGACAAATTATTGATGCTAGGGTAGTCAAAAAATGGAAACAAAAAGATCTTGCTTCAAGAATGAGTATTCCTGTTAAAATGATTTCTGATATTGAAACTTGTAAAGCAAGATATAATAAAAACTTTATACAAAAAATAGCAAGAAAACTTGGTATTAAACTGGAAAAAAAAGATAAAAACGATGGAAAAAAAAAAAAATAAATTGAATTTAATTTATAAAAGTTATTTAAACTAATTATAATAATTATAATAATATTATAAAATGGATGGACCTTGGTATGAAACTACTGGACCTAATAGACAATATGTTTATGATGATATACTCCTAGTTATGACTTGTTCTACTGAATGGAAAAGAATTAGAAATATGAAACATAATGTGCGTTATATATTCAAGGATATTGCTAATTTATCATTTATAATTAAAGAATGTATGGCTATTGAATTTGATAAACATGGCAGCTTTGGCTCTTATAGAGGCTACGGGGCATTTACACGCAATAATTTAATGAAAGCTGCAAAAAAAAAATTAGTTGAAGAATATTATAAAACAAAAGCGATTGATATACTAAAAAACAGCATTATAGTAAGTAATTGGATTAACCATATATTATATCGGCCACCTGGTACTAGATATAAATTTCATAAAAATAGCTTTGAAAATGCAAAGAATCAATGATTACATATCCAAACTAAACTTCTTTCTTCCATTAATAACAAATCTCCAAATTCAATATCATGAAAATGAAAATTTATTTTTTTTGCTTTTTCTTTTAATCTTGTAAAGTTATGTAAATCTAAGTGAACCAGCAAAGTTTCCTTTACCTGTTTACATATTTCATCAAAAGAATCATAGTAATCCAAATCCAACTCTACTGTATAACCTTGGAAATGTTCATCTGATACTCTAAATTTTATAACAGTCATTTAGTTATTTAGTATTATAATTATTTAAATAATAATTATCATATTTTTTAAAATGCCATTACAAAGACCTTCTTGGGATGATTATTTTAAAGAAATTTTGTTAGCTACAAAAAAAAGGTCTGCTTGTGAAAGACTCCAAGTCGGTTGTCTTTTAGTTAAGAATAATAGGATTATTTCACAGGGATATAATGGTTTCTTACCTGGTTGCCCTCACGAATCTGTTGTTAGAAATAATCATGAACAAGCTACTGTACACGCTGAACAAAATGCATTATGTGATTGTGCTAAGCGTGGAGTTAGTTGTGAGGGTAGCACTGCATATATAACGCACTACCCTTGTATTATTTGCACACGATTGCTTTTAGCATCAGGCATAAAAGAAATTAAATATTTAGAAGATTATAAAAATGATGAATTAGTTGGAAAATTCTGTAAACAATGTAATGTAGAAACTATACACTTAGAATAATATTATCTTATTTTATTATATAAGATATGGCCGCTGCAAGTTATGAAGACGCATCAACTAGTAATAATCCTAATTTATCTGCAATAAAGGCAAGAAGAATTCAAGAAATTGATAGATTTTTAGCTAATATTAATTACCTTATTAGTTCACCTGCAGATATGAATAATGCTGCACAAGCACAATCAGTTATACAGAATATAAAAAGATGGGCCACGGTTAATTTGAAATGGTATCATAAATTATATGATTTATTTTTTTTAACTGGTAGAGAATCAGCAGAAGAAGTGCAATTTAATTTTTTAAATCCTGTTAGAGAAGCTTTGGAAAGACTCCAAAATATGGATCTAGACGCCCAGCTGAGGGAAAACCCTAGCTTTATTCAAGATCAAATACAAATAATTGTTGATACAACACGGCAATACAGACAAAGATTAAATGAACCAGACCAACAAATTTGGTTTGATATTATTGAAGACCCACCGGATATTGATGTAATTGAAGCAACACCAGATAATGCAAAACCACTTTTTACTTTATTAGCATCTGCCTTTTTATACGAGAAGATACAGAGAGATGCATTTGGTGCTAGAAGTATAATTAAACATTTAAATTTACTCAGAAATTATGCTGAGATACCATTTAATACTAGAATAGGTTTTATTAATGAATTATTAGCTGACCATGAATTTAGCCAAGGAAATATTACTGCCGATGTATTAGAATTGTTAAGAGGATATCAGATTAGAAGTAGATTGAATAGAAGACAAAAAAAAGATGGAACACCTGTTGACTGGCTTGCGGATGTTTCAGTGGAAGAAAGCTTAGAACCTGCTAACAGTGCTAAAGTTTTTTTATTTCAATTAGCTGAAAGACAAGGTGGGTGTGTAGAAGATGGGCAAGTTCCACTAGTTAATACTTCATATACAGAAGATGGTGCTACTTTTAATTATTGTGGACACGCAGCGGATTCAGTCTCTGTCCCGTTTGACTCTTCAGAAGACGTTATAAGAGCATCTTGTCTTGAATATGATTTTCCACATAAACCTTTTAATGATGTTTTGTTATATTTTCAAGCTTATTGTACACTAACTTATACCAGAAAAAAAGCTTCAGCAGCATCAAGTTCTGCTGCAGGCGGTGAAGAAACAGTAGTTGTTCGTGCGAATCCAAAGGAGAGAATTAAATTGATTAGCGAAGCACTAATTGCTTCTAAAACTAGAACTAGAGAAGGAAAACGGGCAAACTCATCCGTTTTAGAATTTTGTGAGGAAAGCGACCGAAGATCTGCAGTATTGAGACTAGCAAGATTATTAAGACACTTAGAATTTTTATGTGTGTCTGAAAAACCAGGTAGTTTATTTCACATAGAATATATGCATCATATATTTGAAGAGGTTTTCCCAATTATGAAGACACAAGGCGGTGTGTTATGGAGACACAGTGGTGGTGCAAATGCTTGGGTTGATGATAGTGCCGGTGACGGCATTGGCGGCGGTGACGGTGGTGGCGGCGGTGACGGTGGTGGCGGCGGTGACGGTGGTGGCGGCGGCGACGGTGATGGAATGAGTAAACATTCAGCTTATTCTGATGCTCCATTTGCTGTGCCTCCTGCACCTAGTGCTAATCTTGATTCAGACCCTGCGGCGGCGACGGTGATGGAATGAGTAAACATTCAGCTTATTCTGATGCTCCATTTGCTGTGCCTCCTGCACCTAGTGCTAATCTTGATTCAGACCCTGATGACCCACCATTACTTAATGAATTTCCACCAGGTGTCGAGGAATCAGCGGCAGCACCAGCGGCTGCATCATCAAAAAAAAACAAAAAAGCTAAGAAAAATAAAAAAGTAAAGAAGCAAGGAGGTGGGAAAAGAACAAGAAAGAGAAAAAGAAACCGTAAAAAGACAAGGCGAAAATCTCATAAAAGAAAGCGCACTAGAAGGAAACGTAACCGAAAAAAACGCACTAGAAGAAGAAAATAATTTTTTAAAATATTAAATATTCTATAATTTAATCTTTTGATAGATAATCTAATGCCTTAGGTTGTTTACCACTATAACCGCACATTTGAACTAAATAATACCAGAGATGTTCGTTTTTATATCCATTACCATAAGGAACATACCATCCATTTTCATATAGGTGCCAGTCACTGAATAAATCCATCACTTCATTTAATTTTGACTCATCAGTTACTTTATTTTCAATCCATTTAATAGTACATAATTTCATTCCTAATTCACTTTTATGAGTATTGCCATGTTTCCAATCATGATAGATTTTTCTTCCATGAAAGATAACTTCACTTGAACATCCGTTCCTACCAGCTCTAATCATTTTGGTTTTTACAGTAAAATAAAATGATTTTTTAAGTTCAATTTTTTGAACTAGTACTCACTTAAGTACACGCTAGCTTTCTGTAATGCATAAAACCCTAATCCAAATAAAGCGGTTTTTAAAACATATCCAGATAATGTAGGGTTACCATCTTTCATAAAAAGAGATGGTAAAGTTGTTTTTAATTTCATCTGAACGAACGGCATTTGAAAAATAAAAAATAATAACATAATTAAAACAGGTAACTGTATTTCTTCATATAATTGGTCTAATCTATCTGTAGTCTTCTGATTTGAAAAGTTTTCTTTAATTGCTGAATTTACTGTTTCCTCTTCTTCTATATAGTTGCGTTTAACTGGTTCAGGAATATAATTTGGTTTTATTTGCTGATCTTGTGTAACATGGTTTGTTTCCATAGGAATATGTCTAGATGGTAATTCTGTCATACCACTTCCCGCAGCGCTTTGAATTCCTCGGACGATTTTATTAATAGAATTTTGTGATAATTCACTTTGTTTTCTTTGCATATTTCCAGCTTGTGGTTGATTTTGTGGTGGGACAGGAGGACGACGATTCTCTAAATCCTGTCTAACAACTTCTCTAGTTTCTAAAACAACATTATTCTTTGTTGGTCTATCGTTACTAGGTAAATCTTCTATACTAGTTCCATCCATATAATATTCAATAATATTGATTTTGAATATTATTTACGCATAGTTTAAAGTTTTTTTATTTTTACTACATTTTTCTGCATCTAGTTTATATTTATAACATTTATCACCGAATTTAAATATTTGGTCTTTAACTTTATCTAATGGTGCTGCTTTAAAAATAATACAAGATCTATTATTACAAACTTTTCTAAATAATGTTGATAAGCCTAAACCAAGTAAAACAGATATAATTATTTGACCTGGTTTACTATGTAATACATTCCTGATTCCCATATATATATTGTAAACTTTTTAAAAGTTTATAAAATATGATTTAATTAAAAATTCCCTTATGCTTAGATGAATCAGAATTATGATTTTGCACAGGATAATGTCTGATTTTTGCTAGATTTGAAGGACATTTTACTTCATTTGATGAAAACCCAAAACAAGTATCACTTTTATCTTTATACTGTAATTCATTAATATTTTCTGGTGTTGGGTATACATATATAATTTCAGTCTGAGGCTTTATTACATATGAAAAAAATAAACCTAATGCTAAACTTATTATTAATGCTGGGACATGAATTTTTATCATATATATATTATCTTTATTTTTTATCTATTATAACTTCAGATTTACTATAATCTACCTCATATTTATCTTCACTTAATACTAATTTTACTAATCTTTTTTTACCCTCTTCATTATGGTCATCAATAATTGTCATAACATCAAAAAATTTACTCTGCATTTCTTTAACAATAGGTATAATTTCTGTTCTATATTTATCTAGGGCGTCATTTAAAATAAATTTATCGTCTAAATCTTCCTTAAACGAATTTATTATAGTATTGTATTCACTTAAATAATTTGCTATTTTTTTTTTAAAAAATTTAATTGCTTCATCTCTATGTTTATCATGTTCTTCACCCATTTCTTGATATTTTACTTTTTCATCATCAAATATATATCTTTCTAAATTATCTAAAATTTGTATCATTTGCTTATATTGTTCTTTTAGAGTTTCAAATTTTTCAGCAATATTTTCTTCAGTTTCAATTCCAAAAAGTATTGATAGTTTAATTTTTATTATATTTTTTTTGATTTCCTCATTAACATTATAATAATAAACAATTAAATCAGGTATATAATCTGTTGAACCAAGTGAAACTATATATTCTAAATTACAAGGTTTTAATGTATCCCCACATCTAGCAGATAATTGTTTATTTTTATTTGTAAATACAGTTCCAACCCTTCTGGGACAGTTAATACATTTATTTTTATAACTTGATATTCTTGCTTTTTTTTGTATTTTTGATAAATCAGTTTTACTCATTACCTCTTTTTTATAATTTACACGTTTTTGTTCATAGTCATGTTTCATTTTATAAAATTTTTCAACAGGATCATCCATTTATATTTATATTTTATAATATTTTTTGTGTAAAATCTCAAAACTACTTTCAAAGTTAGGCAAATTTGTTATTAAATCATTAGCATCTTTCCTATTTTTTTCTCTAATTACCCTTATTTTATCTAGTATAAATTTTTCTTTATCTAACATTTTTTGTTTTTTTTCGTGTGGATTAAGTTTGTTCCCTTTTTTATAATATAAGATAAAACCTAGAAAAATAATAAAAAGTGAAAATAACCCAATATTAACTATGTGATTATAGTAACTTTGTTTTAATTCTTTACAGTTTTTTAGAGACTCTTTTAAAAAATATTTAGTACCGCTTTCAATTAATTTTGGTGAATTACTAAAATTCATTAATTTATACAATTAAAAAAACAAAAAAAATTATACACATTTATTATATATAATTATGGAAAGCAAAGAAAAAGTTATTCCAATACTTACATCTCTAGCATTATTTTCAATTATAACTGTAATATTTTCATCAATAAAATATTATGTGTCTGAAAGTATGTATCCACCAGATAAAAGCACTTCTTTAACACTTACTGTATTATATGTTGTGTTAGCAGTTGTTTTACAACTTTCTATAAATTTAATAAATACAAAACGTTTATGTTCTGCTAGACCTTTAGGTGCTTTAGTTCATACTTTTTTACCAAATGCTTTTATTTTTATAGTTGTATTATTAATTATAAGAAATAAACCAGGATGGTTACGTCCCTTTTCAAATACTATTGGTTATGGTATAATTGCTTTATTTAATGATTTAAAATGGCTCAGCGATTTAGCAACTAAAGATAAAGATAAAACCTTGATAAAAAAAGATAATTCGTTATTTTTAAATGAATTAACACCTTCAAATTTTACTCCACTTGTAAAAGAAATGCATAAAAACGATTTAATTACATTTAGTGAAAAACAAGTTGAATCTATAAGTAGTTTAGAAAAATCTTCTGGAGGTCCAGTAACTAACTCAGAAAGTAGTTATAAACCAATGATAGGCGGTTCAAATAGAAACCGTAAAAAGAAAATCCAAAAAGGTGGGGCTAAAGAATTATCAGAATCGACTACTGATGCAATAGCTGCTGACGTTAAACAAAATAAATCCCAAAAAGAAGAAGTATTACCAAATGAGCTAATAGAAAATAAATTATTACAAAAATTATGGTCTCTGGTAAGTTTAAAAAGTATTATTTCTGAATGCACTTGGTTTTTATTATCTGGAATTTTAGTATTAGCATACAGTTATAATGGTATTTTAAATCTTTCTTGCAGTTATACATCGGAACAACAGAAAGAAAGAAACAAAAAAAGAGAGGAAAAGATAGCTGAGAATGAATCAAAAAAACCAAAATCATCTACAGTTTAAATTTAGGTATTGCTAAATAATATGAAACAAATAAATAAGCTAAAATAGATAATATAATGGAAACAAACCAAATTGGAATTATAGTCTTCTTTTGTTTCCCAATACCAAATTCTCTTAAACTTCCATCTTTATTATATAAAAATGATGGTTCGAGAATTTGTACAAAAGTAAATAAACATATAAAAATCACAATAGAAATGGATGCCATATTGTTTCTTACAAATGTTCTATTCATAATAATTAATATTTAGATTAATTTTTATGAATTTTCGTTTATTTATGATAGCTATATTTTTTGAAATCATGAACACAACCTCTATATTTTCCCTCTACATTCAAATAGGCACAATTAAAACCAAAATCTTTTGATAATGGCTTCCATACTTTTTCTTTTATTAATTTTGATTTTAAACCTGTTAAAGTTATATCGCATCCATATTCTAACCAACAATCATAATTATCACATATTACACTTTTATTCTTTTTTACAGACGACATTACATTTAAATCTAATAATTTTTTTATAACTTTATCACAATTTCTTAATCTTTTTGATGAAACGTAAAGATGAGATGTTGTATTATCATTATTTTCCATTTTATATTTAGCAATGTATGTTTTTAAATTATTTTTTTATTGCGTTAAGTTTTTTTCTAGTTTTAATATATAATGGTTAAAAGAGTTCATAAAGGTTCCGACGGACACTATCATGTTGCCGGAGGTAAATTTAAAGTTCTTGTTGGTTCAAGAGCACAAGTTATGCACGGAACAGCTTATAAGACCAAGGGTGGTCTCAAAAAATCTTCTTTGAAATTTAATAAACACGGTAAGATTGTATCAAGAGCTAAGAGCGCAAGCAACCCCCTTAAACGTTTAACAGATGCAGGATATCGCACTAAAAAGGGAGAATTTGGCTCTTTTCATGTTGATAAGAAGAAAGGAAGAAAAAGTAAAAAGAAGAGAAGAACTAAGAAACGTAGAACTGCTAAAAGAAGAAAAGGAAGTCGTTGCAGAACCAAAAAAGGAAGATACCGCAAGTGTTAATTCCAATATTCTTTTAAAATATAATTTTCTTTAATATATTGTTGGGGTATAACCTTACCTATATATTCATAAAAATATTGCTTACTTACAACTCTGTTTTTATTATTAATCATCAAATTTTCACAATAATCTTTATATAATTTTGTATAGGTTATTTTGGTTTCATTAAGTAATTTATATTGTTCTCTTAATTCATCTAATATTTCATTAATACTTTCCTTTTTATTCCATAAACTACAATACACATTTTCTATTATCTTATTATTCTTTATTTTGATATTATAAAAATGTTTATATACAGATATCATTGTTAATTGATCTAAACACATCGTACAATTACTTTTTTTTTCTATAAGCCAATCATTAAATAAATTAAATAATTCGCTTGTCTCAATGCTTTCATTATTCTCTTCTTCTGTAATTTCCATAGTTTCATCCCAAAACATTCTAAATATTTTTATTCTACATAAATAATTACTACTAAAACCTGTATAATATTCCTTCTCACTATCATATTTTATTTCATTTAATTTACAAAACTTTATATTAAATGTTTCATTAATAAAAATATTTGGCATTCTATTTTCATTTAGATAATATAGCCATAAATAGTATAATTCCATTTTTGTTATATTTATATTTTTCATATTTGTTACATATTTTTTTATAAACTTTTCTAATATTTCTTCTTTACTGTTGTTTTTAAAAAATAAAATTTTATTTTTTGAATTACTATTATGCAAATGTTTATTTAAAAAACCTTCTGCTGATTTAAACCTTAACGAATAATGAACTGATATTGTATATATGTCTAATACATGATTTCTTAAAAAAATATCCCAATTATTATCTATTTGTTTATTTTTATTAAAATCTACTAATCTATGATTGTTATGTTCTTCACTATTATATCTATACGTAAAAATTTCATCTATTGATACTGTGTTTTTAAAATATGAAATAAAATGTTCTTTTAAATACTTAATAAATTCATTGCAACTTGGCAATACATAATATAAATTATTTGTTTTCTTTTTTAAAATACAATCGCCTAATATAGTTAAAAAATATTTTGTAGTATTTCTATCCTTTATAAATATAGGTGTTAAATAATCTAATATAAATTGGATTGTGTATGAATTTGGAATACTTTTTATAAGATCATTCTCCCTAATTATCTTTATAATATTGTTTTTTATTTGATGTTTTTTCTTTCTTAAGTTTTTATTTGTATTTAAACCGGTTAATATACTGTAAATTAAATCATCCATATCTATTATACTAAAGTGTTTACCATTGTATTTTATATATAAATCCGTTTTTTTAATATAATAATATTCATAGCCTCCTGTATTTAAAAAATTATTTGTAAATTCTGTAACTTCTTTTTCAATATATTTTTTCTCTTTCTCTCTGTCTATAAATTTATTTAAAAGATTTGGAAGCTGATTATCTAAATAATATTTTAACTTTTTTATTACATCATTATTATCACTATATTCTAAATATAACTTATCTATTGAAGCTATTAGTTCTTCCTTTTTTATTCCTCCTTCTTCTTCACTTAATGCTAATGAACTCATTGTATAAAATATATAAAATGAGTTTAAATACTTTTTATCCATTCATTTTCTATAATATTATTAAAATTATATCTATTCTTACTTGATGTAAATATATTTATAAATAATTCTCTCTGACTATATTTCATTTCTTCTATCAATTTACTATGATATTTATTTGGGAATTTAAATTTATTTTTTATATCTTTCTCTGGATCATTAAAACTAAATGGTGATTCATCCACAAACATTATCCAAATACAAATTGCCCAGTTCCAAAAATCACTAGTATTATGATATTTACAATTATATATCTCAGGAGAATTATAGCCTATAGTTCCTGATTCTAATATTATTTTTTCTTCCTCATCATTTTTTATTACTTTATGACTACATCCAAAATCTATTAAAAATAATTTATAATTTTTATGAATTATAAAATTCTCTAACTTTATATCTAAATGTACATATCCCATTTTATGTAATGAATTTATACAAATTAGCATATTTTTTATTATCTTTAATTTAATTTTGCCACTAGTTGAAGTTGATGTTAAAAAATTAAATAAATCTATGCCTTCTGAATCTTTTAAAAATATATTACAATATAAATTATCATAATAACTATAAACATATTGTGGAAAATAATTTCCACCTTCTGAAATTATTTCTTTTAACACTCTTATTTCTTGTTTCGCTTTTAAAAAATGTAATTTATTAATACTCTTACAAATATATTTATTATTATTAATATCTTTTGCTTTCCATACTGATGAAGTTGCACCTTTTTCTAGTTTTTTTATTTTTATAAAACAATATGGATAATATTCTATTGGTTTCATTTCTTCTTCATTTATATTTTGTTTTAATGTTTCGTCTAATACTTCAAACGAGCAACAACACCCCATAATTTATTATCATATTATGTTTTCATATTTACAACCCATTTTGGCGCTTTATTATTACTACTCTTTAATTCATTTATTATTCTTTTTTTTTCCTTTTCTCTCTGGGATTCCACATCTATTATTGTATTTAATATATCTGTCTTCTGATTCCTATTTTTATAATAATGTCTTAACATTCTATTTTCATAATAATTTTTTTTTCTTTCTCCTTTAGTTTCTGATATTAAAAATATATCTTCATCTATTTCTGTTGATTTATTACTTGTTGGCATTGTCTGACATCCTTGGTCCTTTGTTATTACTCTATTTTCTAATTCGGTTATTACTAATTCTGTCATTAATTATATTATTATTTTTTTTTTATTTTAATTTAACGCATAAGTATTTAAAGATTTTAAGTAAAAAATAATATATGACAGAGACAAATGTATTAGAAATTAAAACTGTACAAATTGCTCCTTTCAGAACATTAATGACTGCACTTAAGGATATATTACTAGAAACCAATATTACTTTTAAACAAGATGGTATTAGAATTGTTAATATGGATAAATCACATACTATTCTTGCCTATTTATTTTTAGAAGCTGATAAATTTGAACATTATTATTGTAAATATCCTAAGATTATTATTGGTGTAAATATGTTTCATTTATTTAAACTTATCAATTCTATTGATAATGACGATACATTAACTATGTATATTACTGAAAGCAGTTATAGTGATGGTGTTGTTGATCACCTTGGATTAAGATTTGAAAACGGTGATATTAAACAGTGTAAAAATCAAAAATTAAGACTTATTGAGCCTGACGAAGAAGAACTTGAAGTTCCTGAGGTAAGTTTTTCATCTGTTATTAATTTACCATCTACTGATTTCCAAAAAATTATTCGTGATCTTTCTAATATATCAGAGAGATTGGAAATTAAATCGGTTGGGAATGAACTTATATTTAAGTGTCAAGGTCCATTTGCTTCTTGTGAAATTAGACGTTCTGAATCTGATGGTAATATGGAATTCATTTTGAAAAAGGATGAGACTAAAGTAATTCAGGGAGAATTCTCCCTAAAAAATCTCGGCTATTTTATCAAGTGCACTAATTTATGTAATACTATTGAGATGTACCTTGAGAATGATTTACCACTTATTGTTAAATATTCTGTGGCTTCTTTGGGTGAAATTAAACTTTGCCTTGC